AAATCCAAATGCAATACACTTATTAGAACAAAATCCAGATAAAATAAATTGGCAAACGTTATCAAAAAATCCAAATGCGATACACTTATTAGAACAAAATCCAGATAAAATAGTTTGGTGGAGATTATCATTAAATCCAAATCCAAATGCTATACACTTACTTGAACAAAATCAAGATAAAATATATTGGCAAACGTTATCAGAAAATCCAAATGCTATACACTTACTTGAACAAAATTCAGATAAAATATGTTGGAGTATGTTATCAACAAATCCATCAATATTTGAGTATGATTATGTAAGTATGAAAAAGAATATGTGTAAATTAAAACAAGAGTTAGTTGAAGTAGTATTGAATCCAATTAATTATAGTAAATTTAAAGATTGGGGTTATTAATATTACTATATATATATTTAATATTAATATTATAAAATTATGCAATATCTGTTAAACTATGTGTATATGGATTACTTTTAAATGCTTTTAATAATTCTGCATTATTATCCATATTATTAGATTGATGATATTTATTATCATTTTTATTATTAAGTTTTCCATAAACATCTACTGATGCAGATGTTAAATTTGATGGCATATTTGGAGCATTTACACGACCATTAAATATGTTATCATCTTTTTTAACATTAGATAAATTAACTTGTTGATTAAAAATTTGAGTTCCCCCATGATTTGGTCTATTATTAATTGTTGAAGATTTTATTTCATTATTATGTTGTTTATATGCAGCATCATAATTCATATTTCCATGTTTTGATGCAGCACCTCCAGATGGTCCAATAAAATTTCCAGAAGTAGTTTCTCTTTGTGTTTCATGTAATTTTATATTATTATCTGTATATGTATTATTTTTTTGATTTGTAACTGATAAATTAGGAGTATATAATGTTGTTTCTTTAATAGTTTGCGGAGCTTTATTATGTGTATCTAATACGTATTGATTCGAAGCAGATTTCATATTTCCATAAATACGAGCATTATTAATAGTTTCTTCTTTGCGTGTTGGATTTAAAATGTCCATTAATGGTGCAATAACTGCCCCAATAGTTCCACCAATAATACCAGTTGATTCAGAATGTTTGACAGTTGTCCTATTATTTGAATAATTTGTATAACTTTTAATTTCAGTAGTTTTTTCATTTGGACCCTTTCCGCCAGCAGACATAATAGTCGTATCATATGTTTTCGAATTTAATCGTTTAGTTTGTTCGTATTTGCCTGGTAAATAACTAGAATATTTATCACCTCCTGATGGTCCCGAATAATTTGTTTCAGCATTTAACCGTTTTACATCTTTTATTTCTTGAGTTGGTCGTTGTCTTTCGCCTTTTTCTATTCCAGTTGTTGTTAATAATCTATCTTGAGTATTAATATAAAATGTATCTGGGCGTTGTTTTTCAACTCGTCCAAGAGACTGAGTAGTACTTGAATTTTTAATAACAGAATTTGCAGCACCTTGATGTCCTTCTAATGTATATTCCATTTTTGGATTTGTTTCAACTCTTAATTCGTCAATTGTTTTTGGCATAAACATACTTCTATCATAATCCATCGGAGCAACACTAACAGATTCAAATGGTTTTACATTATTATTTTTCATTGAATTATTTACTCGTGATTGCATAAAGTCGCTTTGATTTGGAGCACCATAAATATAATTCATATTTGTTTCAGGTTTAAATAATGGTGATTGTTCTGCTTTTTTTATTCGTTCGCTACCAGAACCAACCATATTATCTAATACATTTTCATGTATATCTTCATTATATACACGTCCTTTAACTTTTCCACCATTTAGTGGTTCCATATTATTGTGTGTAAAATTATCTATATTTATATATTTATTTGACAATGAATAAAATTCATTTTGACTATTTTGATTATTTTGACTATTTTGACTATTTTGACTATTTTGACTATTTTGATTATTAAAATACTTATCTGTTGGTGCATTTGAATTTAAATATGGTGCTGGTGTTATATTTGATTTTAATACTTGATTAGTAATATTTTTAGTATTATTATTATTATTATTTGAATTATTTTTAGACATTTCTTGATTATTTTGAAGATTATTAACAAACCCTTCTTTACCACTATTATTTATAGTGTCAATTTTATTATATTGTTTATTTTTATCAGTTTGATTTGATATTATATACATTCCACTTAACGCTATAAAAGGCAATGCTAATTCCATTGTTATTATAATTATAAAATATAAAAAATATAATTATTTACTTATTTTTTTCTAAAATTCGCGTACTTATATTATTATAAAATGGTATTTCAAATTTATTTGAATCTGTTGTGTAATAATTATTTATATTATTTTCCTTTGTTCTTAGTGTCCATGCAGGATTACTTGATCGAGATTCATCTGTTATACAAGTATTATTTACAGGACAATTAATTTTATTACTAATTATTTTTGATTTATTTTTACCTAAACAATCTTTAGGATTATAATTATTAATTCCTAAAAGACTACTTTCTAAATTTACACAATTTGTTTGTAAGTTTCCACCCCATTTTTGAAGTCTTATATGAGGGTCTTCAATAAAATCGGGAGTTGGTCCATTTCCAGGAACATTCATAATCCACCGACATTGATCAGTTGATTGTTGTAATTGTTTTTTTATTCTACAAGGATCATCATTAAATCGTGTAAATGACATTAATATATAATATATTAAGTTATAATTATTAAATGAAAAAAAAGTAAATAAAAATATTTTAATATAAAATTAATCGGTGTTTTAAATGTCCAAAGGTGTAAAAATAATAATAATAATAAAAAAATGAAATACTTTTTATTAAAATATTTATTCATTAAAACATATATAAAACATATAAATGTTAGTTAGAGAATATATAAAAGGTGAAAAAGTTATATACTTTTATGCGTGTGGTTTAAAACCTTACAATAAATTATCTAATTTTGCGTTTATTAAAGATTATATTTTATTTGAAGGATTATTGTATTGTTCTACAGAACATGCATTTCAATCACAAAAATATATAAAAGAACAAAGACATCGTTTCAGTATTCATGGAGATTTGGGAAATATTGAAGGGTTTCAATTAGTGTTTGGTGATAATTGGGAAAAGAAAAAAGCATATTGGATGAAAAAAGAAAATATTGGAATAATAGCAAAAATGGCAACAAATATTAAAATTGGTAAAAAATTAGGGTTAATACGAGATGAAACTTTTATTTCAACTGATAAATTATGGATTGATATACTATCACTTAAATATAATATTACTGAATTTAATATTATATTACAAAACACACAAACTAACTTTTTATTAGAATTTGATAGAGGAGCAAAAAATTATATAAAATATGATAAAACTGCATTATGGGGAGGTATTATTCAAGATGATAAATTGTATGGAAATAATTTAATGGGAATGTATTTAATGTTTATCAGAAATAATTAATACTTATACTACAAATACTACATACATTATATATACTACTTTTAATATCCCCAATTTTTAAATTTATTATAATTAATTGGGTTCATTAATACTTCAACTTATACATATCAACTTATACATATATTTTTTTAATACTCAAATATTGATGAATTTTTTGATAACATATCCCAATATATTTTATCTTGATTTTGTTCTAATAAGTGCATGGCATTTGGATTTTCTGATAAATAATTCCAATTTATTTTATCTAAATTTTGTTCAAGTAAGTGTATAGCATTTGGATTTAATGATAACTCTTCCCAATCTATTTTATCTTGATGTTGTTCTAATAAGTGTATTGCATTTGGATTTTCTGATAACCATTTCCAATTTATTTTATCTGGATTTTGTTTTAATAAGTGTATTGCATTTAAATTTATTGATAAATTATACCAATCTATTTTATCTTGATTTTGTTCTAATAAGTGTATCGCATTTGGATTTTCTGATAAATAATCCCAATATATTTTATCTAAATTTTGTTCTAATAAGTGTATTGCATTTGGATTTTTTGATAACATTCGCCAATTTATTTTATCTTGATTTTGTTCAAGTAAGTGTATCGCATTTGGATTTTCTGATAAATAATTCCAATATATTTTATCTTGATGTTGTTCTAATAAGTGTATTGCATTTGGATTTACTGATAATATTCGCCAATTTATGTTATCTTGATTTTGTTCAAGTAAGTGTATAGCATTTGGATTTTCTGATAAATAATTCCAATTTATTTTATCTGGATTATGTTCAAGTAAGTGTATAGCATTTAAATTTTCTGATAACTTTTGCCAATTTATTTTATCTTGATTTTGATGAATAAATGATTTTAATTGCAACATATTATATTTTTTGATTGTATGTTTTTATTATAAATGTTAAAAAAATATTTCATTTTTTTAACAAAAAACATAATTTATTATTAAAAAAGATTTTTAATATTTTAATTTAATATATTTGTTAAACATTGCTTCAGAAATTGATTCTGACAATATATGTTCGGCATAAATACCATAATGTGTTGTTTTATCATTTTTATTATTTGTTTCTAATACTAAATGATATATATTATAATATTGTTGGTCATTTAATTTCTCAAATGAATTAGAATTACAAACATTTAATAAATATTTATCATCTAATTTAAGAGATAATTTTTGATTAGGTAGATTATCAACTAATATTGAATGACTGCCTGTAACAATTAAATTATTATTTTTCATTTTAAACATACAATGATGTATAATATCTGAACCGTTTATCATATTACCATTTTCAATACATTTAAAGAATTAAATAAATTGTTAATGTGTTCTGGTTTGGCATATGATACCATATATTATTTATTATTTATTATTTATTATTTATTATTTATTATTTATTATTTATTATTTATTATTTATTATTTATTATTTATTTATTTTTAAGTGAATTTAAATAAATAATTATATTTAGTATTAAAAATAAAAATATTGTATAATAATAACAATATAGTATAAATGGCAACTGTTTTAGATTATACCTTTGATAAAATGACAAGAAATGGCAATGATAAATGCTATAAATCGCAATCAGCAATTCAAAATGATGACGCATTCAAGTATTTAACACAAAATTATTTTGCTGCAGAAAATTGTACCATGCAAACTCCAATTGAATTAGCAACCTCTCAACCAGGAATTTTTTATTATGGAAATCATGGTGCAACAGATGGTTGCAATATTGACCAAAATTCAAAACTTACAATTGGAACAATACAAACACATCCTAAATGCCATATTGATTTATTTCAACGACCCTTTGCAACAGTTCCTTTTTTAGGAAAAGGTGTTGTTAATCCAGATATTGAGTCACAAATTAAACAAGGTGAAACCATAAGTAATAATAAAAAAAGTATTAATAATATTGGTGAAAAAAGTTATATTAATTATCAACACACTCCATTATTAGACAATGTTAAAAATAATAATAACTTAAAACATAAAAATGTAGGAGCTCGTGGTGGAATAGCATCAAGAGAATTAACACGCGATACTTAAATAATAATTAATACCCCCAATCTTTAAATTTATCATAATTAACTGGATTCATTACTACTTCAACTAACTCTTGTTTTAACTTACACATATTTTTTTTCATACTTAAATAATCATATTCAAATATTGATGGATTGTCTAATACACAAATCCAATCTATTTTATCTTGATTTTGTTCTATTAAGTGTATTGCATTTGGATTTCTTGATAACCTGAACCAATCTATTTTATCTTGATTTTGTTCAAGTAAGTGTATAGCATTTGGATTTTCTGATAACCTACCCCAATTTATTTTATCTTGATTTTGTTCTAATAATTGAATTGCATTTGGATTTGATGATAATGCATTCCAATTTATTTTATTTGAATTTTGCTCTAATAAGTGTATAGCATTTAAATTTAATGATAAATATGCCCAACTTATTTTATCTAGATTTTGTTCAAGTAAGTGTATAGCATTTGGATTTGTTGATAATGCACTCCAACTTATTTTATCTTGATGTTGTTCAAGTAAGTGTATAGCATTTGGATTTTCTGATAACTTAGACCAATTTATTTTATCTTGATTTTGTTCTAATAAATGTATAGCATTTAAATTTGTTGATAACCAAACCCAGCATATTTTATTTTGATTTTGTTCTAATAATTGTATAGCATTTGGATTTGTTGATAATTTTTTCCAATTTATTTTATCTGGATTTTGTTCTAATACCTGTATAGCATTTGGATTTCTTACTAACGCTTGCCAATCTATTTTATCTTGATTTTGTTCTAATAATTGTATAGCATTTGGATTTTTTGATAATTCATACCAATATAAAATAGTTTGATTAACACTAACAAATGATTTTAATTTTAACATTGAATTATTTTATTTTTTATTAAATATATTATATTGTATTATATTAATATATTTCATTTTTTTATTTTTTATTATTATTACGATTTATTATTTCATTATAAATTGCATTTTGTATTAATTTAATATTATGAGTGTTTTTATTTTTATATTTATCTACCACTTGTAATTCAACATCTGGTTTATATTTTAAGTTTCCAATATTATATGATTTTAATTTATTATTAATACTTTTAATAAATAATATTGCAAATTTATTTGTTATAATTGTGTTTAATGTTAAATTTGTTTGATGAACTGTCGGATTTAACTGTTCGTTTTCTAATAGTATTTTTTTATCAATTGAATTATGTAAATGAGAGAAAACAACAATTGTTTTCAATGAGTCAAGTTGTAATACTGGAATAGTATGATTTTTTAAAAATTCTTTCTCTTCAGATATAGAATTTGTTTCATTATATTTTGTATGAAATAATAATTCACGTTTAAATGCAAATGTTGCAGCAGTTGCGTGATTATTTGCATATGGACCCATTATATATATTTTATTAATATGATTAAAATACATGTACATTTTACTTGAACCTGCGCATAAAAAAGATGGATTATTTTGTAATGTTTCAACTGCATGAGATATTCTTTCTGGAGGATAGTAATCATCATCATCCATATAAATAATAATATCACCATCACATTTTTCATGCATTAAATTACGTTTTTTACCTAATGTCATTTTATTGTCATATTTATAATATTTTACAGTTGGTTTATTATACACGTTTTTGAATTTAATTAAATCCTCAATTTTATCAGTTCCATCATCAATAATAATCCATTCAACATGTAATAATGGATACGTTTGGTGTTCGATACAATTTATTAATAAAGGAATAAATGGACGTCTATTGAATGTTGGTGTGCAAATACTTACTTTGCAATATGGTATATTCATACTTTATAAATATAATATGCAATAACAAGTTATATTTATATTAATATTAAATATTTAAAACTAAAACATCATTTATTATATTATATATTATATTAATATTAATAAAATATATAACATGACTCAAAGTCAAATTATTAAAAATGAAATACCAATTGAGTATATTACAGATTTATTAAATGTATTATGCGTTAAACAAAATGATTATTTAATTTTTAGCATTATTTCATATAATAAAGGTGTATTTAACAATTTGATAGATGAATTTATAGAAAAATGCAAACCATATTATTATAAATCAAAAATCAAATATTTAGAGAGAAAAATGAATTATAATAAATTTACAACAATTTTAAGACAAATTTTAAATTATAAAAATATATGTTTTACAAGCAAAATAAATTATGATAAATCGTCATATAATATTACATATCATATTTTTATTTAATATTTATTTTTATTTGACCTATTTTTTTTTTGAGTATTTACATTTGATTTATTCGTTTTTGATTTATTCGTTTTTAATTTATTTGGAAGTATTTCAACATTATTAAGCCTTGTATTTTTTCCAATTATGATATTATCAATATCGTCATCGCTGTCATCATCGCTATCATTATTAATTTCATCATCACTATCATTATCGACATAATAATCACTTGGTTTATTATTTTTATAACAACTATTATCATCATAATCGTCAGTAGATTCAGTATCACTATTATCAATGTTTATGTCATCATTATCAATTTGAGTTGTTTTATATAAATATATAAGACCACCAATTCCTAAAACTGTACTTAACGCAAATACTGTTTTTATATTGTCCATTAATATATTATATTAGTAAAATATATATATATTTTACGCAGACAAATACAAATATTTATTTATTATTTATTATTTATTATTAACTAATAAATATTTTCCAATAATTGTATTAGAATTATAAAGTTGCTCATGTGATAACTTTGAAAACCATGAATATTTATTTCGTTTTATTATATCATTTGTTGGAATTAATATTCCATAAGCATTTGGATTTAATTTTAAATATGACGATGATATTAAATTTTCAATTAATATTTGATTATTATCCATTGTTTTTATACCAATAATTTGTCCATCAATTAAATTAATACTTTTATTAGTAATATATGAATTAAGTAAGTTATCAATTTCTCCTAAAAAAACACTTTCTTGTGTAAAATCTGTTGATATTATTTGCTGTAATTTATTAATTAGTTGATTAATTATTTCTGAATGTTTTAAAGCACCGCAAAATTCTAATGATGAAGTAAATTTTTTTGAATTAATTTTTGAACTTGTAATATTATTATTAATTGTTTCACATACAAACATTTTATTATTTTGTATTCCAGTTTCATACAATATATTTAAATCTTTCATACATAAAAAAGAAATAGGGCAAATTAAACCTCCATAATTGTATAATAATTTCATCATTGCTAGCTGATATACTTTGTGTTTAATTGGTTGTGCAATTGTATTTAAATTAATTGTCCAATTTGGTAATAATTTTTTAAATGAATTATCATCAATTAAACAAATTGTAAATGAATCACTACATTTTGATATTATTGATTTAACCGTTAAATATAAATATGGATAATATAAATTATTAAGCTCTAATGTATTATTTTGTGAATTAGTATTATTGCAATAAGATGAAGTATAATTACACGGAATATAAATCCATAAAATTGGTTTTGTTGATTCATCTAAAGTTTGGCCACTTAGTAAATATTTTTGGATAAGTTCATTATCATTTATTTTCTCTTCTTTTTTTAATTTATCTGTATATCGACCATGTAAAATTTTTATTATAATAAAAATAATTAATAATATTAAATAGTTAGTATATGTAAATGTTTTCATAATATAATATATATTATAATTATAAAAGAAAATAATAAATTAAGTTATAAAAAGCATACACCACAATAAATACAATAAACAACAACACATGTTTTAATAATATCCCCATTCTTTAAATTTACTATAATTAACCAGATTCAATACTACTTCAACTAACTTACACATATTTTTTTTCATACTCATACTCAAATATTAATGAATTATATGAGAACATTTTCCAATTTATTTTATCTTGATTTTGTTCTAATAATTGTATAGCATATATATTTTATTTGGATTTTGTTCAAGTAAGTGTATAGCATTTGGATTTGATGATAACCATTCCCAACATATTTTATCTAGATGTATAAATGATTTTAGTTTTAACATATTATTATATTTATGATGTTTTATGATGTTTGTTGTTTTATATTTCATTTTTTATTTAAAAAAAATGAAATAAATATCTATCATAATTCAATAATACACTACTTATTATACTACAATGTCGAAAACATCAACAAAATTAAATGAATCAAATGATGATTATCTTAATAAATTATATCAAATGAAAGGAGAAATAGAACATGTATTATCAAATCCAGATACATTTATAGGGTCAATTGAGGAAGTTGATTCTGATATGTGGATTCTTAATGATTTAATTATTGATAATATAAATACTAATACTACTAATACTACTAATACTAATAATACTAATGAAATTTCAATTGTAAGAAAAAATATTAAATATATTCCAGGATTATTTAAATTATTTGACGAAGGAATTGTTAATTGTAGAGACCATGTTATTAGAATGCTTCAACGTATTGAAAATAAACAAGAAAATACACTACCAGTTACATATATTGATATATCAATTCAGGATGATGGGAGTATTATAATGATTAATGATGGAAATGGTATTGATGTTGTTCAACATCCAGAACATAAATTTTGGATTCCAGAAATGATATTTGGACATCTTCGGACATCAACTAATTATAATAAAGATGAAAAAAAAATTGTAGGTGGAAAAAATGGATTTGGATTTAAAATAGTATTAATATGGTCTTCGCATGGATCAGTTGAAACAGTTGATCATGTTAGAGGATTAAAATATGCACAAGAATTTAATAATAATTTGGGAACAATTAATCCTCCAAAAATTACCAAATGTAAAACAAAACCATATACTAAAATTACATTTAAGCCCGATTATAAAGCACTTGGAATTGATAAATTGTCGCAAGATATGATTGCATTATTGCGAAAAAGGGTTTATGATATTGCATCGGTAACTGATGCGCGTATAAAAGTTAAATATAATAATTCATTAATTCCTGTAAAAAACTTTCAGCAATATATTGATTTATATATTGGTGATAAAAATACAACAAATAGAGCATATGAAAGTCCAAATGAACGATGGGAATATGCAATATCATTATCTCCTACCGGAGAATTTACCCAAATATCATTTATAAATGGAATATGCACATACAAAGGGGGGAAACATGTAGAATATATACTTAACCAAATTGTCAAAAAAATGATTGATTATATTGAAAAGAAAAAAAAAGTAAGACCAAGTGCTACAAGTATTAAAGAACAACTAATGTTGTTTTTAAGATGTGATGTTGAAAACCCTGCATTTGATAGTCAAGCAAAAGATTATATGGATACGCCTTCGTCAAAATTTGGTTCAAAATGCGATGTTAGTGATAAATTTATTGAAAAAATTGCAAAAATGGGAATAATGACAACTGCGTGTGCTATTACTGATATTAAAGAAAACAAACTTGTTAAAAAAACAGATGGATCAAAAACTAAAAATGTGAAAGGTATTGTAAAATTAACTGATGCAAATTGGGCAGGAACTGCAAAATCAAAAGATTGTATTCTTATATTAGCAGAAGGAGATTCTGCTAAATCTGGTATTATTTCAGGATTATCAAAAGAAGACCGTAATAATATTGGGGTATATCCATTAAAAGGCAAATCGTTAAATACACGAAATGCGTGTACTAAACAAATATCTGATAATAATGAAATTAAAGAATTAAAAAAAATTGTGGGTCTTGAATCAGGGAAAAAATATGAAACAATAAATGATGTAACTAAAAATTTACGATATGGTAAAATATTATTTATGACAGATCAAGATTTAGATGGTAGTCATATTAAAGGTCTTATTATTAATATATTTCATTCCGAATGGAATTCACTTATTAAAATACCCGGATTTATTGGATATATGAATACTCCAATTTTAAAAGCAAGAAAAAATACATCAGAATTATTGTTTTATAATGAAGGAGAATATTTAAAATGGAAAAAAACTGAAAATACAAATGGATGGAAAATTAAATATTACAAAGGACTTGGAACAAGCACTGGCATTGAATTTAAGGAATATTTTAAAAATAAAAAACTGGTTGATTATGTATATAATGGTAATGAAAGTGACAATTTAATTGATATGGCATTTAATAAAAAGAGAGCAAATGACCGAAAAATATGGATTGAAGGGTGTGATAGAAATTCATTTGTTGATACATTACAAACACAAATTACATATGACGAATTTATAAATAGCGAATTAATACATTTTTCAAAACACGATTGTGATAGAAATATTCCAAATATAATGGATGGATTAAAAACAGCATTAAGAAAAGTAGTATATGCATCATTTAAGAGAAATTTATCAACCGAAATTAAGGTTGCACAACTTGGAGGATATGTTTCAGAACATTCAGCGTATCATCATGGGGAAGCAAGCTTAGCTGGTGCAATTATTGGATTAGCACAAACATTTTTAGGGTCAAATAATATTAATTTACTTGAACCGTGTGGGCAATTTGGAACACGATTAAAAGGTGGCAGTGATAATGCAAGCCCAAGATATATATTTACTCGATTATCAAAAATTACACGTATTATATTTCCACAATTAGATGATAATGTATTGCAATATTTAAATGATGATGGACAGCAAATTGAGCCAATGTTTTATGCTCCTATATTACCAATGATTTTAATAAATGGAACAAATGGTATTGGAACCGGGTTTAGTTCAACGATTTATTGCTATAATCCAATTGATATATTAAATTATTTGACAAATAAATTAACAACTAATCAGCCATATACACAAGAATTTATTCCTTGGTATGATAATTTTACAGGAACAATTTGTAAAATAGAAGAAAATAAATACCTTATTAAAGGTAAATATGAAAAAATAAATGAAGATACAATTATTATAACAGAATTACCAATTGGGTTTTGGACCGAAGATTTTAAAGAATTATTAGAAACACTTGCTGACCCAAGAGATAAAGATGGCAATAAATTAACTTCATTAATTAAAAGTTTTGATGATATGAGCACTGACCTTTTAGTTGAATTTATTGTAATACTTCCTTCTGGTATGCTAAATAAATTAGAACAAACATCTTATGATAATAATTGTAATGGAATACATAAATTATTTAAGTTAAGCGCTACAATATCAACTACAAATATGCATTTATTTAATTCAAAAGATAAACTTGTAAAATATAATAGTGTAACTGATATTATTGACGATTACTTTATTACAAGACTTGAATTGTACCAAGTTAGAAAAGATTATTTAATTAATGCAATGAATGTAGAAATTGAAACATTAAATAATAAAAAAAAATATATTCAAGAAATATTAAATGGAACAATTGATTTACGTAATAAAAAAAAGGACCAAATTATTAAACTATTAAATGATAAAAAATATAAAGTAATTGACGATGACCAGAACTATAAATATTTAATTAAAATGCCAATGGATATTGTAAGTGAAGAAAATATTCAAAAAATATTTAAAGATGTTGATGAAAAATATAATGAATTAAATATATTACAAAATACTACTATACAAGAATTATGGTTGCAAGAATTACAACAATTCAAAACTCAATATGAACTTCAACAATTAGAAAAAAATAAAAATAAAATAACTGAAAATGATAATATTAAATCAAAACCAATTAAATCCAAAGTAAATAAAAAAAAATAACCTTTACAATTATATATATTGAAAATGATATTAATGTAAATTTTATATTAATACCAAATAGTTTTTATAATAAAAAAAATGAAATACTTTTTTCATAAATAACAAAAGTTAAAAACAAAAAAATAAAAATGCTAAAAATAAAACAATTTATTCATCAAGATACAATTGATTGGATGAGATTGTCGGAAAATCCAAATGCTATACATACATCAAATGATATACACTTACTTGAACAAAATCCAAATAAAATAAAATGGTGGATGTTATCAACAAATCCAAATCCAAATGCTATACACTTATTAAAACAAAATCAAGATAAAATATGTTGGCATACGTTATCACTAAATCCAAATGCAATACATTTATTAGAACAAAACCCAGATAAAATAAATTGGCATTACTTATCATCAAATCCAAATGCTATACACTTATTAAAACAAAATCCAGATAAAATAAATTGGCGATATTTATCAAGAAATTCAAATGCAATATATTTATTAGAACAAAATCCAAATAAAATAGACTGGTATATGTTATCAAGAAATTCAAATGCTATACACTTACTTGAACAAAATCCTGATAAAATAAAATGGAGAAGGTTATCAGAAAATCCAAATGCTATACACTTATTAGAACAAAATCAAGATAAAATAAATTGGTGGAGATTATCAGCAAATCCAAATGCAATACACTTACTTGAACAAAATCAAGATAAAATAGATTGGTTCAGGTTATCAGAAAATCCAAATGCTATGCAATTATTAGAACAAAATTTAGATAAAATAGATTGGTATATGTTATCAAGAAATTTAAATGCTATACATATGTTAGAACACAACCAAAATAAAATAAAATGGAATTGGTTATTATCAAATCCATCAATATTTGATTATAATTATTTAAGTATGAAAAAGAATATGTGTAAGTTAAAACAAGAGTTAGTTGAAGTAGTAATGAATCCAATTAATTATAGTAAATTTGAAAAATGGGGATATTAATTACATAAAAAACAAAAAACACCCTGCTTAAAACAATGGACTGATATTAATTCTAGTTGTCCCACTTGCAGAACTATAATAGAACAAGAACAGTTTGAAATTTTTAATACTACATTAATATTTTTTGTGATGTTTGATTGTTTTTGATTTTACAAGTTTTTTATGTTTTTTGTTTTTTTTTGTTTTAAATTTTCCTGCACCAAAAATATAAGAATTATTGGTTTTTGTTGATGAAGTTGGAATATTGTTTTTTTTTAATGGAGGTTCATTATCGCTATTACTATCACTATCATTATCGCTATCACTATCAATATCATGATCACTATCACTTTTATATTCAATATCTGAACTATCTGTGTGGTTCCATGGGTATTTTTGCTGATGCTTAGTAAGACTGCTAAAATCGTCATTTAAATATTTCGTAATATTTTCAATGCGTATGTTATTTGCACTCACACAATCATCAATATTTTTAATTTGTGTTGTAATATTATTTACACCATCATTAATTATTTTTTGACATTCTATCGTTTGACTAATTTGACGTTTAATATACGTGTTTATACGATTAGCATCCATATTCATACTAAATGTTCTGGCGTCACCATCTTGTTTTGCAGATGCTACTAATTGTTGTATTCTAAGTTCTGTATTTTTATGTTCTTGTTTTTTAGATGCGTTTGTTTGCTTAAATAATGGACGTTTTCTTGAAGAATTCATTATATATATATAAAATAAATTAAATATATATATATAATATATGCAATATTTTATTACTCATCGCCTGTATCATTTTGTGCGGCGGAATATGTATTTCCAGAAACCGGATTATATGTAGCAGGTGATTCAGAAATTAAATTTGACATATTAATAATAGGTGTCATTTTTTTAACCATTTCTTGTTCTAATGTATATATATTATCATTGTTAAATGCAGCCATTTGTGCGGATTTTTTAGCATCAGATAATGAATAATTTTCTAATGAACTATTTCCTGTTATAATTGATGACCTTCGTATTAAATCAAATGCTACAAATAGTCCTAAAATTGCCAAAATTGGATGTGATTTTAAAAACATATAAATTACAACACATATAATAAATATTTTACCAATTATTGTATCTGCAACAGAAGCTATATATTGTGGAGTATTATACCCAAGAATTAAATAAATTACAAATAAACACGCCAATAACAATTCGCCAATACGCTGTTTTTTAAATAATGATTTAATAATTTCCATATATCATAATAAAATATTTTATTATTATTATAAAAAAAATTATATAAATATAATTCAATAATTAATATTATATTATTACTTACAAATACCTTTTTATAAAATGTCATCATCCACTGATTTACAAATTAATTCATATATTGGTCAAAAAGGATATACAATATATAAAAATAGTATTCGTGTTGATGTTTTAAATAAAATAATGAATGAATTAACAATTGAACCAAAGGTTTCTGGTGCTCCAAAAGGAACGCAATTACCTCAATTTTCGGCATACAGAGAAACATTAAATAAAATTTATATTCCATATTATTATGGTATTGAAAAATTCGGCATTCCAAAATCTTCAAAAATAACAAATGGTGTAGATATTAATATTCAATTTAATGGGTCATTAAGAACAAATCAAATACCGGTTGTTGAAAAATTTATGAGTATTATAAATGAAACTTCTGAAAATAAAAACAAAACACATTTTTGTAGAGGTGGATTATTAGAATTACCGTGTGCTTTTGGTAAAACCTGTTTAGCATTAAATATTATATCACAAATTAAAAAAAAAACAATTATTATTGTTCATAAAGAATTTTTAATGAATCAATGGATTGAGAGAATAAATGAGTTTTTACCAAATACACGTATTGGAAAAATTCAAGGAAAAATAATTGACATTGAAAATAAAGATATAGTTATTGGAATGCTTCAAAGTTTATCTATGAAACAATATGACGATAATATATTTAAAGATTTTGGACTTGTTGTAATTGATGAGGTGCATCATATTTCAAGTATGACATTTTCCAATGCATTATTTAAAATTGTTACAAAACATACATTAGGATTATCTGCAACAATGAACCGAAAAGATGGAACAACAAATGTATTTAAAATGTTTTTAGGAAATGTTATTTATAAAGGGTCGCGTGATGCAGATAATTCTGTAACTGTAAGAGCAATTGAATACATTGTAAATGATGAAGAGTTTAATGAAACAATTGTAGATTATCGTGGGAATACAGCATATAGTAAAATGCTTTCAAAATTATGCACATATAATCGCAGAACAGAATTTATACTAAAAATATTAACAGATATGTTTGCTGAAAATAATAAACAACAAATAATGATATTGGCACATAATAAAAATATTTTAACATATTTATTTGATGCAATTACGCATAGGAAAATAGCATCTGTTGGATATTATATTGGCGGAATGAAAGAACAATCATTAAAAGAGTCTGAAAAAAAACAAGTTGTAATTGCTACATATGCAATGGCAGCAGAGGCATTAGATATAAAAACATTGACAACATTAATAATGGCAACTCCTAAAACTGATATTGAACAAAGTGTTGGTCGAATTCTTAGAGAAAAACATAGCAATCCAGTTGTTGTTGATATTATTGACAGTCAATCAATATTTCAAAATCAATGGAAAAAACGTAAAACATTTTATAAAAAAGAAAATTATAAAATAATTAATACAAAAAGTAATTTATATAATTGTGATATATCCACTTGGAAAACATTATATTATCCCAAACAATTAATAAATAATATCATAATTAATAATACAAACAATATAAATAATGATGATGATGATGATGATGATATTAAACAAGATTTAAAAAACTGTGGAAAATGCTTACTTAAATTGCCCAAAAAATAAAATATTATATATATATATATATAATGGAATCTTCTAATATAGAATATATAGAATCTTATAATACCGACCTTATAGAAATTATAGAAAATGCAGAAAATGCAGAAACTAATACATTAATATATGACAATGAATTATTTAACACAAAAAATAAAACTAATATTTTATTGATTGATTCGCGTGTAATTAATTATGAAATTTTTGCGAATTCATGCAATGATGACACATATCCTATAATATATTCGAAAAAAACAACAAGAGATGAATTATTAAATGTAATTAGTAGTAAATATACAAATATTAATAGAATTGGATTTGTTTTTCATGGAATAAATGAAAATACATATTCATTTTTTAACAATGAAAAATTATTTATAAACACAGATATTTATAACAATGATAACATACCATACAGTAATAATGTTAATTTTTTAATTGATTTAATTACTCAATTTAATATAACAAATATTGATTTTTTAGCGTGTAGTACACTATTATACTCCAATTGGAATAATTATTATGAATTATTACATAATGAAACTAATGTAGTTATAGGAGCAACCAATAATGATACTGGAAATGAACCTAATGGCGATTGGCTGCTTGAATCAACTGGTGAAAATATTAAACCTTCATATTTTACTGATAATATAAATAACTATAATAATTTATTAACAACAACAACAATCAATGGGATAATCTATACATATGAATCTGTAGGATATACATCATATGTAACAGATTTTACTGAAGATATACCAACATCTGTCACAATACCATCAATAATTAATGTTGGAGGAAATAATTATGATGTTAATAGTATTGGTTCTAGTGCATTTGAATATTGTTCAGCACTTGTATCTATTAGTATTCCTAATTCAGTTACATCAATTGGAACATTTGCATTTGCTAATTGTGGTTCACTTGCAACTGTAACATTATCATCACACGCATCTTTTACAACAATGAGTAATAGTACTTTTAAAAATTGTTCTGCATTAACAAGTATTACAATACCTTCAAACATTACCACAATTGATAATAATGCATTTAATAATACAGGATTAACAAGTATAACATTACCAAATACAGTTTCCACAGTTAATTCTAGTGCATTTAAAAATTGTAACAAACTTGTATCTGTAACATTATCATCACACACATCATTTACAACACTAAGTTCTAATCTATTTTTTGCTTGTGCTGCATTAACAAGTATTACAATACCTTCAAATATTACAACAATTGATACTGGAGTATTTGAATATTGTTTCGCACTTCCATCTATTAGTATTCCTAATTCAGTTACATCAATTGGAACATTAGCATTTACTAATTGTAATTCACTTGCAACTGTAACATTATCATCACACGCATCTTTTACAACAATGAGTAATAGTATATTTAAACATACTGTGGCATTAACAAGTATTACAATACCTTCAAACATTACTACAATTGAGAATGATGCATTTTATAATTCAGGATTAACATCAATTACTCTTCCAAATACAGTTGAAACATGTAATGGTAATGTATTTGCTAGGTGTATTTCACTTGCAACTGTAACATTATCATCACACGCATCTTTTACAAATATTACATCCTTTATATTTAAAGATTGTACTGCATTAACAAGTATTACAATACCTTCAAACATTACTACAATTAAAAATGATGCATTTTATAATTCCGGACTTACTTCTATTACAATACCAAATACTGTTTCCACTATTAATTATAGTGCATTTCAGGATTGTTCTTCACTCGCAACTGCCACTTTATCTTCACACGCATCTTTTACAACAATCAGTAATAGTATATTTAAAAATTGTGCGGCATTAACAAGTATTACAATACCATCAAACATTACCACAATTGATTATGATGGATTTAATAATACAGGATTAACAAGTATAACATTACCAAATACAGTTTCCACAGTTAATTATGGTGCATTTCAAAATTGTTCTTCACTTACAACTGCTACATTATCATCACATGCGTCATTCACCATAATTAATACTGATTTATTTAATGGATGCACTACATTAAATAATATAGTACTACCATTGAATATAACAACCATAAATGATTCTGCATTTAAAGATTGTAGTGCGCTTACAGATATCATTTTTCCAAATGATATTGCAACATTGGGTAATACTATATTTCAAAATGCAACATTATTAAATGTAATTTCTTGGGAAGAGCCATCAAATGTGTCGTCAATTGGTACCGATATATTTGATGGTATAACAAATAGTATGGATGTAACATATTATTTAACTGCAGATTATGATAGTTTAAATGCAACTTCCAAATCATTACAATCACAATATCCTGCAGAAACGGAATACACATATATTTCAGGTCCATCATGTTATGCAGTTGGAACTAAAATATTATGTTTGATTAATAATATGGAACAATATTTAAATATTGAAAATATTAAAAAGGGTACGCTTGTTAAAACATATAAGCAAGGATATGTTAGTGTTGAATTAATTGGCAAAAGTAAAATAATAAATAGAACAAATAATAAATTAAGTTGTATGTATAAATTAAAAAATGGTAACTTAACAGTTACTGGAGGACATTCAATTTTAGTTAATGAGTTACCTCAATATATAACTGATAATCCTTGTGGATTTTATAAAAATAACTATATTATAAATGGCAAGCCATTATTATTAGCATGTGACAGTGAGTTGTTTGAACAAATAACATATGTGAAACAATTTACAACATATCATTTGGTGTTAGATGTAACAAAGTTAAGTCCTGGACAATTAATGTTTGGTATATATGTGAATGATGACATATTATCAGAGACAACATCAAAAGATTGGTTTATACATCATAAATTTAAAAATACAGGGTAATAATATTAATAAATAAATTTTTTAAATTTTTTAATTAATAATTTATTATTAACAATTAACAAATTGTTTTTATAGTATTATAATTTGTTATTTTTGAGTAATTATCTGCTAATTTTATAGGTAACCATTTTTTAAATTTTTTATTATAATTACATTTCATTAAATATGTTTTATTTAATAAATATTTTGAATCACAACTATTTTCAAAATCACTCTCTTCATCACTCTCTTCAATTAAATCAATATTTGTATTTTCTTTAATATTGCGAAATAATTTATTCATCATTACACTTGTTTTATAATTATTTATTAATGCAACTCCACAAAATTTATCTGGTTTTTGAGTAGTATTATTATAACAATATATATTATATATATCATTGGTTATAGTAGGTTCAATTAATAATATGGTTTCTTTATTATTTGTAGTATTTGGTTTTTGTATATTTGTAGTATTTGGTTGTTGTATATTTGTATTTTTTTGATGCATTAATACTGATTGTTGACGAGTATCTTGAAAATTTTTATTAATATTATTTATACATTCATTATATGATACACAATTATTATTATAATTTCGTAATTGTATATATTTTATTGTATAACATGTTAAATTATTAATTTCATATAATATATCTTTATATGAAGTTTTAATAATTGGCAATCCAAAAATAATAGAATTAAATTGTTGGTTTATGTCAATCGATAAAATATTATTAAAATAATCAAGTTTGTCACCCCATGTATATTTTGAAATAAATTTTCCTTTATACAAATGAATATCTTCCAATATGAATATATATTGATTATTTTTAGTTTGTGTTAATGTTCCAAAAATAATACTTCCACTACCAAAAACTAATTCATTTGAAAAACAGCAATTTATTATATTAATTGATTTAATTTTATATGATGATGATATAATTGTTAATGTTAATAAAAAGCATACATTTATATTATTATATTCATTAAACCAAATAAAACATTTTTCTCCATCTGGAATTATTGAATACATGCTATAATTGTAATAAGAAACTTTTTTATGAAGAACATTTTCATAAGAAAGTTTTATATTTGGAAATATGTTAGTTATATTATGTATTTCTTGATTATCATTAATTTGTTGCATTTATTTTATAATATTTATATATATATATATATATATATGTGAAACTATTTAAATTATTTTAAATGTTTTATATTATTTATACTCAGAAAATGATATTAAGTTTGAATCATTATTTGATAATGATTGAAAATCATTATTATCTAAAGATGTAGATGTATTATTTATAGTATTATTGTTATGCATTTGAGTTTTTAAAAAGTTTTTTAATTCTTGTTTATTGTCATTATTTTTTGCAATTGGTAATGCATTATTTACATTATCATGTTCATTGTTATATATAATGTTATATATGTCATTATATTTTTTATAATTTGTATTTACTAAATCTTTAGTTTTTGGAATAGTTAATGTTGTTATAAAAAAATTCATTAAATGATGAATTAAAAATATAAAAATTAACGACAATATTGTTATTTTAATAATCCATAATAACATAATATTATATCAAAACACTTAAATTTTATGTTAATAACGACACCCAGTTTTTTATTTCAGTATTAAATATATCATTTATATTTATTGTATCACAACATTCAAAATATATATCTATAATATTAATCTCACTTAATTGATAATTATTATGTTTAATTTTATTATTATTGCAATTAGTATTAATAATAATAATCATTTTTACACACGAATTATATGTTAATTTATATATTAATGTTTTTGTTAAAGTTAATATATGATTAATTGGTACATAATTAACAAGTGTTTTATCTGTAATTGAATAATCAATTGTAAATTGACAATTATTATTATTTATAATAATATTTTCTCTTAATATTTTTTTATCATTATAATTAATTTGATAAATAATATATTGATTAAATATTGCTTGTGATATTTCATATATTCCTTCAGTTGAATATGCATTAATACAATTATTAATATTAGTAATATATTTATCAATTTTTTTTAAAGAGTTTAATGTATTGTTAAGAGAAATATTATCAATATATATTTTCATAATTAGTTGATACTAAATAAATTAATATAATATATGATAAACTATTTAAACCTATTATTATATTATATATAAAATATTAATTATGCAAACAAAATGTAATGTTATAATTATTAAAACTGTAGGAACTGTTACTTCATTAGCAATTAAAGATTATGATGAATCGCAATTATTTAAAAAATGCGGATTTAAAAAACCAGATAATTTTAAAATGGTTTTTGGAGGAAATGCAATAATTGATGATATTAAGTATGTAATTAATATTTATGGAAAAACAATTGGACGTCATAATACAGAAAATAAATATGATTTCCCTCCTCCAAATGATAATACTCTATTTTTTGGAAATTGTTTAGTTGTTGCGTGTGTTAATAATACTCCAATTAATTTAACAATATTGCTTTGGAATAAAATTTATGATACAATGTTTGGAGGATTTGAAAGTATTGAATCATCTTCAAATGATGAAGATGATATTGATGAATTAGAAAATATGCCAACTCATAAATTGACTAAAGATGGTTATTTAAAAGATGGATTTGTTACAGATACTATTGAACAAATTGACCAAAATGAGCAAACATCAGAATCTTCTGATAATACACAATATGAAACAGATGAATTAAGTGAAGAACAATATAATTATAGTGATAATGACGCTTAAAATTGCAATGGTATTTTATCAATTAATGATTTATTTTTTATACAATCTACTTCTTCTGGTTTAAAATAAAAACAGCTATCTGTTTTATCTTTAAATAAAATTTTATTTATATTATCCAAGTTTGGATATATATAAATATTTTTTTTTTCTGGGCCCAAAATATAAATAAAACATAATCCAATTAAAAAACTAATTATAAATATTTGTATATTTATATATTTTATAAAATAAAACATATTAAAATATATAAATATTTTATTATTTATATATTATTTGATTATTTATTAAATATTTTGTAACATTTTATTATCAGATGTTTGAATATCAGTGTCACGCTGTTGTATATATTTATCAATATCTGCTTGATTTATTTTTTGGTCTGTGTTAGATGGGTCATAGTTTTGATGAATTTGTTTCATTTCATTATTATAATTTACATTAACATAATTATTTTTTTGATTTTCTGAGTTTAAAAAACTAAAACTATCAGATGAAATTGATAAATTATTTCCACCAAATGTAAATGTTTCAGGTTCTAATATATTTTTAATATCTTCTCTTGTATTTTCAACTTTTTGAGGATTTAAATAATTGATTATGTCATCTCCATAAAATATTTGAGATTTTAAATCATTTATTAATAAAAGTAATGCAGGAACCTTTTGAATAGCTGAAGGCAATAAAATTTCTTGTCCATTATCTAATATAATATATGTTTTGTTATTTTGTATTTTTTTTTTGTTAATACATATAAAATCAATTTTATTTGTTAATGAAATATGTGATATTTTTTTAATAAGATTATTTGAATGATTGCAATAATTACTATAATATAATACTAAACTCATTATAAAATAAATGATAATATAATTACTCTTATTTTAACTTATTTAATATTAATAAAATAATTTTAATTTAACATTATATTAATTATGTAAGTGTATAATAATAAATATTATGTGTATATTATTTATTATTGTTCAAAACATATGTCAAATGCTTCTTGAACATGTGAAATTGGATAAAAATTAACATTTTCAAATTGTTTGTCATTTTTATATTTTTCATAAAATTTGTCAAAATCGCGTTTATTTTCTTTTGGAAAAAGAAATGTATTAATACCTGATTTAATTGAATATATAATTTTAACATCTAATCCACCAATTGCTGTTATATTACCAGTTAATTGTAATTCTCCTGTTACTGCAATGTTTGGTCGAATTTTTATATTATTTATTAAACTATAAATAACAATAGCAACAGCACATGACGCACTTGGTCCAGATTTTTGAATACTACAACAATCTCCTGGATTTGAATGTATTCCTTGTTTATATTCACCATCATATAATTTTCGTAAATTATGTTGTTGAGTTTGTGATGTCATGTTCCATGCAACAGTTAATGCAACATGAGATGAATCTGTCATATCAATTCCTTGCTGACTTGTTAGCTTTAATTCCAAAAATTTATTACTTGGAAAAAACATTACATGAATTGGTAATGTCCCTCCATTGCCATTAACCGTAGCATACATTCCATTAATAAATCCAATTTGCGAATTTGACGGTACCATTCTGGTTATTATTTCTTGTTTATTTTTAAAATAAATTGTTGTTAATTCATTTATTCCAATAACAATTGGGAAATCTTTATCTCCTAATGTTTTTAATACATTAATGTTAATCTCTCCAACTATTTCGTATAATATGTTTTTTAACCGTCTTACACCTTGTTCCATTGTATATTCTTCAATAATAAATTTTAACGCATCTTCTTTAAATTCGACCATGTTAATAAGTCCCATTTTTTTATAAATTTCTGGTAATATATGACTATTTGCAACAACTAATTTATCATTTAATGATAATCCATTAAATTTAATACGATGTACCCGATCTAATAAAATTTTATCAATAATTGATGCATCATTATACGATATAATAAATAATGCTTTTGATAAATCAATGTCAATTCCATTAAAATATTTATCTTGAAAACAATCATTTTGTGTTGAATCTAATAAATGTGTTAAAATTCCAACTAATTCTTTTCCTTGTTCTGTTTTGCTTATTTTATCAAGCTCGTCAATAAATATAATTGGATTCATACATTTTTTATCAATAAGTATTTGAACAATTGAGCCCCAATTAGACCCTACATATGTATAATTATGACCATTTAATGTACTTCCATTTGAATCTCCACCCATTTGAATCATTGCAAATGGACGACTTTCACCATTTTCATCTTTCAAACAATCTGCAAGTCCGTTTTTTGCCAAAGTTGTTTTACCAACACCTGGAGGACCTTCAAATCCAATACAATAACCATCTTGAGTTCCATTAATCCATTGTCCAATAATGCGTTCAATTTGTGTTTTAGGTTCATTGTGACCATATACTGATTTATCCATTGTATTTCTTACATATTCCATGTATTCTTTAATTTGAACAAGATTAGTTCCAATTTGCGTTATATTTTTATTTATATTTATAATATTTTGAGAGTATTTTAATAAATTTTTATTAATAAAATACTTATATGTTTCATCAATTAAGTTAATTGAATTACTTTTATAATTTTTGCAAAATATAATATAATTATTAATTTGATTAATAATTTCGTTTTTTTGTATATTATTATATTTAATACAGTGAATAGTTAATTTATTATTTTTTAAAATTTTATTAATTAACATAACATTATTTATTATTGTTTTTTTGTTTCCAATTAATAACAGTTTATGTAATTTTTCACTTTTATTATCATTTGTTAATGCACATGACAATTCATTATTAAATCCAATTTTTGATTTTATTAAGTTTATATATTTAATAATTTCAATACTAGTGTATGAATGTTTTTCGGGAATAGTTACAATATTTTCCATATCGTTTTCAACAAATAATTTTTTAAATTGTGTTTTAATATTGCACATTAAACTTAAAATTTTTTCTTTTTTATATATTTCAAATGGTATTTTTAGTAATCCATCTAAATAATGCCTTGCTTTTGTTCCTGAATCATCAGATTTTGATTTAAATTCTTTTAGTTTTATCATTGCTTTTTCTTTAACACTGTTATTTGCTTTCATCAAACAAATTTGTTGTTCAAGTGGAACCTTGTTCATATCAAATTTAGTTAGCTCATTTGTATATGTATTTGTTTTTTTTAGTGCAAGTTTAAATTTAGTTTTTATGTCCCATGGAAAACTGTCATATATTAATATTTGTTCTTGCGTGTCAATTAAATCGCCACTTGTTTCGTCAGATAATAAATCATATAATAAATATGCAATATACTGATTTTCACAATTAAATGAGTTAATTAACAAATTTATAATTGTTAATCTTTTTGTAAATAAATTACTTGATATAAAATCAGATATTATATTTGAAATTGAAAGTTGTTTTATATTATTATATTTTATGATATATTGTGAGTATTTTAATAAAATATCATTTGTATTTGTTAAAATTAAATAATCTTTCAAAGTAAATGATTTTAAAAAATTATTAAACAACTCAATATTAAACTCATCATTTTGTTGAATATTAATATTTTTATTTATTTGAGATACATAATTATTTGTTAAAAAATCAATATTTATATTGTCAACAATTCCAAATATTATAATATTTTTTTTTGTTTTTAAATCATAAATACACAATTTAATTCCATATACTTTTGCATAAAATTGTATATACGTAGATGAAATGTCATAACAAGTAAAATTTTCAATTTTACTATTAATTATAATATTAGTATTTGTAATATCATTAGTAGTATTTATGACATTTAGTGATGCATTTTCTTTTTTATTGATAATTTTAAAACTTATTGGATGAAAAAATTGTTGAATTAATTCAAATTTACTTAAGTCAAAATTATTTTGAGAGATTGGAACAATTGAACATAAATATAATATATCATCAATATTTTGAGTTCCATATTTTTTAATTAATGAAATTAATTCATTAATTATTAGTTCAATTTTATTTTCAAGTATATTAATATTTTTTAAATTATTAATACTAATACATTCTTCAATTTCAATAATATATATATTTAATGATGTTATTCTATCAATACAATTAGTTACATCAGTAACACAAATTATTTCATAATTTTTAATAAATTGAATATGTAACAATGTTTTTTGAATAATTTGTTTTATTTTTGTTAATTGTATTGTTATATTATTATTTTCATTATTTTCATTATTTTCATTATTTTCATTATTTTCATTATTTTTTATTTTTTTACTTATTTTTGGCATTATTATTTTATATACTATTAATATATTTTCTAAATATTACAATAATTTTGTTAAAAAATATTAAACATAATGTTTAATTTATTTATTATATAAAATAATGTTCCAAATAAAATACTAATTGCAATAACTCCATTATTATTATAATTTCCATCATTTGAAAATAAAAATTTAAAATAAGTAAATAATATTAATTGAAATGCTGGCAAATTAAATAAATAAAATAATAATGCTAATAAAATTGGATATTGTAATTCATTATATATATTAATAATACTATCACTTTGTTTTGATTGATTATTATATATTTGTTGTGCATCTTGTTGAGACATTTCATTATGTTCATTATTAATATAATCAGAACTTTGTTCTTTTGGAACATAATTTGGTTGTATATGTGGGTCATTTGTGATATTTAATGAATTTTGTGGAATATCTCGTGAGTTTAATTGAGTTGAACCAGGATTTAATTGTTTAAGACTATTAGTAATTTGTGATATAGTTACTGGGTCTAATGTTATTGTATTATTTTGTGAGGGTATGGATTCTTCTTGAGGAATTTCTTTTAATTTTAACATTGGATTATTTTGAACTGGCATTATTGTGTTTTCAGTTTGTGGTAAATCTGCAATATTAGTTGTATTCATAATAAAATAATATTTGATTATATATTTAATTTTAATACGCACAATTTACCTACTTTTTTATTATAGTTTTATTAGTATCGCATTTAGTTGGCGAAATATTATATTTAACACATTTATTGCCAAATGTAAATATTTTATTTTCTAATTTTTCTAAAGGAGGCGCTTTAAATATAATACAATTTTTATCATAACACATGGTTCTAAATAAAGAAGCAAATCCAAATCCTAATAATAACGACATTATGCATTTGCCACTATTTGTATTTAAAAATTTTTCAAATTTAAGCATTTTTATAATATAACAATAAAAAATTATTGTTATATTATTGTTATATTTTTAGTTACTCAAATTAACCCAACTTAATTATTATTGGTTATTTATGTTATTTATCATTTTTATATGTATTGACAAACTTATTTTTAAATTCTTCATATATTGAAATACCAATTGCACAACATTTTTGTAAATGTTCTTTTAATAATGCATCATTATTAGTATCGTCAATTGGTGGTTGTAAATACGCAACACGAATAATGCTATTAGCATCATGTGGATGTTCTTTTTTAAACCCACAAAATGATAAAATATTATTTTTGTAATAATGTTCATATAATAAATATTCAATTACTTTTCCAAGGGTTTCATCTTCATTTTCAAGTATGATATCATACCCATTTTTTAATGTAGTATTTGTAGCTGAATACAATAATTTGTCAGTTTTTATTAAATTATTAATATATTGTAGTTTATAAATCATATAATCACATGCATTTTCGATTATATCATAATTTGAATATACCCCAATAGTTTGAATAACAAAATCAAAACTATTATCAATGTAAATTCGAAGGCAATCTAATAATTTCCAATTATTAATATTCATATTAATTTCCGATTGAGTCATTCCATCATTTTTTAATTTTTCCATTTCAATAATTTGTTGTTGTTCAACTTTTGACTGATCTATTGTATTTGAATATGAACATGTGGATACAATATTAAACATACCATTATCATTTGCATTACTAATTGAAAACTCACACGTAATATGAATATGTTCTCCTGGAATTTCATCTGAAATTTTAGGATTTAATTTTACAAAATCAATAAAATGATTTGTAAAAATGTTTGGTGGAAATATTTCTTGCGTTTGTGTTTTATCTAAATATTGGTCAGTTGATAAATTTTTAACTTTAAAATCTTCAGTTGTTACCATTAATGCAGTTTCTGTCGTATTTGAAACATTAACTTCCATTATATATTCATTTAAGTTAATATCATTAAAATTTTTAATATGAATTGGAATACAACTAAGTCGTTGTTTAAGAATTTCGTTATGATGTTGTGACGTATTTGTAATAAAATTTGATTTATTTTCTTTATATGGACTTGTTTTAAATACAACAGTATCTAAATCAGATAAAATACATCGTCTTAATGAATTTATTACACTAACATTAATATTTGATACTCTAAAACACAACGAATCTGATGTGCATTTTAATTGTTGTGGGGGAGTTGTTAATTTATTAATAATTGGCATCATACTTATTTATATATATATACTACTTAAGAATAATAATATTAAATCATTTTTTTATTTTATATTATTTTTTTATTTTATTATTTAATCATGTTTTCCAAACTTTTTAATTGTTCTTGAGTATTTACACCCATTATTTCATAATGATTATTATATGGAATAATATGCATATATATATTAATATTCTCTTTATTTTTAATTATTTCTATTATATCTGTTAAATAATATTCATTTTGTGCATTATTATTATTTATATATGGTAAATATTTACATAAAATATCACAATTAAATGCATATAACCCACAATTAACTAATAAAATTTTTTTTTCTTTTTCAGTACAATCTTTATCTTCAATAATTTTATCAACTGTATTATTATTTGATAATCCAATTATATCATAAATTGATTTAACTCGTCCATATCCTTCTGGATTTAATAATGTTGTTACTGCAATTTTTACATTATTTAATGAAGTTGTCATTGATTTCATTGTTTTAGATGTTAATAATGGTGTATCTCCTGATAATATTAAAACAGTTGAATCCATATATTTCATTAGTTCATTTCTACAACATTGAATCGCATGACCTGTTCCTAATGATTCCATTTGTTCAATAAATGTTATTTTGTCTAATCCACAATAATTATTAATTGTTTGTGTAATTATGTCTTTATATTTTCCAACAATTATTAAAATTTTTTTTGGATTTATTTGTTTTGATTGATTTATTAATTGCACAATCATTGGAATACCTTTTATTTTATGCAATACTTTAGGCAATGATGAATTCATTCTTTTACCTAAACCTCCAGCCATAATAACAATAACCGTATTTTTTTGTTTATTTGATTGCTCATTCATATAATATATTTTATATTTTTTTATAAAAAATACTTATATATATGTGTGGAATTGTTGCTTGTATTTCTGATGATAATTGTGTAGATATGTTATATAATGGACTTATTCAATTAAAAAATCGAGGGTATGATTCAGCTGGTATATGTACATTACAAAATAATAAATTTATAACACATAAATATGCATCAAATCAAACAACTAATGCATATATTAAATTACAACAAACTCTTAATGAACATAATAAATCTACTGTAGGTATATCTCATACGCGTTGGGCAACACATGGTGGTAAAACAGATGAAAATTCACACCCTCACACAAGTATGAATAATATATTTTCTGTAGTGCATAATGGCATTATTGAAAATTATCAAGAAATTAAACAAATGTTAATGTCATATAATTATAAATTTGTATCACAAACTGATACAGAAGTAATTGTTCAATTATTAGATTATTTGTATTTATTGCATAAAGACACAAAAAGTATGTGTGAAATTATTAAAGATTTAAATAATATGTTAAAAGGTACATGGGGGTTAGCTATATTATGCTCTGAACATCCAAATACATTATTTTGCACAAGACAGGGAAGTCCAATATTAATTGGACATGATTCTTCAAATGCATTAGTTGTTTCAGAAAAAAGTGGTTTTTGCAATAAAGTACAACAATATATTGTATTAAATAATTTAGATATATGCCAAATTACTAAAGTGAATAATAATATTCAAATTACAACAAGTGTTCAATATACATCATTAAAACTAGATAAAAATATAGAATGTTTAACACCTGATCCATATCCACATTGGACAATTAAAGAAATATATGAACAACCAAAATCATCATTTAATGCTATAAATATGGGTAGGCGTATATTAAATAATTCAGAAGTTAAACTTGGTGGCTTACAAGATCATATAACCGAATTAAAATCTATTGACAATTTATTATTACTAGGGTGTGGAACATCATATAATGCAGGATATCACGGAATGTATTTTTTAAAAGACTTATGTAAATTTAATACTGTTCAATTATTTGATGGTGCAGAGTTTAATTCAAACGACATTCCAAAATATGGAAAAACTGCATTATTATTTATTTCACAATCAGGTGAAACAAAAGATTTACATAGATGTATTGAAATTGGCAAAAATAATAATTTATTTTTATTAGGAATTGTAAATGTAGTTGATTCATTAATTGCAAGAGAAGTTCATTGTGGATGTTATTTAAATGCTGGTCGTGAAGTTGGTGTTGCATCAACTAAAGCATACACTTCTCAAGTAATTGTTTTATCATTAATATCAATTTGGTTTGCACAAATGCATAATATAAATATAAATAAACGAATTAAATACATTCATGATATAATGCAATTGTCAAATGATATAAAACATACATTAGAATATACTGATGAAAAAATAGACCACCTAATACAATCTGTTTTTTTTAAAACAACTAATTGTTTTTTACTTGGAAAAGGCAAATCTGAGCCAGTTGCACGTGAAGCATCATTAAAAATTAAAGAAATAACATATATTCATAGTGAAGGATATTCAACAAGTAGTTTAAAACATGGTCCATTTGCATTATTAGATGAAACTTTTCCAGTTATTATTATTTCGCCAGATGATACTAATTATAGTAAATCAGAAAATGCATATGAAGAAATAAAATCAAGAAATGCGCCAATTATTTTTATTACAAATAAAAAAAATCAAATAGATAAACCCAATGTTATTTATATTAAAACAAATGAAACATTTAATGATTTATTATGTTTATTGCCATTACAATTATTAGCATATAAATTAGCAATTAATAGAAATATTAACCCAGATGTTCCACGTAATTTGGCAAAAGTTGTTACAGTTGAATAAATATTATTTTTATTATCATAATATATTAAATATGCAAAACTCAAATACAAATATAAACATGCAAAATATGCAAAATGTAATATATATTATTAGTGTATTTTCACCAATTATATTAGGATGTTTAGCAATAGCATCATCATTTATTTGTCAAAATTTTAAAGGAATTATATACATAGCATTTTTATTATTAGCTTGTATAATTAGAAATTATGTATATATATTAAATGGTAAAACTGATAGTATTATAAATAATCCGTCTGCATTATGTTCAAAAATTTTATATAGTAAAACACATAATTCAACTTTTAGTATATTTATATTTGCATTTACAATATTATATTTATTAATTCCAATGATTTACACAAATAATATTAATTTTTGGTTACTAAGTGGTTTAATTGGATATTTTTTATTAGATATATTTATTAAAATTAATAAACAATGCATTCATAATAATGCAGGAAATGTTATCATTAATATAATAACAGGAAGTGTATCTGCTGGAGTAATTGTATTAATACTGTATTTAAATAATTTGTCTGAATATTTATTTTACAATAAAACAATGAAACAAAATGAACCAATTAAATGTGTTGTTTCTTTATAAATGATTAATTTGCATTTTAGTTATTAAATTTTATTACAATATATTTAGTAATAAATAAAATAACACACTTAATTGGTGAATTTAATTATTTCAATAAAACTCATTGTGAATATTTGGCAGAGTTTGCTGAGGATTATCCAATGTGCATTAATACACAAATTGAACAATTGAAAATTATCAATGAACAATTGAAACAATTAAAACATATAACTCAAAATAAAATACATTAATTAAACCAATTACATACAAATAAAATATCTAATTTAAAACAAACTATTATCAATCAACTTAATAAACCAAAACCAATTGAATGTAATTTAACGTATTCGACAGACTCAAATATAACAGTCCCAACAGTAACGTATCCATTAAACAATCAACCTTAAATAATAAGAATAAATAATAAAAATAAAAAACTAAAAACTATAAATTAAAAAAAACATATAAAATATAATAATATAATATTTTATATGAGTTCTTTATACAATTTTTTATATAATTTTTTTTTTCAACCTATAAATAATGAAAATACAAATGATAATAATTTTAAACATAATAATAATTCAAACATAATTACAAAAACAACACTTGTTGAACCAATACATAATGTATTTCAACCAATACATGAAAATATTACAAATAATAATATAATAAACGATTGTATTTTTCCAAGTGATAATGAAACTACTATACATAATAACGATTTAATAAATAATAATGATGAAATTAATCATTATTTATTTCAAAAATTAAATAATGATATTTTTGGAAATTTTTAATATATTTTATAATAAAAAAATGAAATATAATTAATACAATACTAAACATACAACAATAATAAAAAACTATTATACCTAAAATGGAAAAACGTTTAAATAAAAAAGCATCTCAATATGCATCTAATTTAAAATCCAGTTTAATAACAGAAATTGAACAAACATGTAATGTAAAAACAGATGAAATCGCAAATTTAATTGAATATATACATAAATATGAAAAATTATCATATACAAATCATGATTTTGTAAAACCACATAGACACAAAACAAATATTTCACAATTTGAACGATGTTGCTCAAAAAAAGCAGATTCGTCACAATGCACTAGAAGAAAAATGCCAAATAGTGATTTTTGTGGAACTCATATAAAAGGAACACCTCATGGAGTAATTAATCCAAATATTGACCCTGTAATTGAAACTGTTAAAAAAATTACAGTTTCAACTATAAATATTAATGGAATTATTTACTATATTGATAATATTGAAAATGTATATTGTGTTGAAGATGTTATTAATAATACATTAAATCCAACAATTATTGCAAAATACATTAAAAATGATAATAATACTTATAAATTAATTGAATTAAATAATAATTAACTTTATAAAGTTATAAAAAATAAAATAAACAACAAAAAATAAAATTTAAGAAAGTAATTAAATAAAAGAAATTATTAAATTAACACTAATAATTTTTTTTATAATAATATATATATAAAATAATGGCATCTACACGAAATAAAAATACATTTGGAAATTATAATTTAAATCAACAAGAACAATCTAATATGAATGAATATTTATTATATAAAAACTCAGCTCGAGGCACTGCATATAACACACAACTTCCTGGAAATGGATTAAATCCTGGGCAGATTCCATCAAATCAATTGTCAAATAATTCAGTAAATACTGAATCTTTTTTATTTGGTATTAATTCAACTAATTTAGTTAAACCAAATACACAACCATTTATTTCAGAACATAAAATATTATCTTCTGCTAATATATTTGAAAAACCTGATACAATATTAATTCCTGAACCATTAGTTATAGATAAATACCAACGGCCATTTCAATATTAAATATGTTAATATTTATTCGTCATCCATATCATATTCACTTTCACTATCATCTGCAATATATAATAATTGATCTATTAATTTATATTCTTCAGTATTATTTATATTACTTGTATCATCTGTATTATCTGTATCATGATTATCATCATTATCTGTATCATGATTATCATCATTATCATCATCATCAAATAATAAATCGTAATCATCATCATTCAAAGTTTCATTAAAATTTAATTCACGAGTATTTGTAGATGTTAAATTATTTGAATATGTTACTAAAAATGATAATAATAAATTTGTTGAAATATGTGATTCTAAAAAATTGGGTTGATTATTAAATATTACATGATTATCATTATATTGTTTTTTTTGAGTAAAAATAATTTTAGGGTTTATTTCAGATGTACAACTTCGTACAATTTTTAATTGTTGATTTCCAAATTTTGGATTATATGAATAAAAAATAGACATTTTAAATAGCCATATTTCTTCTGAATAATATTTTATATTTGAATTTGAAGAGCGTGTATAAATAAAATAAATTTTTAAATATGGAATCATAATACTAATTAATTTATCCTTTGGAAAATCTGTATGAATCTTAATTTTTTTAAATGAATTAAGTATATTATAATGATCTATCATTTTAGTAACATATTCAAATAATATTTGGTCATCAGAATTATGAATAAATGAATTAATTGAACAATTGCATAATAATTGTTCATTTTGCATTTTAAAATTTGTTAAGTTAAAATTAGAATTGAAATAAGCATAAAATAAATCAGGACATTTATAATTATTTAATATAAAAAAAAAATATATATTATATAATGTTGATTTATTAAATATAACATTTGTATATGGATTTATTATACATATTGGGTCAGCATTTAAATGAGTAACCATATTATTCATTAATTTCATATTAATTATTTTTTTAAGATCATTCAAATGAAATAAATATTTACTGTTATTTTGCATGATGGTCATTACTTGCTTATTTTGTTGATTTAATGGTATTAAATATAAATCATTTGATGATACAATTTTAGATTTATTATATTTAATAATATATGCAAATTTATTTAATGCAAAATAAGTTTTTTGTATTTTGCAAATAATATTAAAAAGTTCAAGTTTTTGAGGGTTGTTATCATTTAATATTATATTTTTTATTTTTTGATATTTTGTTTGTATATTTAATTGATTATGTGTAAAACATAACAAAGTATCATGTATTGTATTTTCTAAAAAAGAAAAATTATTTAATATTTTTTTAGTTATTATATTGATAGTTAATGGTGTTAAATTTTGTGATGCCATTATATTATATTAAGTCTGTCTTATTAATATAATATAATATAATATAATATATTTATATTTTTATTTATTAATATCTTTTTTTAATGGTTAGCGATCTCGACAATAATAGTAATATTTTGCAGTACAACCAACACATAGTGACAACATTATATCAATGGGCCAAATAATTGACATAATAATTGGTATATGAAAATCGTTAATTAATGCATCAGACATAATTGCTTTAATTTTTTCATTATTTAATGGATTATTACAATTATTTTCATGTTTTTTTAATGGCATTAACATATTAGTTGAACATGTAAACATATAATATGGAATAATTACAGCAACATATGTTTTAAAATAATTATTAAGACAAAATTGTTTAATACGTTGAAATATATGAGACATTACTTTACTAATATAAAATGAATTATATTTAAATTAATAAATATAAAAAATATAATTCATTTTTATTATTATTAAACCATTTATTTTTTATTTATTTTTTATTTTATTTATTTATTTATATAATTATTAAAATCCTGGGTCATAATCGTCATCTTGTTGTTCAGTTTCTTCATTTGTAGTTGATTTAAATTTAATATTTTCAACATTATTTTGTATTAAAATTTTATTAAGATTGCAATTATCTTTACTAGTTTCAGTAATATTAAACATATCATCTATTTCTTTTTCTACATTAATTGGATTATATGTACTTTTTTCATTTAGTTTTGTCATATTATCAATATCTAACATTACTTGAAATGAACTTGTACCATAATACCCTTCTTGACCGCACATAATATTTGCAGATACTCCACGTAACATATCTAATTCTGCGTGTCTTGCTGCTTTTAAAAACATTTCTGGAGTTTCTTCAAATGATGCTTTTGCAATTGGTCCAATATTATCAGAATTAATACCATATCTAAATATAGATATCATTTTACTTTCATATGTCATTCTATCAACTAATATGCTAAAATTATGATAATTAACATATGTTCCGTCAAATTCAATAACTTCAACTAATTCGTTGAATATTGTTTGTCTTGCAGCTTCAATTCCAAGAACATTAAATGTTTCAATAATATCATTACTTACTGTTCGTTTATTATCAATATAATCAAGCGCTAATACATCAAGTAAATTAGTACCATCTGTATCTAATACCCATATATCTGTTTTTTGAAATGACCCATTCGTTTCATTTAATACATTTTTAACTTTACGAAGAATAACATTATTAATGTTTTTAACACCTCGTAATACTACATTATTTAATAATTGGTCTTGAAAATTTTTTAATAAATAAATTTTATCAGTTTGATCAAGTGGCATTGGGGATTCCTTTTTTTTATTAATGATATCATTAATTCTAATTCTAAATACTAATTTATCTTCGTTAAAATCTGTATAAATACACGAAATTTGATTGTCATAAATGGTATTTAATGTAAAATGTATATCATCCATTGTAATATTTTTTTCAAGCATACTTTCTGGGTCCATTGCTATTCTAAAAATCCATTTTGATTGGGTATCATTATTACCGGGTGAATCGTTATTTTCTTGATTGCAATTATTTATCATATTTGAAAATTTTTTATATTGTGAAATTGTATTTTTATCTTCTTCAATTAATGTTGATAAATCATCCGGGTCAAAACATAATTCAATTGATTCAACAATATCTTTCAACATTGTATGTTCTAACATATGCATTACTGACCGCGCTTTATCTTTTTGTGTTTCATCTTCTTTTGGCAAATATACAGTTAATGATGGATTTTTAGGTTCAGGTGTTAATAATAAAATTTCTTCAAGTCTTGGAACACCTCTAGTTACATTTGACTTTGATGCAACTCCTGCAAAATGAAATGTATTTAATGTCATTTGTGTTGAAATTTCACCAATACTTTGTCCTGAAATTATACCAACCATTTCACCTGGAGCAACAATTGCTCGTTTATATTGCAATACAATAGTTTCCAATAATAATATAATTGCATCACGATTAAATTTTTTTACAATAACTAAATCTTTTGGTGACAAATAATAATAATACAATGTTTTAAACAATAATGTTGGCGGTGAATAATATATTTTCTCTATATTTTCATAATATTTTTCAATAAGTTGAAATGTTTCAATTAAACTAATATCATTAACTGTTGTTGCTGTTATATTGCATTGTGTTTGAATATTATTAATAATATATAAAAATGCAACAGGCAAATTTACAATATTATCATCTTTAAATTTAAATACCTTTTCAATAATTTCTGATTGCATTTGAATCATCATATCTGTATATTTTTTGCATTTATTTTGTGTTTCATCAATATTATTTTTATTTATTAATATTGTATTTTTATTATCAATTACATTATAATGTTCATAAATATCCTGAACAGACATATTTACAATAGGTAAAATTTGGTTTTCAACTTTAGTTGTATCTATATTATCATCTCCGTATTTAAATTGAACAATTACATTTTTATTAGTTCTAACTGTCATATCATAATTGACCATTAAATCTTCCATACCTTTAATTAATCTGCGTTGAATATATCCAGTAATTGATGTTTTTACTGCAGTATCAATAAGTCCAACACGCCCACCCATTGCGTGGAAGAATAATTCTTGTGGAGATAATCCATTAATATATGAACTTTCAACAAATCCACGAGCACCAGGTGAATCATCAAACTTATTATAATGTGGTAATGTTCGGTTTTCAAACCCGTATGGAATTCTACTACTATCTACATTTTGCTGACCTAAACATGCCAACATAAATGATATATTTAATTCAGACCCCTTAGACCCTGCAACAACCATTGATACAAATCCATTTTTTTCAGCATTTAAATTTTTTAATCCTGTTTTTCCGGATTCAGCAGTTGTTTGATTTAATATATTTGTTATTTTAGTTTCAAATTCTGCACTATTTGTTTTGCCCGAATTATTTTCAAATAAACCAAGTTGAACTTGGTCTATTAAATCCTTAATTTCAATTTTCTTTTTTGTAACAATATCAACAATTTCATTTGTTGTTTTTTCACTAATAATTAAATCGCTAATTCCAACACTAAATGATGATAATTTCATATATTCAGTAATAATATTTTGCAAATCATCCACAAAATTTGAAACTGCGGAATTCCCAAAATCATTACAAAGTCTATGTAATATACCCTTTGTTCCAGCTCCCATAACACCTTTATCAATTTGTCCTCGTATAAATTTTCCATTATTAATTTCTAATACATTATTTGATGTTTCATAATTATCGGTTTCTTTGTATGATTTTGTTTTATATTTTAATGATAATACTGGTGTAATTTGTGTTAATAAATCAAAACTTGTAAGCATTTTACCCATTTTATTATTTGAGTTATCTTGAATTTGGTCTAATAATTTTTGTTCATCTACGTTTTTAAATAACATTAATAAATTCATTGCATCTCGTGGATTAAACTTAATATTTTTACGCGTAAATTGAAAACATCCAAGCATTGAATCTTGATAAATTCCAATAATTGGCGAATTATTTGCTGGACTAATAAACTGATATTGAACTGCTGCTAAATTTCGTAATTCAGACTCAGACTCAACGTCTTGTGGCATATGTAAATTCATTTCATCGCCATCAAAATCCGCATTATATGATTTAGTATCTGCAACATTCATTCTAAAAGTATCACCTTTAAACATAATTTTTGCAATATGCGCCATCATACTCATTCTGTGTAATGTTGGCTGACGATTGAATAATATAACATCGCCATCCATCATATGTCTATGTACAATATCACCTTCTTCAAGTATAATTGATTTACGATCAACATATCTTAATGAAATTGTTTCACCATTTGATTTTTCCAAGTTATTTGCACCAGGATATTTATCTGACCCATTATTAACAAGCGCCAATAAATATGATTTATTATTTTTATTAACAACACATGGACGAGTTATATTTTTTGCAATTTTTAAAGGTATTCCTAATTCACGAATTGAAATATTTGGGTCAGCAGTAATAACTGACCTTGCACTAAAATCAACGCGTTTAGCCATTAAATTTTCACGCATTCTGCCACTTTTTCCAACCAATCGGTCTTTAATTGATTTTAATGGTCTTCCAGAACGTTGTGCAACAGATGCCACATTTGGTATATTATTATCAATTTGAACTGCTACATAATATTGCAATACCATTGTCCAATCATCAATTACATTTGCATCAGCATTATTTTGTATTTTACTTTGAAGAGTGTTATTTGTTTTTATAATATTTACTAATATATGACTTAAGTCATCTTCTGAACGTTGTTGTGCATCATGTTTTACAGATGGTCTAACTGATGGAGGTGGAACATACATAATTTGACAAATCATCCAGTCTGGTCTTGACCAGATAGGATTAAACCCCATAAAGGATACATCTTCATCTGTAATTCGTTTAAATATTTTTAAAATTAATTCAGCATGTAATGAAATTGGTGCTGGTGGAGTTTCTTTTAATACGCCTTTCCATTCAGCCGTTATTGTTGCAAGTCCCTCTTTTTTTATTTTAAATGGTTGCAAACAACCACATCCATCATTTGTATCTTCGCCACAACGTTTTATTTTTTTAGCTAAATCAAATACAAATTTCCATCTAGCTTCTTCAGGCATATTTAACACATGAGCATATTTCTCTTTACTAATTAATAATTTACTGCATTTAAAACAAATACATCGCATTACTTTTAAAATTGTAGCAAGATACTGAATATAAAATACTGGTCGCGCCAATACAATATGTCCATGATATCCAGGAGTATTAATACATTCTAATCCATCTGTTGGACAAATTAATCCAGGTTCTAAAACTCCCATTCGGGGATCAAAAAGACCTCCTATTACTGGTTTATTATTAATATATGTATATCTACTAGTAATTTCTGCAACAGACCCCTTTAAAATTTCTTCTGGTGATAACATACTAAATTGAATTCCAACAATTTTTGAAACATTAACATTTGAATTAGAATTCGTAGATTTATACATTACCTTATTTATTATATTGATATAAATTTATATTGTTTTATAAAAATAATCATTTTTTTATTTAATTAAAAACAAAAAATAAAATATGAAAATATTAAATCCCTAAACAAATATTATATATGTTACATAATTTTTTATTTATTTTATAAAATAAATAAAAAAAAATGCTTTTTACTGAATAATATATTAGTATTTACAATATAATAATAATTAATTATAAAATATAAATATGCAATTGCGAAGTGATACACGTAAGCGTAATAGTAAAGAAAGTAATATGCACTCATTATATTAAAAATAAAAAAAATGGTTGTTAGTAGTAGTAGTATAATTGTTGTTGAGTAAATTAAATTAATAAATGATTTTTTCTTAAATGAATAATAAAATAAATTGGCAGTGCCTGATGTATTTATCAAAACCCTCCATCAATATTTAGTATGAACAATTTAAATAAAATAAAAAATATTTACATTATTATTGTTTTTTTTTTATAATTTGTATAATAATACAAATTATGAAACAATGTAATTATACAAATAATGAAAAACTTGACATTTCAAGAGAAATTAAACCAATTACTGAACAAATGATAACTAAAGATTATTTAAAATTAATAAATATTGGAATTAATTCTCAAAATGAATCTCCAAGATGTAGAACTGGAAATAATACAGTTGATTATTTTACATTTCATGAACGATTAAATACAAAAGGTAAATATAATACAAATTATTACGAATTTATATGTAATTTAGATGAATTTAAAAAAAAAAAATTCATTCAAAATATGTTAAATTATTATCATACAAAAAATCATACAAAAAAAAATAAAAAAAAAGAACAAGTAATTTTAAAAGAAACATATAATATTTGTATTAGTGCAGTTAATATATTTAGACCATTGGTTGCAATGGATATATATAATAAATATACACCAAAATCTGTATTAGATTTTTCATGTGGATGGGGAGGACGATTAATTGGAGCATGTGCTTTAAATATTAAAAAATATACTGGAATTGATATTAATAATAATTTACAAGAACCATATTTACAAATGACAACTTTTTTAAATAAACATTCAACAACAAATATAAATATGATATTTCAAGATGCTACCACAATTGATTATTCATTGTTATATTATGATATGGTGCTAACATCACCTCCATATTATGGAATTGAAAAATATTCTAATAATAAAGAATATAAAACAAAAACCGATATGAATGTTAATTTTTATATACCATTAATTACAAATACTTTTAAATATTTGCAAAAAAATGGACATTTTTGTTTAAATGTGAATAATGAAATATATAAAAATGTATGTATTCAATTATTAGGTGAAGCAAATGAAATCATTCAATTAAAAAAAAGTAAAAGACAAAATAATTATACAGAGAATATTTATATTTGGATTAAAAAATAAGATTCTTTACATATTTGTTTTTTACTTTTGTTTTTGTTTTAATTTAATTATTATTTTTAACAAAACAAATAATTGTAATTAAGTAATTAAATATTTTCATTTTATAATATATATATAAAATGAAATATAATAGTAAAAATAAACAATGCGATAAATCAATGACATTTCAAGATTGCGAACTTGCAATTTTACGAATGCAAGTTGATCAAGCTCAAAAAAAAATATCAAAGCGTATAATACAATCTGATGATATTTTAAAAATTATTAGTATTGTTGAAAAATTTATAAAACATAAAAATTTAATATGTTATGGAGGAACTGCTATTAATAATATACTTCCAAAAGAAGATCAGTTTTATAATAAAGATACAGATTTAGCAGATTATGATTTTTTCTCTCCATCGCCAATTAATGATGCAAAAGAATTAGCAGATATTTATGTTTCCCACGGTTTTACTGAAGTAGAAGCAAAAGCTGGACAACATCATGGAACATATAAAGTATTTGTTAATTATATCCCTGTTGCAGATATAACAAATGTTCATAAAGATTTATTTAAAACACTTAAAAATGATTCAATTCGTATTGCTGGAATATTATATGCTCCACCAAATTTTTTAAGAATGTCAATGTATTTAGAATTATCAAGACCTGCAGGAGATACAAGTCGGTGGGAAAAAATATTAAAGCGTTTATCATTATTAAACAAACATTATCCATTAAGTGATATAACTTGTAAATTAAATAAATATCAACGACTAATGGATTTAACTGATAATAAAGAGAAAATTTTCAACACAATAAAAAATACTTTAATAAATCAAAGTGTTGTTTTTTTTGGAGGTTATGCACTTTCGTTATATTCTAAATATATGCCAAATAATAGTAAAAATAAGTTAAAATATAATTCAGATTTTGATGTTATTTCACATGATCCATTAATTACTGCTGAAATTATTAAAGAACGATTAAATGATGAAAATATTAAAAATGTAAAAATTATTAATCATAAATCTATTGATAATATTATACCAGACCATACTGAAGTTATTGTTAATAAAGATACTGTATTGTTTATTTATAAACCAATTGCATGTCATAGTTATAATATAATTAAAATTGATGGAAATAAACTTAAAATTGCTACAATTGATACAATGTTGAGTTTTTATTTAGCATTTTTATATATTAACAAGCCATATTATACAAATTTTACTAATAGAATATTATGTATTGCATCATTTATGTTTGAAATTCAACAAAAAAATAGATTGTCTCAAAAAGGGTTATTACAACGATTTAGTATAACATGTTATGGACATCAAGAATCTGTTGAAGAAATGCGTTCTGCAAAATCATTAAAATTTAAAGAATTAAAAAATAATAAAAATTCAAGTGAATATGAAGAATATTTTTTAAATTATAAACCTGGTGAAACTAAAACAACCAAAAATAAAACAACCAAAAATAAAACAACCAAAAATAAAACAACCAAAAATAAAACAACCAAAAATAAAAAAATATTTGGTATCAATTTTTCATATTAATTGATAAAAATATTTGGATTTTTAAGTAATTCATATATATCTATATTATTAATATTACTATTTATTTTTAATGTACATAATTCACTTGATTGTTCAATTAAATCAATTGCGTTATAATTTCTTGACAAAGCATCCCAATTTATTTTGTTATAATTTTGTTTTAATAGTTCAATTGCTCCATAATTTTGAGACAATGGTTTCCAATAATTATATTTATTAATATCATTAATTTTTAATTTTATTAAATCATGTGCATTAGGATTTAAAACTAATCCTGATAAATTAATTTTATTGGAATTTTTAGTTAGTAAATCAATTGCATTTGGATTTTTAGATAGTTCAAACCAATTAATAATTGATGGATGTTTAATTAATATATGTATTGCATTTGGATTGGATGATATATTTCGACAGTGTTCTTGAGGTATATTAATTGAATAATTGTTTGACAATATTGAGTATTTATTTATCCAATTATCCTCTATTAATTTAATAGCATTTTTGTTTTTTAATAATTCAATCCAATTTATTTTATTTTGATTTTCATTTAACAATGAAATTACACCAGAATTCGCAGATAATTCATTCCAAAAAATATGATTAAAATTATTTTTAAGTATATGACTCGCATTTGGATTTTTAGATAGTGATTTCCAAATAGTATCATTGTTAATTTTTTGAATATAATCTAAATTATATTCAATAATATGAATTGCATTTGGGTTTTCTGCAAATGAAGATAATAATTTTAAATTATTAATATTTAACATAATATTATCAATATTAACATTATTTACTGTACTTTTATTATATATTAATCCGTATTTTTCAAGCATATTAAAATATATATTTTTACAACCAGAATTATTAATTATAAACATTGGCATTATTAAAACCTTTGCAAAATTACACTTGGTAATTTCCATATAATAAATATAATAAAAATATTTATATTTATTTTTATTATATTATATAGAAATAAACATAAATAATATATATTATATAATATATTATGATAAACAATTTTAATGATATACAACATATTTTTTATATTAATTTGAAACATCGTGAAGATCGACAACTTAATGTAATAACTCAATTAAATACACTCAATTTAATGCCTCAAACTATACATCGGTTTAATGCAATATCTCATATAAATGGTGCTATAGGATGCGCAATGAGCCACTTAAAGTGTTTAACTCACGCTAAAAAAAATAATTGGGATAATGTTTTAATAATAGAAGATGATATTGTTTTTTTAAATCCAAATGTATTAAAATGTCAATTTAATAAATTTTTATCACATAATATTTCTTGGGATGTTATTATTATTGGCGGAAACAATATGCCGCCATATAAAAAAATTGATGATTGTGCAATTAAAGTATCCAGATGTCAAACAACAACTGGATATGTTGTTAAATCCCATTATTATGATAAATTAATTAATAATTTTAAAAAAGGAATTGAATTATTATTATTAAATCAACAAAAACATTATTTATATGCAATTGATAAATATTGGTTTCATTTACAACAAACTGATAATTGGTTTCTTATTATACCAACTACTGTAACACAATTAGATGGATATAGTGATATTGAAAAACGAAAAACATATTATACTCCTGCAATGCTTGACATAAATAAAAATAATTTTTTTAAACAACTTAGTAATTATAAATAATATTTTTTTGTATTTTATTAATATCCCCATTCTTCAAATTTTAAATAATTAATTGGATTCATTACTACTTCAACTAATTCTTGTTTTAACTTGCACATATTTTTTTTCATACTTACATAATCATACTCAAATATTGATAAATTTGATGATAAATATTTCCAAACTATTTTAGCTTGATTTTGGTTTTGTTCTAATAAGTATATTGCATTTGGATTTAATGATAACGCCCCCCAACTTATTTTATTTTGATTTTTAAATAATAAGTGTATAGCATTTGGATTTAGTGATAACATATGCCAACATATTTTATATGAATTTTGTTCTAATAAGTGTATAGCATTTGAATTTTTAGATAAATACTTCCAATTTATTTTATTTGGATTTTGTTCTAATAAGTGTATTGCATTTGGATTTATTGATAAATTATACCAATTTATTTTATCTGGATTTTGTTCTAATAAATGTATAGCATTTGGATTTTCTGATAACCAAAACCAACATATTTTATCAAAATTTTGTTTTAATAAGTGTATAGCATTTGGGTTTTGTGATAACCATACCCAATTTATTTTATTTGGATGTTGTTCAAGTAAGTGTATTGCATTTGGATTTAATGATAACATACTCCAATCTATTTTATCTGGATTTTGTTCAAGTAAGTGTATTGCATTTGAATTTTTTGATAACATATACCAGTCTATTTTATCTTGATTTTGTTCTAATAATTGAATTGCATTTGGATTTTGTGATAACCATTCCCAATTTATTTTATTTTGAGATATAAATGATTTCAATTTTAACATTTTTTTTAATATATTGATATTTAAAATTAATAAAATAAAATCCATTTTTTTATTTTAAGAATAAAATATTAGTTTATTATATTAAGTTTTTAGGGTTTTTTAATAAATGCATAACCAGCAGTATTAAATATATTAATATTTTTTTGTAGGTTATCATCTAAATATTGATATCGCATTGCAACTAATTGACATCCATATTTTTCACATAATTCAATATTTGAGTTATACGAATTTGCACCACTTGATGGAAGAACCATTGACATATTTTCTCTATTATAATCGGTTAATTCTTGTGAATTTGTAATATATTTAATATCATCAAACACATATTTTCTCATATATTTTGAATTACTTGCCATATTTACATATTCCATAAATTGTTTATTTTCTAAATATGAATTATTATTGCCATCAATTATAATAACATATTTTCCCATAAATTTATCCATTGTTTCATTTCCAAGATTTTTATTATAATTTTCATAACTATATTTATTTCCTAACATACGATCACTATGATGCTTAAAAATATCTGCTAATTTTGAATATATAAATTGATTTTTACTTTTAATTCTTAAATGAATTAATAAAGGGTCTTGATAATTTGGTGTATAAGACCCCGAAAATGCATATTGTTCAATAATTTTAAATGCATCATTAAAATCGACATAATTATATGTTTCTTTTACTGTATAATTATCATTTGTTGATGTTGCAATTACTGGCTCATTATTTATTGAATAAATTTCAAAATCTAAACATCTTACACCTTGTCTAAGAATTGCTTTTAAATTACATGTATCCACATAATCGTTTTTATAACTACCCCCAGAACAACAGTTGTATGCAGTATTTATATAATATTCATTTAATGACCCATTATATTTTGATATATCAAGTGTTTTAATATTTCCATTTATTTTTCCATATTTTTTATTCATTTTATCACATTCATTTTGTTTTAATCTACTAATTTGAATTGTAAAAAATACTATATATAAACACACAATTATAATGCATAAAAAAATAATATTTGTAATTATTTGATTATTATTTAAGTTTAATATTTTTTTATAATAATTATTTATTAATTCAATAAATGTCATAATAATATATTATAATTTTATTTTATTTATTTATATTTTATTTTGTTTATTTATATTTTATTTTGTTTATTTATATTTTATATCAAAACTTTCTTCAGGTTCCCATGTATTATGTTCATGCGAATATCCAGTCCATTTTACTAAATAAAATATTTGTGATTGCTTAATACGAGTTTTTACAATATAATCAACTTCATATATGTCACTTTCATATTTATACTCACATTTAAATATTGAAGGATTTCTTGATAACATATCCCATTGTATTTTATTTGGATTTTGTTCTAATATATGTATAGCATTTGGATTTTTTGATAAATATTCCCAATTTATTTTATCTTGATTTTGTTCAAGTAAGTGTATAGCATTTGGATTTGATGATAACATAACCCAATTTATTATATCTGGGTTTTGTTCTAATAAGTGTATAGCATTTGGATTTGATGATAACATATCCCAATCTATTTTATCTTGATTTTGTTCTAATATATGTATAGCATTTGAATTTTGTGATAAATAATACCAGCATATTTTATTTAGATTTTGTTCTAATAAGTGTATGGCATTTTTATTTCCTGATAACATATCCCAATCTATTTTATCTTGATTTTGTTCTAATATATGTATAGCATTTGGATTTTTTGATAATACCCACCAATCTATTTTATTTGGATTTTGTTCTAATAAGTGTATGGCATTTTTATTTCCTGATAAATAATTCCAACCTATTTTATTCGGATTTTGTTTTAATAAGTGTATAGCATTTGGATTTCTTGACAACCCATCCCAATATATTTTATCTGGATTTTGTTCAAGTAAGTGTATTGCATTTGGATTTTTTGATAACATTCGCCAATTTATTTTATTTTGATTTTGTTCTAGTAAGTGTATTGCATTTGGATTTAATGATAAACAATCCCACTTTATTTTATTTGGGGTTTGCTCTAATAAATGTATTGCATTTAAATTTGCTGATAAATTATACCAACATATTTTATTTGGATGTTGTTCAAGTAAGTGTATAGCATTTGGATTTTTTGATAAATAATCCCATTCTATTTTATTTTGATTTTGTTTTAGTAAGTGTATAGCATTTAAATTTGATGATAACATAACCCAATTTATTTTATCTGGATTTTGTTCTAATAAGTGTATAGCATTTGGATTCATTGATAACTGTTTCCAATTTATTTTATCTTGATTAATAAACGATTTCATTATATTATTTTATTGTTTTTTATTTTATTATATAAAATATTTCATTTTTTATAAATAATATAATAATATCTTACACTTTTTTTAATTAAATAGAAATACTTCCTTGAGGGTTACCATTTTCTGTTACAGATACTTTAAGATTATAAGAACCAAATAAATTACCAAACCAATTATTTGTGTATCCTTTTATATAATTATTCCAAACATCTTGTGGATTTAATGCATGTGTATAATATTGCAGTTTTGATGTCCATCCATCAAACCCTCCACCAGGAGTTACAAATACATTTGCATTTGGATTAATAGCAGCAACTCCCGGCATTAAACATGTTTTAGATAGTTTTCCATCAATATAAATATCAATTGTGTTATTATATACGCTCATTGTTAAATTTACCCATTTTTGTAAAGGTATATCAGAAATAGTACATTTATGAGAACTAATATTTTCATTTGTATTTGTTCCATTATAATGACTTAATGAAACAACAATATCATTACACGTATTTCCTAAGATTACAGCAGGACATGCATTAATGGTTGAATTATTTGATGAATAAGATTCTGTTCTACCAAAAATTACTTTATTCTCTCCATATCTATAATTCCAATCATTAATATAAAACCAAATTGAATATGCAAAATTACTCGCATTTGAACCTTGTATATTAGTTTCTAAATCTTTTGAGTCAATCATTGTTGATGTTTTTGCATTTATTAGTCCTGTTAATTTGCTGGATTTAGATAATATATATCTAAGTGTAATATAAATTAATATAATTAAAAATATTATTAAAATAAAGTGCAATGGGTTCATATATAATTAATTAATATAATATTATAATATTAATTTTACAATTTATATTATATTAATTACATATTTTCATTTGCTGTTTTAACTCCATGGCAATTTCTACATAATGCAATTAAATTTGAAGTATCATTGCTTCCACCATGTTCAAGTCTAGTTTTATGGTCAATTTCAAATGTGTGGTCTAAACTTAAATTACATTTTCCACATTTCCATTCTTGACTATATGCAACAAATTTTTTTTTTGTTTCACTAACTGACCGTTTAGTTGATTTACTTGAACCTTGGGGTTTTTCTTTACGAGTGCTAAATGGTTCTGTTATATTACCGGTATTTGGTGTTGTTAAATCAAAAATTGGCGAAATTAAATCGCTTCCAGTTTTATCAACTGGCAAATATTTGATAATATTGCTTGCTTGCAATAACATTTTTTTTCCACGAACTGGGTTTTTTTTAAGAATATAATATGCACTAATTCCAATAAATATAAAAAACCCCATTTGATAATATTTTTTATATGATAAAAATAATTTTATATATTTTCCGTCGTTATATGAGTTATAAACGAAAAATGATGTAATTAATATAATTAATATTTCAATTCTCATTATTTTTAATTAACTATAATATTTATATATAATATAAAATTATTCTAATAAATTTTTCAATTTAAACATTTTAATAAATCCAGTAGGGTCATTTGTTACACGTAATAATCCTAATACAGTAATAAACATTCCTAAATAAGGAAGAATTACAAGTGCCCATGATACAGTTTTATATCCTTTTGAACACAACCAATTTAAAACATACGCCCAAATACCAGCAAAAAATAATTTAACAATTACAACTGCTGGAGGGAGCCCTTTAAATAAAATAAAAACACTTGCTAAAATAGCAGAAGCAAAATATAATCTTGCTGGAGTACAAAGTTTGCTTAAATTGCTTAAATCTTTCATATTATATTATATATAAACAATATTTTCTATTGGTAATTTAAATAATAAATAATCAACCATAATATAACAATTAAAAATGCAAATGTTATTATTTTTGTAAATTTATTTTTTTTAACAATTTTATTTTTTACTGGTTCAAAATTTTTATTATAATTAATATAAAAATCATTTAATGTAATTTCAGGTTTATTAATTGACTTATTAATTTTATTATGAATAAAATTTGTCCATTTAACAAGTAATTTTTTATTTTTTAGGTATGGTTCGATTGGGTATTTGGCTAAAAGATTGCTAAAATTTTTTGACATATTATCATTTGGTATAATTAATGAAAAATTTTGAATAAAATTGTAGTATTTTTTAATCATAATTTCATTTGGAAAATCTGGATAACATAGCGCAGAAGTATGTAATACAAACCAATAGTGTGGTCCCCATATTGATGGATTTAAATTATTCATTTTATAGGTTGTTGTCTAAATATATTGTTTATTAAAAAATAATGTATAAATAACACAATAAAAACATTTAAATGTAATAATCAAAATATATATACTTATAAAATTGATATTATGGCAACAAAAAATTTTAAACAAATAATTCCATATGAAAACTTTGAAATCGAAAATAATATATTTAATACAAACTGTTCTAATATTTTATGTAATAATTGTAAAAAATATGGACATTATTATTATAAATGCACACTACCAATAATAAGTTATGGAGTTATATTATTTAAATATGGGTCTAATGGAGATATTAATTTTTTAATATCTCAAAGAAAAAATAGTTTTGGATTTATTGATTTTATTAAAGGTAATTATAATATAACAAATACATTTCACATACAGAATCTTATTAATGAAATGTCAAATGACGAAAAATACAATATTGTTAATAAAACATATGAAGATATTAATAAAATTTATTATAATAATAAAAAATACAATGATTTATCATACAAAAAATTTAATTCATTAACACATGGTATTGGAACATGTAATAATATCACATTACGCGATATTGTTAATAATAGTAATACAAATTGGAACACTCCAGAATGGGAATTTCCAAAAGGACGACGCAATTTTAAAGAGCGGGATTTAGATTGCGCTTTACGAGAATTTAATGAAGAAACTGGAATTTATTTACATGACATAAATATAATTGAAAATATATTACCATTTGAAGAGAAATTTATTGGTTCAAATTATAAATCATATAAATATAAATACTTTTTAGCATTTTATAATTCGCCATTAAATGCTGACTTAACTAAATTTCAAACAAATGAAATTGGCGATTTAAAATGGAAATCATTATCTCAATGTTTAGAATCAATAAGAACTTATAATTTAGAAAAAAAACAATTAATAAATAATGTATATAAAATTATACAAAATTATAGTATATATTCATAGTATAATAATAGAAATATAATATAATATGAAATCTATTATTAAAAAAAAAATTGTTGAAGATGATGATTCAGATTCAAATATAGAAAATGAAAATGTTCAAAATGATATAAAATCATATAAAAATACATTTATAATTGATTCTGATTCTGATATTGATTCTGATACTGAATCTGAATTAAATAGTATTGAGCCGAATGATAATACCTTAAATAATTTAGATAACGAATATATCACTTGTGAAAATATTCCATCAAATGATGTTGATTTAATAAATTGCACAAATTTAAATACTTTACAATCGTGTAATAATTTATTGCAAAAAAAAGAAAACCTTGAACGCAAATGTTTAAATCAATCAACTCCTGAAAACGATTTGTTTTTATATCCTAGTTTATCTGATGAAAATTTTAATTTAAAAATATCAAAAAAAAAAGAATTTAATGACTATCAATATAATGGAACAATTGATTTAAAAAAAACAATAAAAGAACAAGCTAATATATTATCTAATGCAGAATTTGAATTGCAACCTCATCAAATTTTTGTAAAAAATTTCGTGTCTTCACAAACTCCATATAATAGTTTATATATAAACCACGGACTTGGAACAGGTAAAACATGTACTGGTATTGGAGTATGTGAAGAAACACGTGAATATTTAAAACAAACAAATAACTCAAAGCGAATAATTATTGTAGCTTCAAAAAATGTTCAAGATAATTTTAAATTACAACTGTTTGATGAACGAAAATTGGAAATAGTAGATGGAAATTGGAATATACAATCATGCACAGGTAATAATTTTATAAAAGAAATAAATCCAACCAATATGAAAAATATTCCAAAAGAAAAAATTATAAGTCAAGTAAAACAAATAATAAATAATTCTTATATATTTTTAGGATATGGACAATTTGCAAATTATATAATTAAAACAATAGGGCGTGAAAGTGTTGATAATGATGATGTAATAACAAAAACAAAACAACCAATATTGCAACATGACCTTAAATTAAATAAATCAATGGTTAGTCGATTGAAAAATGAGTTTAATGAACGATTAATTGTAATTGATGAAATACATAATATTAGAATAACAGATGATGATGATAAAAAAAAAGTTGCAGATGTTTTGCAAAAATTAGTTGAAAATACAGATACATTAAAATTTTTATTTTTATCTGCAACTCCAATGTATAACAGTTATAAGGAAATAATATGGATATTAAATTTAATGAATATTAATGACAACCGTTCAACTATTAAAATTTCTGATGTGTTTGATAATAAAGGAAATATAAAACCATCTGGGAAACAATTACTTATTCAAAAGGCGACAGGATATATTTCTTTTGTAAAGGGAGAGAACCCATTTACATTTCCATATAGAGTATATCCATCAATTTTTGATAAAAAAAATACATTCGATACAATTAAATACCCATCATATCAAATGAATAATAAACATACAAAAATAACTAATTTATCAAATAATATATTAGGATTGTATGTTAATCGTATTAAAAATTGCAATAAATGCAATAATTGTCAAATGTGTGCATATAAATATATGATTGATTTTTTAAAAAATAAAGATAATAACTTTAATAATATTACAAATGATATTAATAAAAAACAAAATCTTAAATTTGACCAATTAGATTCATTTAATTATACAGTTCTTCAAATATTAGTAGAATCCCTAATTATATCATATCCACATGATAATTTAAGTAACTCTATTAATAATATTAAGTATGACAATACCAAAGATAATCCATCAAATAATGCAGTGTTAATTAATCCAAAAACTTTAACAGGACAGTCTGGATTAAATCGTATGGTAACATATACCGAAAATGATGTAATTAAAAATAATTTTGAATATGACTCTAATATTGAAAATAAATATGGAAGAATATTTTCATATTCACATATAGAAAAATATAGTTCAAAAATTAAAAATGTTATTGATAATATTTATAACCAATCAACAGATACTATATCAGACGGCATTATACTAATATATTCACAATATATTGATGGTGGATTAATTCCAATGGCATTAGCACTAGAAGAAATGGGGTTTAATAAATATACAAATGGAAAAGAATCATCATTATTTAAAAATGAGCCACCAAATATAATACCAACATTAAAAAAAGCAAATATGAAATATACAATGATAACTGGTGATATAAAATTATCTCCAAATAATAATGCAGATGTAAATTACATAACAACTATAAATAATAAAAATGGTGATAAAATAAAAGTTGTATTAATTTCTAAAACTGGGGCAGAAGGAATTGATTTTAAATATATACGTCAAGTGCATATATTAGATCCATGGTATAATACAAATAGACTTGAACAAATTATTGGTAGAGCAGTACGAAATTTAAGTCATAAAGATTTAGATTTCGAAAAACGAAATGTGCAAATATTTATTCATGCTATATTATTAGATGATGGAAATGATCAAGAAACTGCAGATTTATATATATATAGAACTGCTGAACAAAAAGCATTGCAAATTGGAAATGTAACACGATTATTAAAAGAAACTGCAGTTGATTGTATATTAAATCATAATCAAACAAATTTTACACAACATAATATGAATTCGTTAATAAGTGAAAATATAACACAAATATTATCAAATAAAACAATAATAAATGATTTTAAAATCGGGGATGCTCCTTTTTCTGCATTATGTGATTACAAAGAAAATTGTTATTATAATTGTAATCCTAATACTGATAATAAAAACAGTGATATAAATAATGATACATATAATGAAAAATATATATTAGTTAATATTGAAAAAATAATTCAAAAAATTAAATTGTTATTTAAAATTGCCTTTTTTTATAAAAAAGATATTTTAATAAAATTAATTAGAGTGTCAAGAGAATATCCATACTCTCAAATTTATTATGCATTATCTCAAATGTTAGATAATAATGAAAATATTATTGATAAATACAATCGTCCAGGAAGTATAATAAATATTGGTGAATATTACCTGTTTCAACCAGAAGAAATAACAGATAAAAATTTATCAATTTTTGATAGGGCTGTTCCGGTTGATTACAAACATAATTCAATTATTTTTGATTTGGAACAACAACCACAAAAAAATAATAAAACTGATATAATTGAAGACACTGATATTTCATTTATTGAATCATTAAAAGAAATGTATGCAACATCATTACAATATATGGATAAATTAAAGGTTGAAAAAAAGGACGATAATTGGTATAAATATTATGGAATAATAATGAAAAAAATAAATAATAATTTTAATAATATTAAAATATTTGAACAAATATTAAATAATAGAAATATTAACATTAAACATTTTTTAATTGATATTTTATTTGAACATTTAATTGAAACATTATTAATTAATGAAAAACTTAAACTTATGAATTATATAAATTCAGTTCAAACAATTGAATTAAATAGTTTTGAATATTTTTCAGATAAATATTTTAAAAATAATATTAAATTGTTTGATAATAATGATATATTATATAAATATATAGGGTTTTATGATGATAATGAATATACATTTTTACAATTTGATGAAACTAATAACACTTGGGTAAAAATGCAATTATTAAACCAACAAAAAACAAAAGAATACATTGAAATAAACAGCTTACCTAAAACATTTAATAAAACTGTTGGATTAATTGGGTTAAATAAAACTAAAAAGTATTTAGTATTTAAAACTAAACAATACACCACTCAAAAAAAATTTACTGGAGCAAGATGTGATGAATCTGGAAAAATAAAAACAATAAATTTAATTAATACAATACTTAATGAAAATAGATTTACAAAAACATCTGATGTTATTAATAATTTTGAATTATGTGTATTGCAAGAAACCATATTACGATTTTTTAACAAAATAAAACATAATGATAATCATTGGTTTTTAACAATTTAATTATATTATAAGTGTTTTGATTTTTTTAAATACATAAAACAATTTAAACATTATTTTTTAATTTAATTAATATATTTATTTTATAATGGATTTGCTAACAAAAAAAATAAAAAATGATATGTTAGACCCATTATCAGTTATAATAAAATTATATATATATAATTATACTCAAAAAAATTCAAAAATATCAATATCCAATAATAAATTAGATATTCAAATTTCTGGATATTTTCAAGGAGTTGTTAGAGCATATAATCGTGATAATAAAAATGATATTCCAATTTTAACAATGCCAATATTATATGCTTGCAATACATATTTAATAAATGATAAATCTAAATATGAATTATTATTTCAACGTGCATCTGAAACATTTTTAAAATTAAAAGAAACATATCAAGGAAATGAAATTATGTTTAATATTGATACATTAAATGGTTATATACAATCATTTATTAATGACGATTCTTCTGTAAATACTATTAATATAGCGGGTTCATATAATTCAGATGGTGGAAAAATAAAACAAAATATTTACAGTAATATATCAAATGTATGGAATGAAAAAAGAATAAATACAATTTTTGATTTTATTAATGAAATTGAATTGTGTGATAATAATTCAACTGAACGACAATTATTAATTAATTCAATAAGTGAATATATGGCATATATTGATTTATTAGTTTATAATAAAATTACAAATTTATAATACATTTATAATGCATTTATAGTATGATAATATTTTACTATAAAATATTATTATAACAAAAAATAAATTATAAAGTTACATATTTATAATTATTGAGATCCAATTTCAAATGTAGCTCGTGTAAGATTTGGTTCAATGGTGCTTTGATTCCAAGGACCGGTATTTACTTGTGGGTTTGCTGGTTCTGAGCGCAATTGAAGATTCGCATTTCTTAATGATTGTCCAACGGTATCAATGCCAATATGGTGTCCAGCTTTTAATAAATTAATATCAGAAAGGTCTCCTTTTCCCAAGGGGTTTAATTGAGCCCATTGAGAATTGTTATCAGTTGGTAAAAGGTCATTTGGTGATTGAACTTGTTGTGGTTGTTTAGTTTGAGGTGATTCAAAATCATTTGTAGTTTGAATATTTGTAACTACACCATAATTATTTTGTCCTAAAGGTTCAGATGGTGTAATATTTGTTTCATTATTATCCAAGTTATCGTTATATTGTTGTTGCATATTTTGATTAGTTTCGTAACCAGTTATGCCCTTATTTGATAAATAAGTAAATAACATTATAATTCCATATATAACAGCAATTGCTAATAATATTAATCCAATACCATAATCATTCCATAGTTTTTTTAAAGAAACGTTCATTATATAATTTAAAACAATAAAATATTTTTTAAATTATCCATAATTATTATTAATAATAAAATGTGTTTTATTAATAATAAAATGTGTTTTATTCTAAATATATTGAATTAAATATTTATATATTTAATTCTTGCAGTTGAGAAATATTATCATCACAATTTTCAATTCCATTTTCAGTATTTATTAAATATGTATCTTTTATATGTTTTGCATTTAAAAATGCAATTATTGCATCATTTTTTGCATTTAATGCTTTTTGACATGCATCATTGTATAATTTAATATGAACTTCGTCTGGCGTTTTTAATAAAATATTAGTTGTTTCTAAACTATTTGATTTGTTATTTGATAATGATATAGTATTGTTATTTAAGTTAGTTAAATCTTCTAAATCAATTATTTGAAGTTGTTCATTATTTATACTATTAATATCATCTGTAAGTTCATTATTTATATTATTAATATCATCTGTAAGTTCGTTATTTATATTATCAATATCATCTGTAATTTCATTATTTATATTATCAATATCATCTGTAATTTCATTATTTATATTATCAATATCATCTATTATACCAGATGATATACCATCAGTAACTTCATTATTTATATTATTAATACCATTTGGTGTAATATCTGTAATTTCACCACTTATATTACCAATATCATCTATAATTTCACCACTTATATTATCAATATCATCTAATGTAATATCCGATGTAACTTCATTACTTATATTATCAATATTATTTGGCGTAATATCATATGTAACTTCATTACTTATATTATCTATATTATCTATTATTATATCATTTGTTGTATTATCATCTGCAATAATATCAATATTATTTGTTATAAGATTAATATCATCATCAATATCATCTACAATATTATTATTATATTTTAGCATACATTTTTCAAATTGCAAATCTGGTTTTATGATCATTATTTGTTTTAATTCAATTTCTAATTGAAAATTTATAGTTGTAAATTTTATTCCTTGAATTTCTAATATTGAAATAATTTCATGGTTATTATTTAAATCATCGTAATTTAATATATTTTCATTTTCATCATAAATTTTAGCAAATGGTAAATTATATTGATTTTTTTTAATATTTGTTCGAATTATATGAAATTTTCCACATTTATAAGTTCTTATTATTGAATTGAATGAAGATTCAATGTCATTAATATTTAATGAATTTTGAAACCATTTTTCAGATTTTGATAAAATTAATTGTTGACATTTTTCTTCTAATAACTCAGCCCATTGTATTGTTTTTTTTGATTTATAATCAAACATTAAATCGCAATGATATTTTTTATCATTTTTAACAATTCCATTTTTTGTTAAACTTTTTGAAGTTTCAATATATAATGGTTTTTTATTGTATTTAATTTTGGTAAAATATGTTTCATCTTGCAATAAAATAGGAGTTGTTAATGATAAATTGTCAAAAATAAATGGGTTATTATCTGTTAATTCTGATATATTAACAATATTATACATTTTTTATATTGTTAAAGAAAATTAATTATTTATTAACACGCATAAATAATTAATTATAATTATTTAATATATTATAATGGATAATTCATTTATTAAACACCTAATTGAATTATTAAAATCCGAATATGTAATTAATGAAACTAACTTATTATTATCACAAATTTTTAATTATATCAACCCATATATTTACACATTGTTTTTTTTAATATTATTTTGTTTTTTCTTAAATTTAGCAACTTTTTTAATTGTTTTATATAAATTAGTTTATATACGTTCAAATAAAATATAATATAGTTAATTTATATAATGAAAATGTCTAAAAAATGCAATCATTTAAAATGCAAATATTCTAAACGGTGTTTAAAAAAAACATTAAAAAATAAAACAAAACGTACATATAAAAAAAAAAATAAACATACCAAAGGAGGATTTTTAGGACAAATAATTAATCAAGCTGTTGTACCATTATCTATATTAGGAATGCAACAAAAATATAATCGTAAAACTCGAAAACATCGAAAATAAAGTCTCAAAAAATATAAGTTATAAAGTTTAAAGTTATAAAGTTAAAAATAAATATATAAAATGCAAAATATTATTATTATAATTTATACTAATAATATGAGTTTTGACCAACAACTAAATAAATGGATTACAATTGATGACCAAATTAAAAATTTAGATAATAAATTAAAAATATTGAGAGAACAACGAACTAATACAAAAAATATAATAACTGCATATGCGACTAATAATAATTTAGTCGGAACTCAAATAAATACCCCCGATGGTATGTTAAAAATTGCACAAGTAAAATCTATTCCATCATTAACATATAAATATTTAGAACAAAAATTAAAAGAAGTTATACCAAATACTCAACAAGTTGAACAAATATTATCACATATTAAACAAACACGAAATATACAACTTATTCCAGAAATAAAGCGTATTTCGAATAAATAAATATTATATGTGTAATTTATATGGATTATATAAACCCACAAACTGATTTAATATATTATAATGATTCTAATAATAATATTTATAGTGGAGGATTTAGTGTGCAATCTTTAATGTTAAAAAATGGTATATCTCCCATTGCAACAATTAATAATTCGCAACAAGGTGGAAAAGGTAAAAGTAAAGTTTCAGAATTATTTGAAAATTTAGTTGTGCCAAATTGGTTATTATCACAATCATCACCATCTCAAATGGGTGGTGCTAATAATTTTACAAATATGTCATCAGATAATGACGTAATTTCTGATGATATTTATAATAAATTATTTAATTCAGTTAATATAAATAAAAATACATATAAACCACCAATAACTAAAAAACATAAAAATAATAAAAATAATAAAAAAAAAATACATAATAAAACAAAACGGTATTAATTATATATATTTTTTTAAATATTATTATATGTCATTTGTATTGGAGTTTTTAAATTTTCATATATATGCATTTCACCTCCTTTATTAACAATATCTCCATATTTTTCATTATTTAATTTTGTACAATAATCAGATATTACTGCATTATTGCACACAACAAATGCATCTGTAACATTAGCTATATAATTAGGCAATCCAGACCCAGGATGAGGACGTGTTCCATATTTTTTATTTATTAATTTATGTATTCCTTCTCCATATAAAATATTTTCAAATAAATCATATAATGGTTTATTAATATTATTATTCCATTCTTGGCTTACCATACCTACAAATCTTAAATCATGACTTGGATTATTTATTAATGGTGTAATATATAAATTATTTGCACTAGATATATCATTTGCATGTGGTATTAACCAATTAAACCCCTTATTATATCCACACTTAGGATTGCATTCGGGTTCATTACATAATTGCTTTCTAAAATAACCAGAATCAACTATTATATTATTATTTGTTGTAAAATTATAATATGATCTTCCATAATCTATTATTTTTGCAACATACGGCGATTTAAACTCAATTATTTTACCATTATTCAAATGATAATAATATTGAATGTATTTTCCAGGAAATGGTTCATATAACATTACATTATCTGAATGTAAATCATAATGCACAAATTTATCTCTTAGTGCGGCTAATGCAAAATATACTTGATACACAATATAAATTAAATCATATTTAACAAAATCAATACTATTTATTTTTTTTTCTTCTTTTATTTTTTGTCCAGTTGTTTTTGCATTTTTTATATGTTGAATTAATAATGCTATATATAATGAATTTTTACAACCAGTTTTTAAATTAATTTTTTGGTTTAATAATCCATCTTTTAATATAGATGGATTATTTGTTTTATTATTTTTCATTGTTTTATATACATCATTATTTGCATATTTATATAATCCATATGTTTCAATAAAATTTGGAATAAACATATTTACATTATTTATAATTACACCAACAACATATTCATACATTAAATTATCAGACCCGGCATTAGAAGATGATTTTAGTATTGAATGTGCATTATAATTTAGTCTGGAATATGTAAGTTCTGTAATAAATCCATTTGATGACGGAGAACCAATTTGTTGAGTTGGTTCAACTACAAAATCAAATGCGCTAAAATTTTTAAATATTTTGTTTATTATTGTTGTATGTTTTCCAAAAGCAATACAAATACCAGATTTGGGACATACAGTTTTTAAATAATTAACTACTTCTGTTATTTTTTTTAAAGTTATTTGTTTATTTGTTTGTTTAGATTTTTGATGTGTTGGTATTAATTTAGTATGTCTAACTGTTTTTATTGCGGATTTATTTAAACGTTCGGTTTTTACTCCACCTTTTTTTTTATTTTTATTTGTATATTTCATAATTATATATATATATAATATAATTAACAACAAACAACAATTAATATTATATATATGTCATTTGTATTGGAGTTTTTAAACTTTCATATATGTGCATTTCGCCACCTTTATTATTAATATCTCCATATTTTTCATTTAATTTTTTATAATAATTAGATTTTACTGCATTATTGCACACAACAAACGCGTCTGTAACATTAGCAATATAATTAGGTAATCCAGACCCAGGATGAGGACGTGTTCCATATTTTTTTACTGATTGACGTAATCCTTCACCGTATCTTACACTTACCTTTTTAAAATATATTTGTAACATATTATTAGTACCGCATTCATCAAGTATGTCCTTAATAAATCTTAAATCGTGACTTGGATTATTCATTGAAGAACTAATATAAAAATTATCTGCACCATCTGTATCATTTGTATATGGTTCTAACCAAGAAAATCCTTGTTCAAATCCACAATTATGATTACATTGGGATGTATTACATAATTGTGTTCTAAATTCATTAGAATTAATTTTTATTCCATTTAGTTTATTAAAATTATAATATGATCTTCCATAATCTATTATTTTTGCAACATACGGTGATCTAAACTCAATTATTTCACCATTATTCAAATGGTAATAATATTGAATGTATTTTCCAGGAAATGGTTCATATAACATCACATTGTCTGTATGTAAGTCATAATGCACAAATTTATCTCTTAGTGTAGCTAATGCAAAATATACTTGATATATAATATAAATTAAATCATATTTAACAAAATCATTACTATTTATTTTTTTTTCTTCTTCTATTTTTTGTCCAGTTGTTTTTGCATTTTTTATATGCTGAATTAATAATGCTATATATAATGAATTTTCACATCCAGTTTTAAAATTAATTTCTTGGTTTAATAATCCATCTTTTAATATAGATGGATTATTTGTTTTATTATTTCTCATTTTTTGATATACATCATTATTTGCATATTTATATAATCCATATGTTTCAATAAAATTTGGAATAAACATATTTAATTTATTAATTATTAAACCGACAGAATATTCATACATTAAATTATCAGATTCAACCTCAGATGATGATTTTAGTATTGTATGTGCAGTATAATTTAGTCTGGAATATGTAAGTTCTGTAATAAATCCATTTGATGACAAAAACCCAATTTGTGTAGTTGGTTCAACTACAAAATCAAATGTGCTAAAATTTTTAAATAATTGTTTTATTATATGTATATGTTTTCCAAAAGCAATACAAATACCAGATTTGGGACATACAGTTTTTAAATAATTTGATATTTCTGTTATTTTTTTTAAAGTTATTTGTTTATTTGATTGTTTAGATTTTTGATGTTTCGATTCGATTTTTATTATAGAATTATTTTGGTGTATTTTATTTGTTTTATTTTTATTTGTTTTTTTATTATTCATAATATATATATATATATATTATGTCAATTACTTTTAAAAATGTAATTCAATCTTTTATATTTTCATCATATTTTTCAATTATTACAATATTTTATTTATTATATTTTTCAATAATAAATAATAAAAAACTACCATATCAATTAAATTTATTTGTATTAATATTTTTATTATATGGATTATTTGGACTTATTAATTATTTAATAATATCATTATTTGGACCGCAATATAGTTTTATTATTGGTATTTTATTTGGAGTATTTTTGTCAATTATTGGAAGATTTTATTTAAATTTACCAATTAATTTATTTAATTATACTAAAAACACAGAATATAAAGTTCATATTATTGCACCATTATTATATGCATTAATATTTCAGTTTATAATTACACCATTATTAATAACATATATTTTATAAAAAATAAAATATTTTGATATTAATTATGTGTTTTGCATTTATTAGTTGTCACGTCGTAAATTTGATCAGTTGAACAACACCCTTTACCAAAACATGTAGTTGTATCAATATTATTGCTAAATTTTGGTATTGACCACGGGTCATTCTCTTGATTTTCAGAAACATTTGTTGGCGCATTTGATGAATTAAATTTCCAGTCATATTTTTGATAATTCATATTACTTCGCATTAAAATAGAATAAAATTGTATCCATATATAATATGACCCAATTATAGAAATAAATGATAATAATATGTAATATATTAAATTATTAATATAATTATATTTTTTTATAAATGATAAAATAATAATTGGAATAATTGTTTTAATTATTAATATTAATAATATTGAGTGTTCTGAATATCGTTGTCCATAATAATTATTAATTTCAACCATTCTTATTTTATTGTTTTTTTGTGCTTCTATTTTTTGTAGTTGTTGTTTTGCAACATCTAATTCATTCTCTACAATATTTATTGTATCTTGTTGATTTGTTAATATATTTTTTGAGAATAAAATATTTTGTTTTGTATTTGTGTTATTATTAAGTAATGTTTCATACAAATGAATTCTTGTTTTTGAATTATCATTTATTTGTTCAATAATTACTTTTCTATTTTTATTATTTGTAGTAACATCAAGTGATTTTAATAATTTTTTTTCATTATTTTGCAATAATTTAATATTAGTTAAAACATCATCATTAATTGTAGTAGATGATGGTATTGTTAAATTTTGCATATTAAAGTATAATAAGAAAAAAGTAAATGTATATAATTTTATTTAATTAATATAAAAATATAATATATTACAGTTATTAAGAGAAATTTATTTATTTGATAGGGTTTTAATTGCAAATATTATTGCAATAATTGTTGAAGTGCTTAACAATAAATAATAATATCGCTGATATTCTACATTAGTTATACTATCATTTAAAATATTATTTGTTTTGACACTATTTGTTGATTGATTATTATTTTGTTTTTGTATTGTTTTATCATATTCATCTAATGAATCATTAATAAAATTATTATTATTATTTATTTTATTTTTTAACTTTAAATTATTATTTTTATATTTATTAGTTATTTTATTAATTTTATTATTTATTGTATTTGCTGTTTTATTTTTATTTTCTAAATGTAATAAATAATTTAATGAGTATTTATCTGTTTTTATACTTCCACTATTTTTAGAATAATTATTATATTCAAATGAGCTAATATTTACCGCATTTGGAGAATTAATATTTGTTTCAAACATTTCTGAATTTGCATTTACATATCCTGTTTTATTTAAATCATTTATATTTCCAACTTCATTTAATTTATGAATTGCTACGGATTTTTCTCCACCAACCATTGTTAATTTTGCATTTTGATTTATATCAGAACAATTATCGGATTCATTTATATTTGAATTTATTGACTTTGATAATGTACAATACCCTTTTCCATCAGATATATTAGTATTCGTTAATCCAAAATACGAATACCCTTCATTAATTGCTTTTGTTTTACATTGTTCAAAAACCATTGGAGTATTTTCAGTAGTATCATTTGATATACATTTTATATTTCGTATAGCAATTAATGCATTTTTATTTGATGTTGTACCTTGAATACTAATTTTATATTTTTGAGTTTGTTGTGGAGTAAATATAATTGGTTTAATAGATTCCCATGTAATATTAGGTTGTTTAAATGTGGTATTTTCAATTTGCACATTATTTTCATCAGTTATTATGATGTTGATTTTATTTGATTTTATTATTCGATTATTACTTGAACATAAATCAAATGTTAAATTATATGTTATATTTTTTGTTAATGTAATTATTTGTTCAATATTTTGTGTGGATTTAATAATACAGCATTGATTTCCATTTAAATACTGACTATTAATGCCAAATTTATCACTTATACCATTTAATACTATGGCATTAAATATATTCCAATTATCAATTGTGGAATTAATATTTTTATGAGTATTTAATGATATTTTTGGATTTTCAAAATTACCATTTTTTATTAAATTTTTTGGAGGTAGTTCAGTATAATCAAAAAAATGTGATTTTAAATTATAACATTTTTCAAATGATTCTTTAACATTATTACTTACCATTTTATTAACTTTAACAAACGAACCTTCATTTCCAATTGTCTCTCCAAGTGTTATATCATCACCGATAATTAATGGTTCATTTAAACCATCAATTATTTTAATAACTGGATTTAATGATTCATCCATTGTTGAAATATTTAATTCAATATCAATATTAATAATATTATCATTTGTAAGGTTTAAATATTGTAACATTTTTTCAATATTACTGTTTAGTATTTGTTTAGCAACTCCACGATTTGTTACATAAAAATATTCGCCTGTATTAAAATGTATTATATTGTTTAAATATTTAGTTTTTTGATTAAATATGTTTAAATATGTATTTGTTTTTAATTGTTTGGATTGAATATTTTGTTGTTGATTTTTTACCATATTATTTATATTTGGCGTATTATTATAATTATGCGTATTATTAATTATTTTTGATAGCATTGTTATAATACATAAATAAAAAATTATAACTAATATAACTAAATTGTTGATAGAATATTATTTGAATTATAAATTATTTGTATTAGTAGTATTAGTAGTATTAGTAGTATTAGTAGTATTAGTAGTATTTGTATTATTATTTTTGGAGTTTAAATCAAATATTAAAAATTTAAAAATTATTAATATTAATATTAATAATATAAAAAACAATAATTGATAAATTAATTTATTTCTATTAATCATTAATAATGATTCTGTCTGATTATTATCTAACTTAATAGAATTATTTAATTCGTCATTAAGTTTATTTCTTTTAAGTAATAGTTTGTCATATTGATTAATTAACTTATTATTATGAGTATTAATTGAGATTGAATTAATTTTATTATTTAGTTGTTGTAATTTACTGTTAATTACATTTATTTGTTTTAAATAAATATAACTTGTTGATACAGATGAATCATAATTGTTATTTTTTATCATATTAATAATATTGCTATTTAAATGACATCTTTTTGTTTTTTTATTAAATGATGATCCTATGCAATTATTATTATTTGAACATTCAATTATGCAATTATTTAGTGTTGTTTTTGCAGAACCAATACGTGTTCCTTTAATATTAAAATTTGATAATTTATTATATTTATTATTATTTAATGATTCAATATAATTTTCATATGTTATTTCATATTGTGATAATAATTTATCATATTGTTTCACCAATATTTCTAAACTTAATATATCATTTGGCATATATATGTATAAAATAAAAAAGAATAAAATAAAAATAAAAATAGCTGGTCAAGGATTCGAACCTCGGATCTTTGGGTTATGAGTCCAACGTGCTTGCCACTACACCAACCGGCTTTCGTCGTATTTTATGTAATAGTTATTTATCTAAATAACTTATTACATTATCTAAAATAATGTTAAACCCAAAATATGTCACATAACATAACAATTAATACCCCCATGTTTCAAATTTATTATTTTTATAATTTTTATTGAAAATAAACATAATTAAAATTTTTATTTTTATATTATTACAAATATAATATAAAAAAATACATATAAAGTATTATAATGATAGATAGTAAATATAAGCAAAATAAACCAAATAAAACAAATAAAATAACCAATAAACAAAATACAGGTTCATCATTGGTTACACTTGATGGAAAACATAAAGAATACATTAATAAATTTGAACATAATGAAAATGTTATGATACCGCAATTAAAACTTGAAAAAACGAATTTAATTAATACAATTAATACTTCAACTATTCCTGTTGAAAAACAAATAGAAATTATTGATAGAATTAATGAAATTAAAACAATAATTAAAAATTTAAAAAAACAAAAAAAAATATATTATCTTAATAATACAAAATTAATATTTGATTATTTTGAAAATAAAAAAAAAATATCTGAAGGATTATCGACAAATAAAAATAAAAATTCATTAGTTAATGAATTTTTTAAAATAAAATCAGAAACCGATGATAATATTAATAATAATTATAAAAACACAAATAATATTGTTCAAAAATATTTAACTAATATTAATGAATCAAATATTAATATAAATGATTTTATTTATAATTTTAATATTTGTAAATATTGTAACAAAGGAGAGATGATTCCGATTGAAGATGAGGGTATTTTAATATGTAATATTTGTTCAAAATACATACCATATTTAATAGAAAACGAAAAACCATCATATAAAGAACCTCCAAAAGAAGTATGTTTTTATGCTTATAAAAAAATAAATCATTTTAAAGAAATAATATCACAATTTCAAGGAAAAGAAACAACACAAATACCATTAATTGTAATTGAATGTATTAAAAAACAAATAAAAAAAGAAAGAATTCAACTTAATGAATTAACAAATGATAAAACAAAAGAAATATTAAAAAAACTTGGATATAATAAATATTATGAACACATTCCATTTATTAAAGATAAATTAGGAATTAAACCTCCTGTTATGTCATTAGAATTAGAAGAAAAATTATATTGTCTTTTTTCTGAAATACAAGCACCATATGCAAAATATTGTCCTGTTAATCGTGTTAATTTTTTAAATTATTATTATACATTATTTAAATTATGTGAATTATTAGGCGAAACTCAATATTTGCATTTTTTTCCAATGTTAAAAGACCCTGAAAAACGAATTGAGCAAGATTATATTTGGAAAAAAATATGTGCTGAATTTAATTGGAATTTTATTCCAACAATTTAAATTAATATTTTTTATATTTTTTTGTTTTATTTTTTTGTTTTTTTGTTTTTATATTTTTTCTTTTTTTTGTTGATTTTGTTTTGTTGTGTTTTTTTGTTTTGTTTTTATTTGTTTTTTTGTTTTTTTGTTTTTTTGTTTTTTTAATTCGACGACCACCTTGCGATGATTGTAAATCACTTGCACTTAATCCTAATCCAACATTTGGACTTGAATTGATTGAATTTGTTGGACTTGAATACAAATCACTTGCACTTAATCCTAATCCAACATTTGAATTTGAATTATTTGAATTTGATAAACTAGACATAGTTGAATTATTAGACATAGTTGAACTATTAGACATAGTTGAACCATTTGAATCAGTTAATCCAGACATATTAAATGGAGCCATATTTGAATTTTCAGATATATTTGATTTGAATGATGAATTTAAATCACTGTTATTTAAATCACTTGCACTTAATCCTAATCCAACATTGACCGAATCGTTATTATTATTCTCAGAATATGCAAATCCTGAAATATCTAAATCACTTAAATCATTAAATTCATTTAAGTCTCCAATTGATGATATTGAAGATACTGGTGATATTTGAGATGGGGAATTATTATTTGCAGTATCTAACTCAGATACACGCATTTCACTATTATTATATATATTAACACCCCCTTTTAATCGGTTATTATTTTTATTATTTTTATTTTTTAAAGTTTTATTATTTTTTACCATTTATATATAATAATAATAAAATTTATTATTATACATTTTTTATATATATTTATATTATTCCACCTGGGAATCCTACTAAATTTGCACCAATACCAAATCCCGCGCCAGACCTTGCACTGCTTCCCATACTTGGAACATATGTATCTAAAATACTAAAAGTTGCTGCAGCAGTTAATGCAATTAATATAATTTCTTCTAAATTTAAAGAACGTTTTGGAATTGCATATGCAACAATAGCAACCATTAAACCTTCAACTAAATATTTAATCATTCGTTTAACTAATTCAACAACATCAATAATTCCAATATTCATTATATAAATTAAAAAGAAAAGAAATAAAATTATATAAAAAAAATTTAATTTAAATAATAAAAACTTAAAAAGATTATTATTAATAATATTAATAATGACTGAATTAAATAATAAAAGAAGAGTTGATTTATTAACCCGCGACAAGCCAATTTGCGGACAAGAATATCCATGTTTTTCATTTCTTAATCCTGGTAAAATATTAAAAAAACGTGAAATGTATTATTTTGAACAGTTCCTAAAGCAATGGGGATTTTGTAAATCAATGGAAAAATTTATTCAATTTTTAAATTTTATGTCATTTAAATATAAAGTATCATTTGAAGAAATTACTGAGGATTTTAAAGAATTTGTAAAAGATGAACATGAAAAATTAAAATATGATACATTAATGGACGATTATAAAACCTACTTAGATAACCATGAAACTGAGTTGTTAAAACAATTTAACATTGAAAATAATTTTCAAACCTCTGCATTTGGTGTTAAATTTGGAGGAGCATTTTCAACTCGTGAAGAAGCCGAAATTAGAGCAAAAGTATTAGTAGAAATGGACAATGCTCATACTGTTTCTGTTGGCGAAAGTGGTGCATGGATGCCAGTTGATTTTGAAGCATATAAAACTGGACGAACTGAACATTTAAATGACGAATTAAATGAGTTAATGCATAAAAAATATGACAATGATAATAGTGCTAAAGTTGCTCATGAAAAACGAGTATTAGAAACTCGTCATCGCGCAATGGATGAAAATGTTAAAAATGCTGAAAAATATGGAAGCACCGTATCTCAAACAATTGATAAAGATGGTAATTTAATTAATGTTTCTGAATTACCACCAGATTTAAATTTAGATGTTGATAATATTAAACCAACATCATCATGTTAATAATTGGGTAATAAAAGTTAATATCCCCAATCTTCAAATTTTGAATAATTAATTGGATTCAATACTACTTCAACTAATTCTTCTTTTAATTTACACATATTTTTTTTCATATTTAAATAATCATACTCAAATATTGATGGATTTTGTGATAACCAAGGCCACCATATTTTATTTGGATTTTGTTCTAATAATTGTATAGCATTTGGGTTTGATGATAACTTCCACCAATCTATTTTATCTTGATTTTGTTCTAATATTTGTATAGCATTTGGATTATATGATAAATAATCCCAATTTATTTTATCTGTGTTTTGTTCTAATAAGTGTATAGCATTTGGATTTCTTGACAACTCATTCCAATTTATTTTATCTAAGTTTTGTTTAAGTAAATGTATAGCATTTGGATTTGATGATAATATAGACCAACATATTTTATCTGGATGTTGTTCAAGTAAGTGTATAGCATTTGGATTTGATGCCAATATAAGCCAATTAATTTTATCTTGATTTTGTTTTAATAAGTATATAGCATTGGGATTTTCTGATAACATATCCCAATCTATTATTTTATTTGAATTTTGTTCAAGTAAGTGTATAGCATTTGGATTTGATAATAACCCATTCCAATTTATTTTATCAAGATTTTGTTCTAATAAGTGTATAGCATTTGGATTTGATGATAACATATTCCAATCTATTTTATCTGGATTTTGTTCAAGTAAGTGTATAGCATTTGGATTTAGTGATACCCTCCACCAACATATTTTATCTTGATTAATAAATGATTTTGTTTTTAACATTTTTTTATTATGTTTATTATAAAAACATAATAAAAATCATTTTTTTTAAATAATATACTTGTATTACCATTTATTTGTTTTTTTAACATTAATTTTAGGTCCTCCTCCACGTTTTTTTACGTTTGAAGGATTATATTGTTCTTCATCTTCATCAGAATTATAATTTTTGGATAATTCCCAAAATTCTTTTGAACCAATTTTAAATGGTCCATGTGAATCAGCTTTATACCAAAAAACTTGGTCTATTAATTTGTTTGATTTGGCATTATTATGTATTACAAGACACTCATAATTTTCAGTACATTGATCCATAACTTGACAAAATGATTCAAATGTAGGGAACATTCCAGCATAATTATCATAAATTCGTTTTCTATTTGCAATATAATTTTCTCTTAAAATAAATATATAATCAATATTTGTTCTTAAATTTGGAGGTATTCCAAGAGGATATTGCATTGTAATAATAAGCATAATTTTCCAATGACGCCCATTCATAAATAATAAACGCATCATTTTATCTCTTGCCCAAGAACTATCATATAAGCAATCATCAAGTATAGTAATTGTTCGAGAATCAATTGTTGATTTTTTATATAATTCAACTTCTTTTTGAATTTGTTTTAACACTTTTTTTTGACGTTTTAATATATTTTCAATTATTGATGTATTATATTCATTATGAATAAATATTTTTGGAACCATTTTTCCATAAAATCCATTTCCCTCTTCAGTACCTGAAATTACTGTTCCAATAGGAATGTCTTGTTGATAAAATAATATATCTTTAACTAAAAAACTTTTTCCAGTTTCACGTCTTCCAATTAATACAATTACTGGACCTGTTGATGTTTCAGACATTGATTTAAAAGTTATTGATTTCATATTAAATTTTTTTAATTCTAATGATGACATATATATATATATTTATACAATGATAATTTTAATTTATGTTTAATTAAACGCATAACAACAAATAATAATTAGTTTAATATACATATATTATTGTATTAAACTAATAATATATAATGCTTATGAACATTGATTATATTAAACGAAAAAACAATGAATTATTTGATTGTTTAGAAAAAAATAATTTTGTAAGTAAAATTCAAAATTATATACCAATTTATAACACATTATTTACTCTAAATTCAACAAATTATAATAATATTAATTTAAATCATTCATTATATTTATCATCTATTAAAAATTTAAATACTTTAGATAATTGTTTAATTTCATCAATATTATCATCATATTTAAATATTAGCAACATTCAAAATGTTTTTTTTAAAAAAGCACCATTATTAGATCCTTATAAATATTTAATTGGTAAATATGAAAATAATCAAAAAATATTGTATGATCTTCCAACTATATTATCAACTAATGAAAATTGTATTGAAGAATATTTAGATTCAAATAATTCTGCATATATTGATGGATTTTTTTCATTTTTAACAAATCAATTGCATGATAATAATAATTTTGTTCATGGAAATATTTTTTACGGCTCTTATTTATCAATTGTACATGATTTTAAAATTGATGTCGCAGATGATTTAGATTTTTTAATTAATTCATCATATTTTAATAAACATAAAAATAAATTGTTTTTAATTGATAATTATGATCATTTATATCAAGAAGAAGATAATGAAAAACCCCCATTAACTCCTATTATAATCGATAATACTGATATTATATTAAACAAATTTGATATTATTGAACAACCTAATGACATTAATAATATTGAACAAATTGAACAAAATAATATTGATAGTACAACTAATGTTAATGCATTAATTGAAATAAATAATTTGAATGAATTTATGAATAAACATAATTTTGAAAATATTGATGAAAATATTGATGAAACTAGTGATAATTGTTCTTCACGAACATCATATACAACAATAGATGACATTGACATTATTGATAATGATGATTGTGATGATTATGATAATAATGACGATAGTGAGATTGATTGTGATGATAGTGATATTGATTGTGATATTGATTGTGATATTGATTGTGATGATGAAATAAATGTTACAATTTCAAAATTTCCTGTTCAAATAATTGCACTAGAGCGTTATACTCAAACATTTAATGATTTAATTTTAAATTCTCAATTAGAATTTGAAGAATGGCATTCTGCATTAATGCAAATAATAATGATATTAATAACATACCAAAAAGTATTTAATTTTACTCATAATGATTTACATACGAATAATATAATGTTTAAAGAAACAAACAAAAAATTTATTTATTATCAATATAATAATATATTGTATAAAGTTCCTACCTTTGGAAGAATATTTAAAATTATTGATTTTGGAAGAAGTATATATACATTAAATAATAAAATATATTGCAGCAATAGTTTTAAACAAGGAAATGATGCATCCACACAGTATAATACAGAACCTTATTACAATAAAAATAAACCACGTATTGATCCAAATCCAAGTTTTGATTTATGTAGGTTAGGATGTTCAATATTTGATTTTATAATTGATGATATTAGTGACATACATAATATTGAATTAAATTGCATACAAAAATTAATAAATGAATGGTGTTGTGACGATAAAGGATTAAATATATTATATAAAAAAGACGGAAGTGATAGATATTTAGATTTTAAATTATATAAAATGATTGCAAGATGTGTTACCAAACATACTCCACAAAATCAACTAATTCGTTCAGAATTTAAGCAATATATTATTAAATCATCTATAAAAGTAATTAAACATATAAAAAAAGAATTTTATATTAATATTGATATTATACCATGTATGGCATAATAAATATCAAAATTATTATAATTAATACTACTTCATTATAATAATTTATAATAATTTATAAAATATTACACATTATCATTTATTATTATATTCTATAATAATAAAAAATGAGAGTTATTGTGAGTTTATTGTTGGTAGTGTGTGTAGCAAGTTTATAGTATGATAGGAAACCATTGATTAATATCCCCATTCTTCAAATTTGTTATAATTAATTGGATTCATTACTACTTCAACTAATTCTTGTTTTAACATGATATTTTATTTGGATTTTGTTCCAGTAAGTGTATTGCATTTGGATTTAATGATAACTCATCCCAATATATTTTATCTGGATTTTGTTCAAGTAAGTGTATAGCATTTAGATTTATTGATAAATACTCCCAATATATTTTATCTGAATTTTGTTCTAATAATTGTATAGCATTTTTATTTTGTTTTTTTAATTGTTTATAACATATTTAATTATAAAAAGTATTTCATTTTTTTTCATTAATATTCCCATTTTTTAAATTTATTATAATTAATTGGATTCAATACTATTTCAACTAATTCTTGTTTTAATTTGCACATATTTTTTTTCATACTTACATAACATAATCATATTTAAAAATTTGGCTCACCAGTAAATACTTGAGGATGTAATGTATTATTCGAATGAATAAGTGGCATTATTTGATTATATATAACTGAACCAATAATAATACTACAATATACTACCATTGTATCTTTTATAATATATTTTAATGGTTGTTGAGAAGTTTCATTATCTGTAAATTTTAATCCAACAATTTTAATAATTAAAAAAATAATTGAATATACAGATGCAAATATAAACATAGAAGACATTATTATAACATATATTTTCAAATTCTTATATTTTTTTTTACGCAATAATTTTATCTAAATTAATTGATTATACTTATTATATTTGTTCAATATCATCAATTAATAAATCTGGTAAAACAAATTGCGTTTTATGTGACTGTTGTTGAGTATTTAAATCGCTTAACTCATTTAATTCATTTTGTAAATTTATTTGTTGGTCAGATATATTTATTGAATGTGTGTTAAGATTTGTATTTACATTAGTGGTTATATCATCATTTAAATCGTTTATTGAAGTAATTGACATTAAATCATCATTTTCTGATAAAATTTTAATTTTATTATTTTGAACCATATTTTCTAATCCATTATTCTCTTGACTATTTTGACCTATATTTTCAACAACTAATTCTGGCATTAAATTTGTATTATTATTATTATTATCTTCAACAATTAATTTTGGAGTATTCGTTTCATCAACAATAATATCATTAATTGGAATTGGAATAATTTCTTCATTTATATCTTCTGTTGTATATTCTTCAGTAGTTTCATTCATATATGCTCTTAAAATTTCTTCAATAGATATATTTTCGCGTATTGTTGTTAATATACATTCTTGAACAATAATTTCAATTTCTCTATCATGTTTTTGTATTTGTAAAGGATCAATGTTTATTTCAAACAAATACACATTTTTAAATATTTTTCGTGCAACATTAATATAAATTTTGTGAATAAAATCATTAATTTTTGGAATATCTATATCAATTTTTTTTTGTTTATGACCTACACGCATTATAGTTAAAATTTTAAGTTGTAATATATGAACACATGAAATTAAATCCTCTAAATAATTACAACCACTTTTTTCATAAATTTGTTTTTTTTTATTTTCTATTGTTTCATTATTCCATTTATGAATATGTGAAATACCAATTTGAAATGCCATTAAATATTTATTAGGTTCTTTGTTTGCAATACAAGCTTTAACTGAATCTTTAAATATTGATTTAAGTCCATCTATTACAAATGGTGTTAAAATTGTAATTAATCGAGCACTCCATTCATTTGTCGATTCGTGTAAATTAGATATTGAAAAATCATCCATTTACATAAAACTAATATTTTCTAAAGAGAAATCTAAACTTAAAAATATAAAATTTAATATAAAAAGAATTAATATTTTTTCATTCCTAAATTCTTTTTTTGCTTTGTTAAATGCAACTAATAATTCATATCGTTTCTCTTGAGTAATAATTTTATTTAAAAATAATGGTTGTTTTAATAATTGTAAAATATCAATTCCGCTATATCCTTTTTCATATAAACTATTTGAAAATTTTATTAAATCACTTATATTTTTTTGCATATTTGTATATTGAATTTGCTTTTGTATTAATGTTTTTTTTAACCAGTTTAATCTATCCTCATGAGTTTGTTGTTGATTAAATGTATTATTAATATTATATGTATATAAATTAATAATTTTACCATTAATCATTGGTTCAGGTATGTATATTTCACAAAATCGTGATAAAATTGGTTTTAATAATTTATATTTGTCTTCAACAATTATAAAAAATCTTGTTGTATGACTAGATAATTCAATACATCTACGCAATGCAGATTGTGCATCCATTGTTAATTTATCTGCATTTAATAAAATAATACTTTTAAAAGCTTCACCTCCAACTAAATTTATATTTGTTTTTGCAAAAAATTTTAATTCATCACGAATAAATTTAATTCCTTTTCCATGAGCACAATTTGCAAATGTTGTTAATGTATTAATTTTATTTTTATCACCTTTATAAATCATATTTATAAAATCATTAACAATTGTTTTTTTACCACATCCACAAGGTCCATGAAATATAATATTTGGAATTTTATTCATTTCATAAAAAGTATTTAATTTTAATTTAATTTGATCATGTATAATAAGTGACATTTATTTATTTATTATTATAATAATCTCAAATAGTTTTAAATAAAAAATAAATATATATAAATATATTATTGTATATTTATATAATAATGGTTGTTGAAATAATATGCGGAATTCCATTGGGAATTTGGATACATGACGTTTTAAAATCTTCTTACAACACAAATGTCACAATAAATGAATGCTTAACTGACATAAAAAATATTAAACATAAAATTAATATTTAGAAAATAAAATATAAATAAATAAAACTTAATATGTTTTATTTTTATTTCTATTTTCCCATTTTAATTTATTTTTTTTAGAAATTGGAATTTGGTGATGTTGTGTAAATTCATCAGGACTATGATAAAAAAATGTACTATTTTCATTTTTTGTAAAACGTTGATTATGAACCAATTTAACTTTAAAAAAATAATCTTGACGTTTTGAACCAATATTTACATCATAAAATTTACCACTACTTCCATTTCGAATACTTGAACATCCATATGTTGTTGGATATGCAATAAAATATTTATTTCGACGTGACCACGTAACCATGTGTTTATTATTAGTAGTATCTAGAGTGTCGTCAATCATAATATCGTCTTCTTTGTTATTTGTGTAAATATCGGTCATTTTTGTATTAAGTTATTATAATAATTAATAATGTGCATAACTTTTTAAGTTATAAAAAATATAATTATTTGATATTTTTTTCATCAAAATACATTGACATTTGAATATTATTTTGAGTATTAAATCCGCATTTTTTATATACATTAAGTAAATGTTCATCGCAATCTAATATAACTTTGTAACATTTTTGTTTTTGCGCAATTGTATTTAACATATTTAAAATTTGACCACATAATCCTTTTCCTCTATAATTATTATGAACTACAATATCCTCTATATGACCACAATTTAATCCATTATGAATTATTTTTGGTTCAATAATTATTGTTCCTGACGCAATTATTTTAAATAAATTATTTTCAATATCCATAGTTGGATTTCCAATATATGCAATTATTATTGTTCCAACATTGTGTATTTTATTAATATTATTTAAAAAAACTTCTCTTGAAATTATATTTGTAGAAGTTAATTGTGTTAGTAATAATATATATTGATTCATTATTATATTTATACAGCTAGGATATTTATTTATAAATTCTAATAATGTTGTAAATGTTATATTTTCTGTATTCATTTAAATACTATATAATAATATATAATATAAAATATTATTATAAAATGAATGAATTAGATTTGGATATTAATAATTATAATTTAAATGAATTACTTAAACTATTTAATATTTCATATGATTTTACATTAAATGAATTAAAAAAATCAAAAAAAATAGTATTAAATACACATCCAGATAAATCAAAATTAGATTCTAAATATTTTATTTTTTTTAAAAATGCATATTCAAAAATATTAAACATATGGAATTTCAGACATAAATGTATTAATAATAATGTTAATAATACAGAATATGTAATTGATGAAGAGAAAAATAAAATTGTTGAAAATTTTTTATTAAATAAAACTGATACAAAAACATTTAATAAATGGTTTAATCAACAATTTAATGAACATTGTATTCAACCAACTACTAAAGGATACGATTCTTGGTTAAAAAGTGATGATGGATTAACAAATAATATTCAATGTACAAATGCATCACAAATTAATAATAGTTTTGAAAAATTACATAATCAATCTTCAAATCAATGTGTTGTACATAGAGATTATTATGGATTAAATTATAATTCATCTAATGCAATTGATTCAACTGAACAATTTGATAATAATTTAGGGTCAGATATATTTAGTAATTTACAGTTTGATGATGTAAAACACGCATATACAAATTCTTTAATTCAAAATGTGTCTAATAATAAAATACAAGAAAAAATGCAATATAATAATAATGTTCAAAAATATGAATCTGAAAGAAATAATACAATTTCAATATCTGAAAAACAAACAATGATATATTTAAAACAAAAAGAAGAATTAATTAATAAACAATCTATGATTAGAGCATATAATATTGAAAATAATAATAAAAAAACAGAACAAATTAACTCAAAAATTTTAAGTTCAATTGCTCTGTTAAAATAAATTGTTCTAATAATTGTATTGCATTTGTATTTTCTGATAATATACTCCAATTTATTTTATTTGTATCTTGATTAATAAATGATTTAAATTTTAACATAATTTTATGTGTGTTTATTTTATGTTAAAATTATAAAAAGTATTTCATTTTTTTATAATAAATTTGGTAATAATTTCCATTAACATATTTTATTTGGTTATTGTTCTAGTTAATTATTAAATAATGATGCATATAATAATGGAGTATCTAATTTACATAAATACTCATTAATTTTTTTTTGTGACATATTTTTTTTATTTGGTTTTAATTCAGTTAAATATATACTATGAATAGAAAACATATGAGTTCTGTATTTAAAATTATATTGAATTAATGGTTGTTTTTTATAAATATAACAATTTACATAATTATTATATAATGTAATTGAAAATACATCTAATTTAAGTTTAAGTAAATCATACTCACTATTATATTCAGGATAAATATTTAAAAAACTATTAATTGTTCCTTGTTTAATACAATTTAAAAAATGATAATTCATATTTGGAGTATTTCCTCGTAATTTTCTAATATGTTCATATTTAATATTACGAATTTTTGTTCTATTTCCATTTTTATCATAAATTATCATACCCATTATATTATCATATTTAACATGTTTATCAATCAATTGATTTAATTCATATGTATTGTATATTTTTGGAAATTTAACACTTGTTTTGGTATGTAAATAATTTAACATATTATAATATTCTACATCAATATCAATATCAAATAAATTATCTGTTTCACATAACTTACTGTCAATATTTGTATTATTAATATCATATGATGTAATAATTATATTATTTAAATCAGTATTATTAATATTATACATTCCAATTAAATATAATGTAGGATTATCAATTTGAACTACAATTCTATTTTTTGGATGTTGCAATACAAAACTATAACAAAAATGTTTGGACAATAAATTAATATCTAAGTTTGATTCATTTATTGCATCATAAAACAATAATTTAAATGGTTGTGAATGATCATAAAATGCATTTTTACCACCAACTACTGATTTTGTTGCAATTTCCCATGATTCGTGAATTGGGTCAAAAAATAAATTAACCATTGTTCCATCAATAAATTCATTAATTGTCATATTTGCATCAATTGATGATTGTTGTAATTTCATAAATGTATCATATGGTAAAGACTTTGGTGGAGAAAATGATATAATGTTATTATTATCGTTTAATACAATTGACCGAATTAATCCTTCTTTATGTAAATTATCAATTGTTAATAATGATTTATCATATTTAATAAGTCTATATGTTTTATTATCATATTTTGTTGAATACTGTTTTAATATATTATAATCAGAAATAGAATGATTATTATCATGTATATTATTAATAATTTGCGATACATTATTTAATACATATTTCATACTAAACTATTTTTTATTGATAATACTATAATTACATAAATTATCTTTAAATTATTAAAAATATTATATATTACACTTTTATTATATTTTATATATAATTAAAAGTGTATAAAAATTTCTGTAATAAATATAGAAACAAATAAATGTCAATTATTAATGATGAACATTTAGAATTAGAATTAGGAGATATTATAAAAATTATGGATTTAACCCATGTTATATTAAATAATCAAACATTTATTATTGATTATATTGATGAATTTAAAATTAAACTTATAAATATTGAAACATTTAATGGAGTTAATTTATTTTTAAAAAATGGAATTATTGAAGATTATAATATTAAGCAAATTGACATTATAAACAAAAGTAAAAATAAAGGATATGCAAGACAACATAATTTATTACCACTAACTTGGATTAACATACATTTTAATTCAAATGTACCATTTATTTTAACAGGCAAAATTGTTGAACTTGACCAAGATATGATTGAAATTAAATTAATTGATAATTCTAATATATTTATTAATTTTGATTATAAAGGAATACCTGAAAATTTACCAATTAAACTTTTTGAAATTAGAAATGAACCTGTTGATGTAGTATCAAATGAAAATGAACCTGTTGATGTAGTATCAAATGAAAATGAACCTGTTGATGTAGTATCAAATGAAAATGAAGATAGTGTAGTATCAAATGAAAATAAAAATATTAAAATAATTGAAGAGACTGAAGATGGTGAAATAATCGAAGATGACGAGTATGATGTAGAAGATGGTGAAATAATTGAACCTAATAAAGACCGTATTATTTTTGGTAAAGATGAACTTGGCCCTGTAACACAATTTATTGACATTAAGGAATCTAAATTTAGATATAATATTGAAACTCAAACAAATGATTTATTAAATGAAATGTTATCAACTATTCCAACATCAAAACGAACTGATAATGTAATGAATAATATTCATAAAACAATTGAACGATTTGTTCAGTTAAGGGAACAATTTTCAACATTTGATGAAAATAATAATATTAGTGGATTTACATTAAATACTCACGATTATAAACCATTAAGTGAATATTTTAAAAAATTTAACAAAAATTTATATTGGATTTTGCCAGTTGTTAAAAATATAAAAAATGCATATTTTATAGAAGATGATAATATAGATGCAATAGATGAAAATTCTAATTCAGACATTGAGATAACTCAATTAGGTCAAGATCTTAATAATATTAATGAATTAATTAAATTATATAAATCAAATTTATTATTAACTGATGATAATAAATATTCGGCATTACATTCTGAATTAAATCCATATTTTACGCCATTTTTACAACCAACTGACCAAACCAACGATGAAATTTTAAATATTCATCAAGTAACAAACAATATAAATGTTATTAATAATACATTAGGTAATTTATATTCTTCAAATATTAAACCAACAAATGCTCCTGGTGGAATGATACAAAAAACGCGTTTTGCAATTCAAAAATATAATACAGGATTAACAAAATTAACAACTGAAAATTTAATTGGTAATAAAACTATATATCATAGTACCGAAATGACACCTTCTGATACTATGTATATTGATTCATTTATTACATTACCCGAACAAATAATTAATTTTTCAAAAATTAATTTACCAGATACAAATATTTTAAATAAAAGTAATTTAAATTTAAATTTTTTAAATTATTGGAAAATTCTTAATAAACATACAAAAATTACTACTGTACCAATTAATTCTCTTGAAAATAATATTGAATTAACTCAAAATAGTTTTGCAAATGATATAAAACATTATTATTTAAACCTAACTAATACAAATAGTAATACACTTGAAGAGAAATATAATAAATTTGTTGAAGCAATTATTCCAAAAACACGAACAATTTTTAATTTGTTAAAAAATAATATACACGGAAAATTATCAATTGTAGATGTTGTTGGATATTTAGAACCATTTTTAATTTATGGTGATAAATTAACATATATGCAATATATTGAAATAACAAAATTTATTAATATTAAAATAACTGAATATAACAAACAATTTATTGCAAATTCAATATTATTTAATAATATTAAACAAATTAAACCTACATATGAAAATTTAACTAACCCAATTAATGAGTTATTTAATGGATCAGAACATATGATAAATGTATTACAATTATATAATATTGATAAAACCCCAAATAGTAAATTATTAAATTCAACTGAAATGCTAACTAAAATAATTAATTTAAATCCAAAATTATTAACACAAATACTTATTAAAAAAAATATGCATTTAATGTATTCTAATGAAGTAGCTCAATTGCTGCTTCAAACTAAAAAAAATATTTCTGAAAAAATAAATATGGCAAAATTAACAGATTCAGAAAAATGCAATGTACCAAATATTGCAAAAAAATATTTAATTGATGAAACAGCTGTTATAAATGATAATAATAAACAAATATTTTTTGATAAAGAACTAGATCATATGCCGTATGATATATTAAATGATCCAAAAATTGAAAAAGCATTAAATATAATGACATCAGATGAGTTTTTATCATTTTTAAATAATGAATTGCAAATAAAACATAAATTATTAAATAAACAACAAATTCAACATATGACAGAATCTGTCATTAATGGATTTCAAAAAGTGCAAGATGGAGATTATGCAGTGCTACAAAATAATTTAATTGAAACTGATAATAAATATTATATAAGAAAAAGTAATAATTGGGTTATTATCGATGATGACAAGTTTGACGCATTAAATAATCTTGATACAAATATTTTTTGTAATTTACAAACATCATGTATTAATTCTAATGAAAATGTATGTGAAGATACAAATATTAATAAATTAAAAATCAAAGATACATTAATAAATAATATTTTTGATAATTTTGATGAACACTATAATTTAAAGAGAGAAGAAATGATACATAAAATTGATTCAGATATAATTTCAAGTATTGATTTTTATAAACAATTAAAAACAAATATTTTCAATAATACTCATAAATATAATACTCAAAAATATAACTTAGGTATAAAATATATTGAAAATAATAAAGATATATATAATGCTGAAACCCCATATGGAAAAATTAGAGATATGATATTAGACCAAACAGATTTTGTAAAAAAACAACGAGACATAATAAAATTTGTTAATTCATTTACTCGGCAATATTTTGAACCAAGTGATGAATCCCCACACTGGTTTTATTGTAATAAAAGTGGCATTCCATTAATACCAACATTTAAATATACTCTTGCTGAAGCATTTTTAAAAAATCCACAAACATATGATGATGAAGTTAAACATGTTATTACAAAAATTGGTAAATTAACTGATGATGGAAGTTCTTGGTGCGATATGTATTCTGGATGGAATATTCAAGCAGTTGATTTTGATGAAGAAGAAGGTTTTACAAATGAAGGATTTAAAAAAACAACACGAACTGTATTAACTGAAGATAAATCGGATGAAATGATGAAAAATATTAAAGCAATTACACCTGTTACAAAAGAAATGGTTATGATTAATAATATAACTAATACATTATCAGAATTTATGGAAATTAACATTGAACAGCAAAAAGAATTTATATTTAACAGTGCAACTGAATTAATTAAACAAACAATTATTACTGAAGCAGAATATAATAAAATTACTGAACATAAAAAAACAAAATTGTCATTTAATGATAGTATAAATGTAGTTATTTTATATGTAACATTAGCTACATTTTTAATTGCAATTCAAACAAGCATACCGTCTATTAAGAGTTCTATTACATTTCCAAACTGTATTAAATCATTTAATGGATATCCTGTAGATCCTGATGAAAATATGTCTGGATTAAACTATTTAGCATGTGTTGTTTATAAAATAAATGACAAAGTATCCAAACCATGGAACGTATTAAAAGGAAAAAAACAAGAGTCAATTGTTAAAAATATAAAAATTAGAATTGATGAATTATTATCAATTCAGTCTGTTAAATTAAAAATTAATGAAAAAACACAATATAACATTCAACATACAGAAGAAAATGATAACATACCATTTGAGCATACTATAGATAATTGGATAAAATATCGACCTCCATTAGTTCAATATAAAATTAAAAATTTATTAAATGTTACTCCAGATTTTATGCAACGACTAAAAAGTGATTTAAAAAATCACAATACACAACAGCATAATAAAATATTAATTGTTGAATCAAAAATTATTTTGTTTTCTCTTTTAATTCAAGAATTAATTAAAAAAATTGTTGATGATAAACAATTATTGTTAAAAACGTTAGCTAATAAATTATATGTTGAAAACTCTTGTTGTGCTGAAAATACAACAACTCATTCGTTTATTGAATATTTTGAAAAAGAAAACCCTTTAATACAATCATCAAATACTATTATATATGAATTATCAAATTTAATGGATGATATTAAATATTATTCAACTGCATCAATTGCTCGTAGTGTAATTGATACTAAAGTTAAATATACACAATTATCAAATCAATTTAGTGAAAACACTATTTATAAAGCATTTATTTCAATGTGTAAATTTAAAACAAATGATGCAATAAGTAATGAGTTATTGTTAATATGTAAAAATAAACCTGATAAAAAAATATTTAAAAATGAGCAAATAAAACAAATTATTAATAAATTAAAAGATGAAGGAAATGATTATTCTCTTAAACATCTTTTAAAATTATTACAAATAGTTGCAAGAAAAAATATTATTAATTTTAATTTTAATAATTCAATTAAGCTTCCAGTAATTGAAGATATAATGCAAACAATACAAACAAATGAGCAAAATGCTTCAGTTAAAATACTTGATGATAAATTAAGTGAATTAATAAATAATAAAACATCACAAGGAATTAATAAATTACAAAATTTTTTACACGAAGAAAATAATAAAACTAAATTACGAGTAATTTCATTTATTAGCAAAAATTCAACAAACACAATAAAACATATTAAACAAACTAAACAATTCTTTGAAAACATTACTGAATGGAAAGATACAACAAACAGCTCATTTTACAATAAAATAAACTATTACAAAACATTTATTAAAAATATAGGTACAATATTTCCAAAAATAATTGCAAATAACATTAATTATTGGAGTGTAAGTATTCCATCATATTGGAAATTATCATCAATTCATTCAAGAGATTTATTAAATATGTTAAAAGAAAATTATAATAAGTTTAAAGATTTTTATAGAGTTCCTTCATTAAATGCATTATTAGAAAATGTTAATATAACATCACAAAATTTAAAATATTTATCTGAAAATACAATTAATAAGGATTTTAATAAAACAACTATTAAATATTTATTTGAATATTATTTATTACGAACATTTGACGTGTATATTAATACAATTGACAACATGAGTTTAAATCATCGAGATGATATTACTATGGGTAATATATCAAAATTAAAAAATTATTTGGCAAACCTTTTAATTGAATATAGTATTATTATGAATAATAATAAAAATAAAATAGATGTATCATATGAAACAATTGCTGATATGGTATTTAAAATTAAAGAAAAAGAAAAAGATAGAACAACTGATAGATTAAAAGCATTAACAGATGATGAGCGAAACGCTGATACAATATTAAAATTAAATAAATTGGGTGCATGGGATGTTGGTATGCAAAAAGGCTTTACTGAATATAATGGTAAATTTTATGATAAAAACCATGAATTTATGACTGAAATGTCTGATGCTGAAAAAATGTTAAATCCAACAAATAATGATGATGATGATAATGATGATGATACTGGTATAATTGACGATTTAGAAAATAATGACATGACAGATGTTATTGGTGAAGGGTTTGAATAATTATTTAAGATAAAATAAATTGGGGTTGGTTATCAACAAATCCAAATGCTATACATATATTAAAACAAAATCAATATAAAATAAATTGGGGATTGTTATCAAAAAATCCAAATGCAATACAATTACTTGAACAAAATCTAGATAAAATAAATTGGTCAAAGTTATCAATGAATCCAAATGCTATACACTTACTAGAACAAAATCCAGATAAAATATGTTGGTCTTGGGTATTAACAAATCCATCAATATTTGAATATGATTATTTGAGTATGAAAAAGAATATGTGTAAGTTAAAACAAGAGTTAGTTGAAGTAGTAATGAACCCAATTAATTATAGTAAATTTAAAGAATGGGGATATTAAAATATGTGATGTGTTGTGTTATATGATGTGTTGTGTTATATGATGTGTATGCTTTTTAATATAACTTAATTTATTATTTTTTTGTTTTTGTATTCAAAATATTTACTAAGTAGTTAAATTTAAATCTGTTTTGTATAATTATATAATTATATAAAAAAATGAATAAAATATATAATTATAAAATAAACATAATTATAAAAATGGTATTAAATTATGAGTTAAGTCAATATTTTACAACACATAATACTCTTAAAGAAACATTGTTTAAATTTATATTAAATAATCCTTCAAATATTTTAGAACCATCTATTGGACAAGGTGACTTAATATCATTTGTTTTAAGTAAAACTCCTCATGTAATATTTGATATGTATGAAATTGATAATACTATTACATTATTAAGTTCAATAAATACAACAAATGTTATATATTGCGATTTTATTAATCAAATAATTAATAAAAAATATAATACAATTATTGGAAATCCTCCATTTATTAAAACAAAAAAAGGAAATTTATACAATGTTTCTTTAAGAGTATTATGTGTTGTAAAATATTGACTTAACTCATAATTTAATACCATTTTTATAATTATGTTTATTTTATAATTAACAAGTGCATCTAAATTATTAAATGAAATGATGGATAATGGTTCATTTACTCATATATTTCATCCTCATAATGAAAATATGTTTGAAAATGCATCAGTTGATATTATTATTTTTAGATATTGTAAAAATAAATTAATTGACAAAAAGGTATTGTATAATAATGAATTACTGCATATTGTAAATAATAATGGATTATTATTATTTAATAAAGAGTGTAATAACAGTACTATTACATTTAAAGATTATTTTGATATTTATGTAGGAATAGTTAGTGGAAAAGAAGATGTTTATAAAAATGAAAAATATGGAAATATTGAAGTAATTAATAAAGAAAATAAAATTGATAAATATATTTATATAGAAAAATTTCCATGCAACAATGAAAATATAAATGCGTATTTATCAGAACATAAAAATACGTTAATTAATAGAGCAATTCGAGTATTTAATGAAAAAAATTGGTTTGAATGGGGTGCTCCAAGAAATATATCTATAATGAATAAATTATGGGGAAACCCATGCATTTATATTAATACATTAACACGAACACAAAATATAGCATTTTTAGGTCAAGTTGGATATTTTGGAGGTGGATTAATAATATTAATTCCAAAAAAAAAATGTAATTTACAAAATATTGTATCTTATTTAAATAGTATTAATTTTAAAAATAATTTTATGTATTCTAAAAGATTTAAAATAGGTCACCGACAAATTTGCAATTCATATATTCCATTATTATTATTAATCAATGAAACTACAATAATTAAAATACAACAATTATATCGAAATTATTTGTCGAAAAAAAATACAAAAATTAATCAAATTAATCAAAAATATCAATTACAAATTAATCAAATTATTAAAATACAAAAATGGTTTCGAGGATGTTATTTAAGATTAAACAGAATGCCAACAATTATGTATGTATTAAAACAATACTTACAATCACAACAAATTATACTTTCAACTCAAAATACTGATGGTAGAATAAATAGTTGTATTGATGAAGATACTGTTATTAATATACTTATTCAAAAATTTAATGATAAAATAAAAATTCCAAAAATTAGAATGTGGTTTGATATTTTAGCATTTGATATAATATATGGATGGATTCCAATAAATATAAAAACAACAACAACCTTAACAAATGATAATATTGGAAATTTAGCACTATGTGTTTATTCATACACAAATAAAATGTTAGAACTTAATATAAATAAAACATATGAAAATGGAATTATGAGTAATATTTTACATAATAAATTAAAAAATAAAAATTATAATATTAATAATAAAAAGGATTATTACTTTATTGTTTTAAACAAAACAAATACAAATGACATTATAATTAATAGTGTTAAAGGATTGTCTGTATTAACATCAAACATAAATAATTTACCATTTCAAGTTTGTTGGAATAAAAATCGAATATTTAAATATGCCCATATAAATAATAAAATAAAAATGTTTATAAATTGTTTGCAAAAATCAACTCCAAGTTGGAAAGAAATATTTTTGACAAATGTACGAATGCTTAATTATTAATATAATATTAATTAATTATTTTATATATAAAATGTATTAATTATATAATACATATAATGCAACAATTATTTATTAAAAATAATATTTTATATTTATCATTATTATTATTTATTGTAATATTTGCAATACTTAATTATACTAAACCTATTTTTTTATATAATAAAAATGGTAGTATTAGAGAATTTGGTGTTGGTTACGCAAATAAAACAATTATGCCAATATGGTTATTATCTATTATTTTAGGAATATTATGTTATACCAGTATAACATTTTATGTAAATAATATAAAATAAAAATAAAAATAAAAAAGCCTCTTGTGGGAATTGAACCCACGACCTTCAGCTTACAAGGCTGATGCTCTACCACTAAGCTAAATAGGCATATAATAATTGAATAATTTTATTATATATAAATTAATATTAGTTAATATTAATTTATTATTAAATTATATAAAATAATGAGTATTATTAATTTATTTGAAAATACATTAAATTATGCAAAAAACATAGAAAATACTAATAATTTAAATGATGAAATAATATTAAATAAACAAGGTGTTTTAAAAAATATACACCAATATAATTATAAATATTATAAAAATATATTTACAAATACATTATGTGATTATATAATTAATGAATCCGAAAAATTTGCAAATAATAATAAATCGCAAACAAATTTAACTGGATGGACACAAACAAGGCATAAAAAATATCCAACAACAGATCTACCAATAAAAGAAATTCCTCATTTATTTTCAATTCTTAATAATGTTATTCGTGATAAAGTATTTCCAATAATTGAAAATGAGTATGATGTTTATAAATATTTTTTAGATTTTAATGATTTATTTATTGTTAAATACGATGCAACAAAACAGGCTAATTTAAATAAACATGTTGATGGATGTGCATTTTCATTTAATATATTATTGAATAAATCTTCAAATTTTGAAGGTGGAGGTACAATTATGTATGATACTAATAATAATAAAACATTAGTTCATAATACAAAAGGCGGATTAGTATTACATTCAGGACAATGTTTTCATGAAGGAAATGCTATAACAAGTGGCATACGATATATTCTTGTTGGATTTATTTCATATATTAAACATTTTAATAATGCTATTGATAATAATGTTAATAATGCTATTGATAATAATGTTAATAATGCTATTGATAATAATGTTAATAATGATATTAATAATAATGTTAATAATGATATTGATAATAATGTTAATAATGATATTGATAATAATGTTAATAATGATATTGATAATAATGTTAATAATGCTATTGATAATTTACAATTATGGAAAATTGACAATTCAAATTTAAAATCAAATACTGAATTACATGTATTTATTAATTGTAATATTGCACCAATATTACTTGATACAACAAAATTAAAATTTAATTTATTAGAAAAATACGTTTTTGATATGGCATTATTTCATTTTGATAGATTAGGTATTAAATATGATAATACAATGTGTTTTATTGAATATTGGTATAAAGTTGAAAATGTAACTAAACAAAATGGAAATACTCATGTTTTGCATACAGATAAAGATGAATTTTTGTATAAAAATACAAATACATTAAAACATCCATTATTATCAACTGTAACATATGTAACAGATTCAAATGTATTTACATTATTAACAAATATTAAACAATACAATATTAAACAATACAATAATAAACTAAATAATAATAAAAATTTTATTTTATCATCAACAAAAAAAATGAATCATATAGCATTTGATCCGTCATTTTTACATGGTGCAGTTAATATTAATTCAATTGATAATAATAATAAAAACGAACGAAAAACGCTAATGTTTAATTTATGGCATAATTATAAACCATCAAATATAAATTATAATATAGATAATACTAATAATAATTATGATAAAAATAATAATATCATAATGAATAAAATTAATTATGACAAAAAAGATTATACAACACATATTGAAAAAAATACAATGAATAATATTATGAACAATTTTAAAACATTATGTCCTAAAAAAAATATTAATATAATTGAAACATATTTAAAAAATAATGAAAATAAAGATTTATTTTATTTTGATGTATTATAAATATATTATAAATGTATTATAATTATTGCATATGTTTTTAACGATGTTTTCGTGTAGGTTTTTTATTTGATTTATTTTTTTTTGTGCGATTATTTACATTAAGTTTAACAAATCCAAATACACCTTTTTTAGTTCCATATCCAGATTTAACAAGACGATTATCCTTTTTTGCACTTGAGTGTTTTGATTTAGATACAATTCGTCCTGCTTTATTTTGCAAAAGGTCAGATTTTGTAAGACTTCCAGAAGTTTTATATGCAGTTCCATGCCATACTTGAGCACGGGTTCCACTTAACATTTGATAATTTTTTTTATTTATAACATATTCGCCAGATGAATTTTTAGTAAAACGCGTCATTATAAAAATAATTAAGAAAAAAATATAATTTAAATTATTAAATAATTATTATTTAATTATTATACTGTAACAATTGTTAAAATGTATTTTTAATAGACTGGCCACTTCCACCAAGTTGTCCTTCCAAACGCCCTAAATAATTAATTTTATTAAATGGTTGTCCAAATGTAACGCGTCCTTTAGTTGTATTATTTAATATTTGAGAATTTTTCATATTTTGCGACATATTTGACGAGTTTTTTGTAGTGTTATTTTTTACATAATCACTTGGGTTAAATTTTCCTTCTTTGCGTTTTAAACAATTGCAATATGTATTATTAAATATATATTTTCCTTGAATTCTTGCAGTAGTTTGTTGATATTCTGACATACTATATTTATATTTTATAATATTTATATTTATAATAATAAAAAAATGAAATACTTTTTTTAATTATTTTCAAACAAAAATCATAAAAACTAAATAAAATGTTAAATATAGTGTGTTGTATTAATGATTAAAGTTTAATTATATGAAATAAAAATAATAATGTTAATTGAACAATAATACCAGAAACCCCATCATGGATCATAGCATTAATTGGTCCTAATTTTTTATAATATGAATCTGTTAAATATGGAAATAATTTACTTTCTTTAATTATAAATCCAAATAATCCACTAATAATAAATGACAATAATAAAAATAAAAATAACTTCATATAATTATCTAATAATGATGGAAATGGATATGATTGAATTACAATAAATTGAACAACTGCTCCGATAAATCCCGCAATTAGTGCAGCTGAAATTAGTGTATGTTGTTTAAAATATGGAGTTAAATATTTTAAAAATTTATATTTTTTAATAATATTTGGTAATAGTGCATAGCGTTCTACCATAAACCGTAATAATATATCCCAAATAGACGTTATTATAAATGTATAAATAATTAATTTACTTGTATTAATTTTCATTATATTATATTAATATATTAATTAATATATTAATATTAAACAATTATAAATAAAAATGAATTTATTTAATATAATATAATAATAATTTAAACAAATTAAACTAACAATTATTTATAATATGGATAACATTCATAAACAATATGGATATATTGAACTAATTATTGGTCCAATGTTTTCAGGTAAAACAAGCAAATTATTAGAACTTTATAAACAACATAAATTTTGCAATATTAAAAGTGTAATTATTAATCATACAATTGACACTCGGTATAATGAAAACTCAAATACAATATCAACTCATGACAATATTGTATCTCCGTGTTTAAAAGTTGAAAATTTATCTACATTATGGTCTAATACATATAAACATGCTGAATTATTAAATAGTTCAATAATATTAATAAATGAAGGACAATTTTTCAACGATTTATATGAAGTTGTTTGTGATATGGTAACCTATAATAAACAAATTTATATTTGTGGATTAGATGGTGATTTTAAAAGAAAGCCATTTGGACAAATTTTAAATTTAATTCCAATGTGTGATAAAGTTACAAAATTAACATCTATTTGTGCATATTGTAAAAATGGAACTTCTGGAATATTTTCATCACGAGTTACAAATGAAGTATGTCAAACTGTAATTGGGTCTGATAATTATAAACCTGTATGTCGAAATTGTTATAAATATATGCAATTTATAATCAACTAATTTGGTATTGTCTTCTATCAAATTGTTAATTTATGTATAATTGAATATTTTAATTTAGTTAATAAAAATAAAAAAATGAAATACTTTTTATATTTTATTAACTAAATTATAAATTATAAAATAAACAAATTAAAAAAACTAATATGTGCGATATGTGTAAAAATATTAATATTTATTATATGAATGTTGGATTGTTTTGTATTTCAAATTGCTGTTTGCATACATATCCATGCAAACATATTGTTCGAAATAATAAAACTGAAAAAATAACAATAATGAATGGAGTTGAAATATATAATATGTTACAAGAAAATAATATTAATGTCAAACATTTTGCATCATATTGCAATTTTAATAAAAAACAACATAATATATTAAAACAATATATGCTAACATAAATAATATTTATTATGATAATAATAATAAGTACAAATATATGAAGGAATATAAATATCATATAGGGGTTTGCTTTTAACTAACCAACTCCCAAAAATAACTTCTCACAAAACTTTTTTTTTGTTTTTTGTTTATTCTAAAACTAAAAAATAAAGAATACTTTTTATAATGTATTATTTTAATTTATTTGTATAATTTTTATTAATATCCCCATTCTTCAAATTTATAATAATTTATTTTATATTTATTGAGTTTTCATTTAAATATAATTTATTATTATTATTATTATATAGTTTATAATAAATTATTAATACTAAATTATAATGAATAGTAATCAAATAATTGATTATAAAAATATTATAACACACTATATTTATTTATTACAAGAACGGGAATTTATAAGATTAGGTGAAAAAATATACAAGGTTGGAAAAACAAAACAAGAGAATACATCAAGATTAAAAGGATATCCAAAAGGAAGTATATTATTATTTCAAATGGAATGTATTAATTGTGACCTTATTGAAAAAATTATTATCAATCAATTTTGTGTAAAATTTAAACATGAAACTGATATTGGTGCTGAATATTTTAAAGGTTCAAAACATGAAATGATTGATATTATATATACGTTTATTTGTAAATATAATAAATCAATTACAATTAATAATGATTTTAACAACAATGATAATAATAATGATTTTAACAACAATAATGATAATATTAAACAAATTATTCAATCACCAAAAGAATCTTTAAAAACACCAATTATTAATAATAATAATATACAATTACATCATCAACAACATAGACCACTATTTATTCAAATGTTATTTGATGACCCTAATGATTTTATTGGAAAAACACTAAAAAGTGATGATATATATAATAAGTATATATTATTTCATAATAATAATCATAATAATTATAGTTATGTAGTACCATTTACTGAATTTACAAATATTTTTCAGGAATATTTTAATTTAATTAAATCTTCATATGGTAATATATATAAATTTCCAGATACATTTGATTTATTTACTGAATTATTATCACAATCAGATAATTTATATTTTAAGCCAAATATATTTAATTCATTTAAATACAAAAATAAAAAATAAATAATATACATTTAAAATAAAAAAACAACTTTAAAATTATTAAATACTACACAACAATCAATAAATACTACAACACTTACACTATTACTACTACTACTCTACACAACTACTTACTATTTTATTTAATTAAATACTGCAACATTTTGTGTTAAATGATAAGTGTTTATTAAATTTAAATTGTCTGATAATAAATCAATTGCACTTTGATTTTTTGACAGTTGTGACCATTCAATTTTATGTTTATTTTCAGTTAATATTTTATTTGCACCAGAGTTTGATGATAACCAATACCAATTAATATTACTTAAGTTATCACTTAATAATGAGGTTGCATAAGGTTGTTTTGACATTGTTTTCCAATTAATTTTGTCAATATTATTATTCCAAATACATAATGATTTTTTATTATAAACTAACATTTCCCAATTTATTTTATGAGGATATTTTTGTAAAATAGAAATTGCATTTTCATTTAATGATAAAAAGTTCCAATTAATATATGTTTTAAGTTGTTTTAATTGTGTATAATAATTATTAAGATGTTTTCTTACTTTTTTATATAATTCCTTACTATTTAATTCGTCAAATGTGTTATTATTATATTCATCATCAGTTAAATCAACTGAAGTAGCATCACAATCAAACATAATTTCATCATTAATTCGAGTTTTTAATAATGAAATAACTAACGGATTTGTATTTTTACATAATTGATCCCAATGAATTAAAAGTGGATTTGATATTAAAAATTTTACTGCAGTATTACTTGAATTTGCAGATAATTCTGCACAATTTTTTAAATGTTCTTTTACATAATCATTTGACAAATCAAGAATATATGATAGTATTTGTTCATTTTCCAATGTAATAAGTGATGATAAATTAAGTTTATCAATTTCAATAGTTTTAATTATATTGTATGCATTTGAATTTAAACTTAATCCATCAAAATTGACTTTGTCTAAGTGTTGTTCAAGTATATTAATTGCGTTTTTATTTGATGACAAATAATACCAATTAATATGCGATAGGTGATTTATTGTTATATTATTGATTATGTTTTGATTTAGATTTTTTGAAAGAGAAATCCAGTCTATTTTTTTTAAACTAATAAGTGTATTAATTATGGTTTCATTTGACGAATGTTCAGACAAATAAACAGTGTCAAATACATCACGATTTAACATGTTGTCAAGTGAGTTGGTTGATAATACTGATTGAAGTAATTTGCACATTTTAATTTTTATTATAGTTTTAATTGTTTGTAATATATTTAATTATAATAAAAAGTATTTCATTTTTTTTTATTTTTATATATTTTAATATTTTATGTTAATTTTATAAAATATAAGCATAAAAAGTACAAAATTACCATAAATACTATATATATATGTATTAATACAATGTATATCTAAATGTGTTTTTAACTCTTTCTGCAGCACCTTCTTCGTTTGTATCATGACTTGATGACATATTTCCATATAAAAATTTTCCAAGTTCAGTTTGATCCCCTGGAATAGTTTCTGTATTTGCTGTACTAAAAAATGCACGATTTGATAAATCTAAATTAAAATTTTCATGTATATCTCCATATAGTTGTTTATTTGTATTTTTTATATTTGGGTTCATTTCTTGAACTGCTTTTTTAATATTATTTGTAATTTGTGTGCTAATATTTTTATCATATGCTGGAGGTGCTGGTTTTTTATTAGAATGTTCATTAATGTCAGATATCATTACATTACTAAATGGATTTGTTGATGTTCCGGATTGATATTCTGATTGCGATATATTTGCGTTATCATTATTTATATTTTGTGATGAATTAATTTCATTAAATCCTTCAAATCCTTCAATATCATTAGATGTTAATTTTTGTTTATTTATTGAATATAATATGCAAATTAATGCTATTGAAAATAATCCAATATATATAATTTTTATATTATTTGTTAAAAAATAACATATAATAGATATTAACATAATAAGACGAGTTACAGAGTTTAATTTTTGATAATATTGCATATTATTTGTGGGATAAACTTCATGAATATATTCATTATTTAATAAAATTTTAGGGTCATTTAACCAAAATGGAGTTGTTTTTTTCATTATTATATATTGTATATGTATATTTTATTGTATTATTTATTGATTTTATATTAATAATAAAAAATTATTTTTTAGTTTTTTTTGATTTTTTATTTTTTTTAATTTGAGATTGCTGTCTTGGGGTTTTTTCAACAGTTTCTCCTGTGCTAAATATTTTAAGTATTTCTTCTTCGCTAATTTGTGGCAATTGTGGTATTTGTTCTTGAATGGGGGATTTTTGTTTTAATATATTATTTTGGTTATTTATTTGAGTTGATTGCATTGTTTGATTAAATTGTTCTTTTATTTTTGCATTTTTTAATTGAGAATTTAATTGTGATTGTATTAATTGAGAATTATTATTTCCACCAGGTATTTTCATTCCCATTTTACTCATTATATCTCCTATATTTCCCATACCCATATTTGACATATTTTGCATTAAATTTGATGCTTCTTCAATTATTTCACTTTCTTTTAAATCTCCTGATTTAAATTTAGTATCTAATTTATCACCCATTTTTTGAACAATATTTGTAAATTTTGTTGGATCACTCATTAATTGTTTAAAAGCATCGTCCATATTTGTTATATCATTTGCATCAATATTAAGTTCTTCAACTGTTTCTGCAGCTAATTCTTTCGCCATTAATCCCAATTTACCATTAAATAATTTATTCATGTGATTATTTATATCATCTGAATCTAAAATATTATTATTAGTATTATTATTAGTGGTATCATCAGTATTAACATCAGTATTTTTATTTTTATTATTAGATAATTGTTCCAAAATTTCACTTATTTTATCAGAAAAATCATTATTATTTATAGAGTCTGTAAAAGATGATATATTACCAAGTTCATCTGCATTATCAATTGTTTTTATAATTGAAAATAACACAAGTTGTAAATATTTCCAAATTGTATCTTTAGTTTGTTGATTAATATTTGAATTCCAAATTTGTTTAAAATCAATTCTTGGTAAAAATTCAACATCATTTTCATCATCAAATAAATTATCAGATTGATATAATATATTAAAAAAATGAGATGGATATTTTTTTTGGCAAAATTTAAATAAAAATTTTATTCCAATATCGCGTGAATTTACAATTGCTTTTTTTTTATATTCAATATCAGTTATATGATCAAATGATGTTTCGTCTTTCCACCATTTATTAATAATATCATTATATTCAGGAAATGTTGTTTTAATATCATTAATAAAATCTTGAATAATTGTACGAAAATCTTCTGGAACAATAATATCAGTCATATATTTATTAATATAAATAATTATTTAAATCATTATATTAATTATTATATTATTTTTTAACCATTTATTGTTCATATAGTAATGTTAATTTAGTTAAATTTTGAATATATTTCATTATATTTTGTTGTTCATTAGTATTCATTTGTTTAATTGGTTCTCTTAATCTATTTATTATATCTGTTATTTTATTAGAATTAGAATTATTAATTAAATCTTGAGCATAATCTTTTGTTATAAAAAAACTAATATCACCTGATTCAATTTGATTTGAATATTTTTTAGTTATATATTCATTCCATATTTTAATAATTAATTTTGGATTAACACTTTTAATAGACATTGCACTGTTTTTAGCAGTTAATATATCAACATCATTTGGAAAAACTCGTTGAATATCTTCAATAAATTCAATAAACTGATTATTAAATGCTTTTAATATACTCATTTAATAATATATGTAAGGATATATTATTTAAATCATTATTTATTATATTATATATAATTATTTATTCTGAATTTTACTCTTATAATATTATTTTTAATACAATAAAAAATAATTTAAATATTTATTATCATTTTTATTAATTAAAAATGATAATTGAATTTCAAATATTATTTATAATAATTATTGGATTTTTAATGGTATGTTTAATTTATATTATGTATAATACATTTAAAATATTATCAAATAATATTAATAAAAATACAAAAAATAGCAAATCAAAAATAATACATAAAAATAATACATCCATTAGGGAGTATTAATAATTATAAAGATGATATTGATGTGGATTTTATACCCGAATAGTTTTTTATTTTTTATAATAAATTAAAAACTATAGAAAATCATAGTATGTATTTTATGTGTAACAAATGCGAAACATAAATTGTTATAATTCTTTGTATTTGTGGCATAAAACAAGAAAACAAACATGTGTTCAATGTAAAACCTAAATTAAAAACAATAACAATTGTACATTAAAACATTAAAAATATAATAAACATTTCATATTAAAAATATATGAATATTATTATATATTAAATAACAATGACAATGGAAGATATTTCTTGGAAACTAATTGATAAGTATTTTGTTGATAACCCAAATAATTTAGTAGCACATCATTTAGACTCATATAATAATTTTATGAATGGAGGAATTCATAAAATATTTACAGAAAATAGTCCAATTCGATTTATTGAGAGAATTGATGATGATATTAAATATCCAAATGAATGTCTTTTATATTTAGGAGGTAAAGATGGTAAAAATATTTATTTTGGAAAACCAATTATTTATGATGATAATAATACACATTATATGTATCCAAATGATGCTCGATTACGGAATATGACATATGGTGTTACAATTCATTACGATGTAATTGTTGATTTTGTATTTTATATTGATGGTGTAAAAAAACTTAAAACAATTACTCTTGAAAAAATTTATTTAGGACGATTTCCAATAATGGTTCAATCTAATTTATGTATATTAAATGGACTTCATCGAAATCTTCGCTATAATATGGGTGAATGCAAAAATGACCCAGGAGGATATTTTATTATTGATGGTAAAGAAAAAACAATTATTGCACAAGAAAAATTTGCAGACAATATGATTTATATTAAAACTCTTAATAAAAATGACATATATAGTCATTTATCAGAAATTCGATCAGTATCTGAAGATTCATCAAAACAAATTAGAAAAACAACTGTTAAAATTATTAGACCAACCAAAACATATTCAAACAATCAAATTGTTGTATTTGTACCTAATGTAAAAAAACCAGTTCCATTATTTATACTTATGAGAGCATTAGGCATAATATCAGATAAAGATATTATTAAAACGTGTTTATTAGATTTAGATAAAAACAAATCAAAATTAGAATTATTTATACCATCCGTTCAAGATGGTGTTACTGTGTTAGACCAACCTAGTGCATTAAATTATATTAAAACATTTACAAAACGAAATACGTTATCTGACGTAATGCAAATATTATCAGATTATTTTTTACCTCATGTTGGAGAATTAAATTTTTCAGAAAAAGCATATTTTATAGGAGTTATGGTAAATAAAATGTTAAATGTATTTACAGAAAAAGATAAACCAACAAATAGAGACAGTTTTAAATTTAAACGTGTTGAACTTTCAGGAACATTAATTCACGATTTATTTCGCGAATATTTTTTAATTCAAAAGAGAGCAATTTCTGTTAAATTAGACAATGAATATTATTTTCATCGAGGAAAATACATACACCTTGAAAATGATGACGACCAAATGGAATATGATGAAAAAAATAAAGAAAATTATGTTCATAAATTTTTTAGTTTAATTGAACAAAATTATAATTCATTTTTTAAAGAAAGAGATATTGAAGCTGGATTTAAAAAAGCATTTAAAGGTAATTGGGGTGCTCAAGCATTTACAAAAAGAGTTGGTGTAATTCAAGATTTAAATAGATTAAGTTGGAATTCATTTATGTCACAATTGCGTAAAATAAATTTACCATTAGATTCAACAAACACATTAATAGGACCACGACATTTACATCCATCACAGTGGGGAGTAATTGATCCAGTTGATTGTCCTGATGGAGGAAATATTGGACTTCATAAACATTTGACAATAACAGCAGTTGTTACAAGTGGGTCATCATCTGGTAAATTAATTGAATGGTTGCAAAAACATACTAATATACAAAATATATTAGATTATAATTCTGAATATTTAGAATATAATACTAAAATTTTTGTAAATGGTAAATGGGCTGGTATAATAGAAACACCAATAGAGTTTTTAAATGAACTTAAATTATATCGAAGAAATGGCATAATACCAATTTATACAAGTATGACATTTAACTATGCATCAAATGAAATACATATTTATACAGATTCGGGGAGATTAACTCGTCCAATATATTATATTGAAGATAATAAACCAAGTTTTGATAGAAATCAATTGAGTCAATTATTTGATTCAAATAAAATAACATGGTCTCAAGTTATATCTGGATTAAAAATCAAAAGTGATGACCAATTTAATGTAAAATTAAATAAATTATATGCAATTAATGATTTATATTCAGATTTAACTGAAATACATCAACGCGAAAATGAAAATGAATCAGATAATTCAAACTTAAAAATATTGCATGAAAATAAATCAATTGTTGATTATTTGGATACATCAGAAGAAGAAAATTCATTAATCTCTCCAAACCAAGAATTATTATCAAAAAATAAATATTATACACATGTTGAAATTGACCCATCATTAATGTTTGGTGTAATGGGTAATCAAATTATATATCCAGAGAATAACCCATTGCCTCGAAATGTATTTTCATGTGGGCAAAGTAGGCAAGCCGTATCATTATATCATTCTAATTATCAAATGCGAATGGATAAAATGGGTGTTGTTTTAAATGGAGGACAAATTCCATTAATTAAATCGCGATATATGGAATATATTAATAATGAAGAACACCCATATGGTGTAAATGCTATTGTTGCTATAATGTGCTACACAGGATATAATGTTGAGGACGCAATATTAATTAATGAAGGGGCTGTTGCGCGTGGAATTTTTAGAACAACATATTATTCAACATATGAAGGACGTGAGGAAAGTTCAACAATTAGCGGAACTACAAATTCAAGATTTACAAATATTGAAAAAAGTGACACTACAAAATTAAAAAAAGATTATGATTATAGTATGTTGGATGATTATGGACTGGTTGTTGAAAATACTCCAATTACTGAAAAAACTATTTTAATTGGTAAAAAAACAAGTGATTCTGAAAATAGTGATACATGGATTGATAGTTCAATTAAAACAAAAAAAGGACAATTAGGATTTGTAGATAAATCATTTGTTACACAAGGTGAAGATGGATTTAATATTGCAAAAGTTAGAATTAGAGAAGAGCGAATACCCGCAATTGGTGATAAAATGGCTTCTCGTGCAGGTCAAAAAGGAACATTGGGATTAATTATTCCTGAAAAAGATATGCCGTTTATGGCAGACGGCACTAAACCAGATTTAGTTATTAATCCTCATGCTATACCATCAAGAATGACATTAGGTCAAATTATTGAATCACTCTTAGGCATTGTATGTACTGAGTATGGTATGTTTGGGGATTGTACGCCATTTCAAACCAAAGGCCCCAATACAGAATTATATGGAAAAATGCTAACAAATTCTGGATATCATTCATCTGGAAAACATATATTATATAATGGAATGACTGGAGAACAAGTAGAGTCATCCATATATATGGGACCAACATATTATGAAAGATTAAAACATATGGTTAAAGATAAAATTAACCATCGTGCAAGAGGTAAAATGTCATTATTAACACGACAAACAAATCAGGGACGAGCAGATGACGGAGGTCTTCGTATAGGTGAAATGGAACGTGATTGTATAATATCAAATGGTATGTCGTATTTTTTAAACGAATCATTTATGAAGCGCGGTGATGAATATTTTATGGCAGTGTGTAATAAAACTGGAACTATTGCAATTTATAATAAACCTAAAAATTTATTTTTAAGTCCAATGGCTGATGGTCCAATTAATTTTAATTATACATCTGATGGTAATATGAATGTTAAAAATATCAGTAGATTTGGACGTTCATTTAGTATATTAAGAATACCCTATTCATTTAAATTATTAATACATGAATTGCAAACAATGAATATTCAAATGAGAATAATTACTGATAAAAATATTGATCATTTATCTAGTATGGGATTTTCATATAATATTAACAAACTAATGAATATGGATGAAAATTCAAAAGAGTTTTTAAATATTAAAGATGAATATCGCAAACAATGTCAAAATGCATTACATAAAACAAACGAAACAGATGATGTTGTGGTTGAAAATAATATTATATATAATGAATCGCCAGATGTATTACCCACTGATAATACACCAACTTCATTATCTCCCGAATGGCATCCTGAACCAGATGTTAAATGGGGCGAATCTGTGCAAAATGATTCTGTCATAACAGATGCATCTCCATCATGGCATCCTGAACCAGCTTCTAATTGGGTTGAATCTGCGCAAAATGATTCTGTTGCATCATCTGCATCATGGCATCCTGAACCAGATCCTAATTGGGGTGAATCTGCACAAAATGATTCTGTTGCATCATCTGCATCATGGCATCCTGAACCAGATCCTAATTGGGGTGAATCTGTGCAAAATAATTCTGTTATATCAGATGCATCTCCATCATGGCATCCTGAACCAGATCCTAATTGGAACCCAGATTCGATAATTAAAACTGCACAAAATAATTCAATTAATATACTTGAACCAATAAATTTAGATATTCAACCAATTGATTCAATTAATGGAGGAGGGAATAAATCAATATTAATAGTTGATGATATAAATATTGCTGATAATAATGTTAATAATGTTGATGTTATTGATAATACCAATATCAATACTAAAACTATATTAATGGATAATAATAATTTATAAATTATTTATGTTTTATAAAATTTTTATATTAAATAAAATGAAATACTTTTTAATATAAAATATAATGATAATTCAATTAAAAAAATACAATATTTAAATTAGCAAATTAAAATTAAGATAAAATATATGGTTAAAATAAAATATAAAAATGAATATAAATATTTAATAATTATATTTATATAATACAATATAGCAATGAATCAAATAATTTATAAATCGCGATATAATATTCTTAATATTATGGAATCTCAAGAATATGATGTACAAGAATATTCAAATTTTAATAATAATGAAATTGAAATTTTAACACGAAATAACCAACTTGACATGTTATTAAAACGAAATACAAATTCAAATAAGTCTCAAAATAAAATATGGATTCGGTATTTTATGAATAAAATTAGAAATCAAGATATCGATAATATGATTGAAGATTTATTTATAATATCCAATACATTATCAAAAGATGATGTTTTATTTATTATTGTAAAAGACCCAGTTAATGACTCAATCACAAATAAATTAAAACAAATATGGGAAAAATATAAAATATTTATTGTTATTCAACATATAACAAATTTGCAATTTAATATTTTAGAACATGTATTAGTTCCGCCTCATATTATATTAACAAATGACGAAATTGAAACTATTAAAACTAAATATAATATTACATGTTTAAAACAATTTCCAAAAATATCAAGATTTGATGCTGTTGCACAAACAATTTGTATGAGACCTGGCGATGTATGTAAAATTATTAGACCAAGTAAAACATCAATTACCTCATTATATTATAGAGTTTGCGTTTAAAAATAAAAATGAATAATTATTATACACTTATAACCATATCAATACATATAAAAATTAAAAATAATAATTAATGGATAGTGTTCTTAATACATTATTTATAAAACGATTTTGTTTGCCATCAAATGTTAATATAAACGATTACGAAAATGGAAATGAACGAATTGTTGATAGTTGTATTTGTGGAAATTATAATCATATATCATGTATTTTATCAGCATCAAATAATTGTATTAAATGTATTGGAATTAATCATATGGGAAATGCAAATGGAAATATACCAGGAATTCATGCAGAACATTGTGTATTAAAAAAATTAAAAACATTAAAAAATAAAAAAAAATTGGTCCCAATTAATTTATTAGTTGTAAGATTGTCAAAAATGAATAAATTGCAATCAAGCAAACCATGTTATCATTGTATTCAATATATGAAAACAATACCTCAATTAAAAGGGTATAAATTACAATATATTTATTATTCAAATGAGACAAATAAATTAACAAAAACAAAATTAAAAGATTTAGAACAAGATAATTATCATTATTCAAGATATTACAAAAATAAATATCAAATAAATCATTCAAATATTTAACTTAAACAAACGCAAATCGCCTAAAAATAATATAAATAAAATAGTTTAGGGTAATATTATATTTTATTTTTTTATAAAAATGGATAATTGTTCAATAAATATTACAAAACAAATTAATACAACAAATGATATCCAAGTTGATGGAATTAAATTTCAAAAAATGATATTATTATACAATGTTCTTGAAAAAGGATGGTCAATAAAAAAAAAGAACAATGAATACACTTTTAAAAAAAAACATGAAAACAAGCAAGAAATTATTCAAGAATCGCAATTACATTTATTTATACCATCAGTATTAAATATTAATGATGATTAATATTTTTGTATTTTATTTTTTTTAATAATTAAATTAAATTAAATTAAATTAAATTAAATTTTAAAAAAATAAAATATTTAGCAATAATATAATAAAATGGGTGGAGCATTAATGCAAATTGTAGCTTACGGGGCACAGGATGTCTATCTAACTGGTGATGCTGAAATTACTTTCTGGAAAGTATCTTACAAGCATTATACTAATTTTGCTATTGAATCTATTGAACAAACATTTAATGGTCAAGCCGATTTTGGTCGTCGTGTCCAATGTACTCTATCCCGTAATGGTGATTTAGCTAAAGGTGTATATCTTCAAGTAACTCTTCCTGAAATCAATCAATTAATGGGTTCTTCCTTTTCTGGACAAAATACCGGAGTATATGCCCGTTGGTTGGATTTCCCTGGAGAACAACTTATTGCTCAAGTTGAAGTAGAAATTGGTGGGCAACGCATTGACCGTCAATATGGTGATTGGATGCATATTTGGAACCAACTTACTATGACTGCTGAACAACAAAAAGCATACTTTAAAATGATTGGTAATACAACTCAATTAACATTTATTACTGACCCATCTTTTTCTGATGTTGATGGTCCTTGTGATGCATCTGCTCCTCGTCAAGTATGTGCTCCTAGAAACGCTCTTCCTGAAACAACTCTTTACATTCCTCTTCAATTTTGGTTTTGCACAAATCCCGGACTTGCTCTTCCTTTAATTGCTCTTCAATACCACGAAGTTAAAATTAATCTTGACATTCGTCCTATTGATGAATGTCTTTGGGCTGTTACATCTCTTGGGTGTGTTGATGATTCTGGTACTGCTTTTGCATCTGGCAAACCCGTCCCTGCTACAATTGCTTACAATCAATCCTTAGTAGCTGCTTCTTTATATGTTGATTACGTATTTCTGGATACTGATGAACGTCGTCGTATGGCACAACGTCCTCATGAATACTTAATTACTCAACTTCAATTTACTGGTGATGAATCTGTTGGTTCTTCTTCTAATAAAATTAAATTGAGCTTAAATCACCCAGTCAGCGAACTTGTATGGGTTGTTCAACCTGACCAAAATGTTGATTATTGTTCTTCCACACAATGCGATTCTCAACTTTTTAAAGTTCTTGGTGCTCAACCTTTCAATTATACTGATGCCGTTGATGCTCTTCCCAATGCTATCCATGCTTTTGGCGGACCATCTGCCATTGCTGGAGATTCCAACTCATACATTAACCAAAATGGACTATTTAATGATGCTGGAGCCGTTGATATGACTACTGGTGATGGTTTCACTGGATATTGGAACGGACCTTCCAATCCTTACAGCGAACCAAATCTTGGTCCTTCCACAGTTGAAGGAGTTACAAGCGCATTTGATAACTCTGGAGTATCTGATGCTGGAACATTTGTATTATCTGAAACATCCCTTGATATGCACTGTTGGGGACAAAATCCTGTAGTTACTGCCAAACTACAACTTAATGGACAAGATCGTTTTTCTGAACGTGAAGGTTCTTACTTTAACTATGTTCAACCTATGCAATCTCATACTAGATGTCCTGATGAAGGTATTAATGTTTATTCTTTTGCCATTCGTGCTGAAGAATACCAACCTTCTGGTTCATGCAACTTTTCCCGTATTGATAATGCCACTCTTCAACTTGTTCTTTCTAATGCCACAGTTGAAGGCACCAAAACTGCCAAAGTTCGTGTATATGCGGTAAATAGAAATATTCTAAGAATTGTATCTGGTATGGCTGGGTTAGCTTACAGTAATTAAATAACTTAAATTCTAATAAATTAATAATCTAATAAATTTAATAAAAAATAAAAAAAATGAAATATATTATGTTAATATTAAATTATTAACATAATTAAAAATATATTAAAATAAAATAAACAACCATATAAATAAGTTATGGTTATTAATAATCTATTAATATTAAATCATGAAGATGAAATTTATGTTTTATTTAAAAAATATGGTAATAGTAATGTATATAAAAAATACATATTAAAAAAATATTGGTCAATTGATTATGCGTTAGAATATGTTAAACAATCATTAATTAATGATTTTAATTTAAATCAAAATTCAATTATCCAATTTAGTGAAATATTACAAAATAATAATCAACTTAATACTGAATTCAACTCAGATATAGATAAAAAAATATATCAACGATATCATATTATAAATTATGATATTTCATTTAGTTTTAAAGTAATTGATATTAATAATTAAATTACTTTACTAATCATATAAATTACTTTACTAATCATATAAATTACTTTACTAATCATATAAATTAAATTTTACAAAAATAATCATATTTATCATAGGTTTTTATTCGAACCAGAGACATAAATTATGTCTCTGGTTCGAATAAATGTATCAATTAATTGTATTTATTGGTTTTTTTATTGAATGCTTTTATTTATTAAAAAATGTTTGAATTATCACTCAAACATAAACAAAACTGGTTTTGGTTATATGATTATAATTTAATTATAATTAATTTACATAAAATATATAATCATATTATATAAATGGATGAACCTATGTTTAAAAAATATATTAATAATATTAATAATTTATTAAACTCCAACAAATTTTGTATATCTAAGCCATCGCAACTTAAAAAAGTTTATTTAAAACTTCATCCAGATAAAACAACTAAATATAGCATTAATACTCAATATTTAGCAACTGAATTATTTAAAAAATTACAACAAAAAGAAGCTATTTATTATCAAAAAACTCCATGTAATATTGACTTCACACCACCAATATATTACTTTAACTCACCTTCACCCCCAAAAAATAAATCACCCCCAAAAAATAAATCACCCCCAAAAAATAAATCACCCCCAAAAAATAAATCACCTCCAAAAAATAAATCACCTCCAAAAGATTGCCCTCCTGGAAAAATACGTAATCCAAAAACAGGAAGATGTATTAATGATAAAACTAACAAAAATAAAACTAACAAAAATAAAACTAACAAAAATAAACCACCTCCAAAAGATTGTCCTCCTGGAAAAATACGTAATCCAAAAACAGGAAGATGTATTAATAATAAAACTAACAAAAATAAACCACCTCCAAAAGATTGTCCTCCTGGAAAAATACGTAATCCAAAAACCGGAAGATGTATTAATAATAAAAATAAACCACCTCCAAAAGATTGCCCTCCTGGAAAAATACGTAACCCAAAAACCGGAAGATGTATTAATGATAA